CGGTGCGATCTATCACTTGGTTCCCAGCATCCATCCCGGCACCGACCGCCGCATCCGCTCCGCCGTACACGGCAGCACCCCCGACAAGTGGCGCTGCAACGCCGCCCACTTGTCCAACTCGCTTGCCAATGAGATTGCGGATACTAGCGAACGGAGCATTCGGTCTCAGCTTGCCTTGCAAGTATCGACCGGACTGCGACGTGGCCATGCGTTCTCGAAGCCGAGTGGGTATCAGGCCCTTCATTCTCGGCCCGGCCCAGCTCATTGCGGGTCTCGCCATCGCACCACCCATTGCCCACCGCGTGGGGTCGATACTCTCGTCGCCCGTCGCCGCTCGCAGCCCGTGACCGAGAGCATAGCCTTCGGCGGCACCCTGGAACGGTGTGCGAAGATTCCCGTACGCTTGCGTTACCGGTCGAGCGATATGTGCTCCCCTTCGGAAGCTCGCTCGGGCCAGCGGCGTGGTCGCACCCATGCCCGCCGCGCCAACCAAGCCCGCACGGTGGGGATCAATATCGGCACCCAGCACGTTGGCCCCTCTCGCCGCGGTCTGCCCGCCGACGTATCCGGCCGCTGGTCGAGCCACTGCGGAGGTGACCGGGTTGTTCCACAACACGTTGGCGGTCTGCTTTGCTTTGCCGCCCATCGTGGCCGCACCCGGCGCCGTGCCCTTGAGGATCGAGGGGAGCTTCGTCATCGACGTGCCCTGCTGTGCCGTCTGCCGACTCAGCATGCTGGCCAACGGCTTGGCGCCTCGACTGCTCGTGGCTCCAGTCACCGCTCGACCGCCACCACCGCGGAACAAGAACTTCTGGACGCCACTTCCGATACCTCTCAACAGCCCGCCCCTCGCGAACTTGGTGAGCGGCTCCAGTTCCTCGGCCACGATCTCGTCGAACTCCGACGCTACGACGGCTGCCTTGACGATGGTCTCGTCGTCCCAGCCCTCTTGCTCGGCCCGCTTGACAAACGCCAGACAGAAACTGGACATTTTGTCGAACTCGGCGTCCGGGATGACACTAACGTTATTGCTTTCGGCCGTCTTGAGCTTATCTAAGCCCTGCGTGACATACGGAGCAACCAACGGCGCCGCACCCAGCGCAGCACCAGCTCCACCCCAGAGCCAGCGGTCGCCAGTGACCTGGTCCGGGTCGGTCTCCCGCCGGGTCTTCTTCTCCGCCAGCGTCCGGAGTAGCTCGTTGATGCCCAGACCCGCCGCGGCGCCTGCTACGGGAAGTCCGTACTTGGCTGCCGGATGCTTTACGGCTTTCTGGACCAGGCCCTTGCCGCCCTCGATCACCTTGGTGGCGAAGTCGCTGGCTCGATCTCCCAGTTCGGCCTTCTTCTTCCGGCTCAACACGTACTCGGCGTACGCCCGGTAGTCCGGATCGGCCTGGAACTCGGGATCTTCGTTGAGCGGACGGAACGGATGCACCTTGGCCTGCTTGTCGAACGGCTGCTCGCTGATCCCGTCCGGATCTCGCCGAGCCCTCAAGTTGCTAAGACGCTCCCTCCAGATATGAGCCTGGTAGGCGGCGTGCTTGTGGTCGATGCCCTTCACATCGTGCAAAGCCATCGCCAGGTCTTCTCCGCTCTCGACCAGGGCGGCGATCTTGACCATGTCCTGCCGATACTTGCCCTCGGGCAGAGTGACTGCCACTGCACGAAGCTGCGCGGCTGACTTATACCCCTTCACGGGGGGATTGTCTCTTTCGACCTGCGGAGCCATGACACCGCCGAATGCGGTCTGGCCCTTCCCGCCGCCGCTCGGCTGATGCTGAGCAATGCCCTTCCAGGCATCGGCGCCGTTGACCGACCACGGAGCGACCTTCAATCCGCTGATGTCTCCCTCACCGGCCGTGGACCTCTGCATCGCTGGGCTGGTGGACACCAGGGGCACGCCGTGGCTGCCGATAGCCGCTTCCTTGGCCTCCTTCTCGAACGTCACGGGATGTGCCGCCAGCAGTCCCAACACACCAGCAACCCAGGCCCGCTTCTCGTCATCCTTGTCCTTGGTCAGAGCCCGTGTCCCCTTGAACCCGGCGATGCCGCCGCCGGTCGCTCCGATCAGCTCACCAAGCCGAGCCGCGGTGGCCGGGTCCATGCGCAGACCCTGCGCAGCCATCCGGCCCAGGACCTTGCCCAGAGCGCTCCCGCCGTACATCCCGCCCACGGTTCCTGCGCCCACCGTCATGCCCCTGCCCGCTCCCTCGAACCTGGAGCCAGATGGAGCTGTGGCGGCTCCCAACGTGCCTCCTGCGGCTCCTCCGAGGGCCAGGGGGACGATCACTGCGGCCTTTTCTCGGCCATACGGGAGGAGGCTCATCTCGAAAGCTGGCGAATCGGTTACATCGGGTAGGGCAGGGGGTCGAGTGGCCCCGGAAAAAGCGAATTTCGAGCTTATTCGAGGCCCATCTTGCCTATCTTGACACGTTTTGGCCATTTTATCCTCCATGGCGGTCACAAACAGACCATCTTCAAGCCGCAATAGGGTCTGACGATCCCGGACAAGCCCGTGAGCGGCCTTCCGAGACCCAAACCGTCCCGGACGACCCGCGGAGCGTTTCGAGGCCCTCCCGGACTCCACAGACCCCTCGGACACCAATCCAGACCCCATTTTCAGAGGCGATTGGGGCGTAATCGGCCCCATCATGTGCTGTGGAAGCACCTGCTCGGTCACGGGTCCCTGGCCAGGAGGGTAGACCTGCATGCCCTGACTGTTGGCCGTGAACCCCGGCGTCCCTCCCTGGGCTGGCGGTGCCAACTGACTGGGGTCCATCTGGTTCGCCGCACCCGGCGCCGGGGGCGGAAGCGGGGCTGCGGGTGGAGCAGCCATCCCGGCGGCCTGCTGAGCCTGCGGCAACTCAGCCTGCACGTTCTCGGCGGTGGCTGCTCCGCCCTGTCCCGGCCCCGCAGCCTGTTGGCCATTGACGCCAGCAGCGGGTGAGCCCGCCGCCTGCCCTGTGACGGCCGCTGACCCCATCCCGGGTGTTCCGAGGGGAGAGCCCATTCCTCCTAATAGTCTCGACATGGTTTTCTACTGCTCCTGCATTTCCATTTGACTGGGATCGGCCTGCATCGGTGACATGGGCGGTCCGGCAGCGTTCATTGACGGGTCGGGAACGGGTTGCTGAGCCAGGGCTGCCGGTCCCGGCGTGGTGACCTTGCTCAGCACACTCCGCATGGGCGGCTGGGGCGCAACGGCTCCGGGCCCTGGCCCGGGCTGTGGCGGTGCCGGTGTGGGCTGTTGCCACGGAGGCGTACCCAGTCCCATCCCGGGTTCTCGATTGGGCGGGCCGGTCGGCGGTTGGTAGCCCGGCACGGCGCTCGTCTGGCCCGGGGGCTGCCCGGTGCCCGGGGGAGGCGACGGCGGAGCGGAAAACGGTACCGGCTTCGGCGGCACGGCACCCAAGACACTGCCCGGCATCGACGGCATGTTTCCCATCCTCGCCGCCATGCGGCCCAAACTCTGCCCACGCAGAGCCCGCTCGGGGGCCGGGGCTGCTCCCACGGACGGCGCTGCGGGCAGCCCCATCATCGACTTCGCACCTGAAGCGAGCCCGCCCAGTGCTCCCGCCGGTCCGGCCTCCTTTTCCTGCTCTGCCGCCTTCGTACCAGTCATCGGCGGAGCCTGGGCCATGCCCGAACCCACCGGCATCGTCACGGATGTCGTGCCAGTGCCGGAACTGAGCGCACCGGAGGGATGGCGGGTCGCTCCCAACACAGACGCCTCGCCGTAGGCCTGCTTCAGCCGCTTGTGGAATCCCTTGAACAGGCCCTTGGCGATCTTGGTGCGGTAGGCCAGGGGTTTGTCACCGTACACCTCGGTGATCGCATGCTGGAATGTGGCTCCGCCTTCGAGCTGCTCGGCCAGCTTCACCAGCCTGTTCGCCCCGGGTGACGACAGGGTCTTGTCCGACGCCCTGTAGTAGCTGGCGGGAGCACCGGCCGTCTTGTGCTTCTTCTTTGCCTTGCCCTTGGGAGCACCGCACTCGCTCGCCGCCTTTTTCTCCGCCTTCTCGGCCTTATCGGCCAAGAAACGGACGTAGCAAGCGAACTTACCCCTGGCGGCCATGGGGGACATCGTTCTGCCCCGCTGAGTCATCTGCGACTCCTGCCCCAACTCGGTTCTCCCCTGAACATTGGACAATTGTCCGGAGTTCCCGGGGAGGGCGCCCCTCGCCTTGGTGGCATTGGCCGGGTTGGCCAGTCTCTTTGCCTGCATCGAACCGAAGATGCCCAGTGCGTTCTTACGCATGGCTTCCTTCTCCTTCTTTTCTGGTAATCCCTTGTGTTTGGTCTCCGCAAACTCGGTTGCGGCAGTGGGTGAGATGCTTTTAGCGACCTCGGCCACCTCTTTCGACGGCGCCTCGATCTCGCCTTTCTGGGTCGCATGGACCATCCCCATGAACCTTTGCTGCTTCTTGGATTTAGCGGGCATGAGTACACCTCCACGTCAGTGGGGAGCGGGGGGAGCGGCAGCAGCGAGCTGCCGGGCAAGCCGGAAATGGCGAGAAAGGTTTCATCCCTGATGCTCCTGGAACTGAGATCCTTGTGGAACCCAGGTGCTCCTCAAGGCTAATATCCAGGGTGGCAGATGAAGCGGGGATGTGTCAAGAGCGACAAGGCGCAATAAATGTCGGGGCGGCGGTCAAGTCCGCCCCCGCTTGTTGGGGGCGATCTCGGCAGCGTCCATGCACGGGTACCGGCAGCTCTGGGAGGCCTTGTAGCTATCGTGGGGACAGTTCAGCACTCGGGCCTCGGCCATGTGGCCCAGGCAGACCAGCACCGGCTTCCCGGCCTCGGTGATCTCTTTGTGGTTGTGGCACCAGATCTTCAGCATGTCTTCTCCCACTCCCCTTGATGTGTCAAGGCCGCGGCGGCTTGTTGGGGTCGATCTCCCAACTAAGCACGTGAGCCCCTCCCGGCTGCTCGGCGGACATCTCGCCGTCAACGAGGTAGTCTCCGGCATCACAGATGTCCGCCAGTCCCTCCCACTCCCGGGTGGATGTGGGATCGGCGGCGAGCGGATGCAGGTCCTCAGCAAGCCCGAAATGGGTCTTCAAGGCATGCTGGAGTCCGGCACGGAACGCCTCGACAATCTGATCCGCGGTGCCAAAGGTCGGAACGGGCACGGTAAGCTCGAACGTTTCGCAAGGCTCGGGCCGCGGGTTGGGATCAGAGGGATCGGGGGGCTCGGGCAGCACTCGCACCACTTGCGGCTCCGGCCGAAGCAGCCTGCTCGCATCGTGCTTACAACTGAGAATGGTTAGACCCACAAGGGCCACAACGCGGTCCTGGGATAAGTCGGGTCGAAGCGTACCCGGGGCACTATCAGCTCCGGGGGATTGCTGCGGGGCGGCGTCCATGCCATTGGGTGTGACAGACTGGGACTCGCTCACGCAGGGACTCCTTCGGCTAATTTGACCACCACGGCGTCCTCCGCCCACTCGATCCACTCCTCCCGGGTGCAGTGGAAGCGGTTGGAGTGATACGTCGGCGGGCGTCCGACACTGTAGATGACATCGCCACCCAGGGTGTGGTCGAGGACGTGGCGCGTCTCCTGCTTGCCGGGTACGTTCCGGAGGAGTGCATCGCCACATTCGGGATGTTGTTTGGGATCTCTCATCTTCGGCCAAGTGTAGATAATGGGTCCACCGCAGTGGCGACAAGGGAACCGATCCCGCTTGCCCGCTGCGTAGCTAAGTGCGTGTTTGACCGTGAATTCCCGTCGAAGGTTCACTCCGAACTTAGCGGTCCTACGCCCCTTCCACCTGCATTGTTCACAAAAAACAGGCAAAAGGAAAGCCCTCAACACGCCTATTTTGGATATTTTTTTCGGCCGGAAGATCTGCATGAGAGGTCACCACCAAGCGGCTGACAGTGGCCGACGCCAGACATAGAACTTGTGCTCCCCGTCCACTTCGTACTCCTCGTTGGACACGCCGGGGAGTGGGTGGTTGTACGATACGACCACTCTCGGGGACTCGACCATCGCGTCCGTCAGCTCCGCTACCAGCTCGGGCAACTGGTAGATGAAGATCACATCGGCCTCGGTCAACTTGAACTTGCGAACGTCGCCCTCCACGATCCGAATGCCCTTCAATTCCAGCTTTTCGACGTTCTCTCGGGCAATTTCGGCAATACGCGGGTCGATCTCGATACCCACAGCTTTGCAACCGAACTCCTGCACGGCAGCGGTCAGGACTCGCCCGTCCCCGCAGCCCAGGTCGTACAACACCTCGCCCTTGGCCGGGGCGGCCACGCCGAGCATGGCCTCGACCACTCTCTGCGGAGTCGGATCGAACTCCGGGGACTCGACGACCGGTGCGACCCTCGACGGCTCGGCGGCCCGAGCCTCCGCGACACGAGCGTTGTATTCGACCTCCAGTCGGTTGCACATGGAACAATTGGGACTGGAACACCACCGCTGCCCGTAGACCTGACCGGCCAGCAGCACACACAGAATCGTGATAATCCTTACGACGATCATGGCTACCCTCCTTGTTAGAATTTTGCCCTCGCCAACCCTTTCAGGTCCCCAATCGCTGGGCCCGTGGTTGTGAAGATGGTTCCTTGCCGAAATGCCTCGGCCACCTTGCGAGCGTACTCTTTCTCCTCCGGGGACAGGTCCGGGGGCGGCGGACAGGTAAAATAATGATCGAACTCGGGCGTGATGATCCGGGCGTTGCACTTGTCGCAGACCCAGGTCGCTCGATACTGCTTGCCGCCCTTGGCGGGTATAGTGGTCAGCATCCGGTACTTGTCATTCGGGGCGTGCAGGGGCACGTCCTCATGCAGCTTGTAATACTCCCGTCGAACGTGCCCACCGTGGCACAAAGCGCAGTCGTAAACGTAGCTTTCGTAGCAGGACGGCAGGCCCCGCACCACAAGGCGCTCCTTCGGTGGCTCATTATCCAAATGAGCCCTGATCGGGGTTTCCAGGCCTATGGTGACCCAGACGTTGGCGTACTTGCTCTCGATAGTGTAGTGTTCGTGACACTCCCTGCACTCCACGTATCGCCACTTGTGGTTGGGGTCCTGCTCGGGGTGCTTCTCGGTGTCGATGCTTATCGAGCCGAGCAGCGTCTCGCACAGATCCATCTTCTGTTCGTCTGACCAATCAACTCCGCAGTGCGGACACGGCGGCAAGTTGCGAACGCCGTACTCGGTATCGGGGCGCTGCTTCACCATGGCAAGGAACTTCTGCTTCCCCTCCTCGCACTGCCGGGCTCGTTCTTCTCGCCTGGCTTGGTCTTCAGTCATCTGTATTCTCCGGGGATAGGAATATGTCGTCCTCGCCCTCTTCCTTGTTGGGCAGTATGATCTTCTCGAACACGTTGAGAGCATAGTGATGCACGAACTGCGCTGGCCAGTCACAACGACCGTCAACGAACCTCTTCAGGCTCTTCGGGTGCTCCGCGAAAGCCTTACTGAGCTGCGAACACAAGCTGTCTTCCTGGAGGAACTGGCACTTGCCCTTGAACTTGATGGGCACACCTTCGTTGCCCTCCGCCCAGTTGCGAAAGATGCACTCGCCGCCATGACGACAACACTCCCCGCACTTCGTGCAGGGGATACTTCTCGGAGGTATTCGACTCATAGTCCGTCACGTATCTCCGGGTTTCGGTCCGCGGGATCAACGGACTGCCGAAGCACCTTGCCCTGCTTGTCACTTACGTCCTGAGCATACTTCTCGTAGATCACGTCGATGCCCATGGTGGCAATGGTCTGCGCCGCAGATCGCATCTGGTCGAGCAGCAGCGAGGCGATGAAGCCGTCCGTCATGGCTGCCCCCGGCTGGAACTTGCACGGGATCGAGATCTGGAAAGCCTTCTCCTTGCCCCCGTCCCCGGCGTTGAAGCCCATGGTAACGGCGAGGTGAGTGAAGCTGGGAACGTGTTCCGGCGGCGTACGGCCGGACAAGCTGAGCATGTACCAGTTGGCCATGCACAGTCCCACGGCGTCGTACGGGTCGCTGAAGATCTCCTCCAACCCCTCGACATCGGTGATATGCAGCTTCAAGCCCGCAGCGGTCTCGTACTTGATCTGCCCCTCGCACCATTGGTCCTTGTGCTCGTTGCACCAGATAATGTAGTCGCGGATGCGACACTTCGCCATCTCCTCCGTGTCCAGTCCCTTGTCCTCCGCCATGAGGCGGAAGAGGTGCTTTTGGAGTGTAACGAGGCGTTGCTGGACACTGGAACCATCCGGGTCTGTTTGCGGGTCGACCGGATCTGCTTCGTCGAATGCGTTCATGGGTTCTCCGATTTGGATTTGTCTGGAGCGACCGGGTGACTGTCTATGGGTATTGCGCGGCGATGCCGGTCGGGCACTTCAACTGCTTCGCCCTGCTCAGCTTTCGCCACTTGGAAGTCGAGTTCGACCTGCTCACGGGCTTTGGCTCGTTGCCCTTCAGGAGTGACCATCACCTCGGAATGGACCTTTCGCAGGAACTCGGGGAACTTGCTGTTGTCTTTCCTGCGGGCCGAGGCAGTCGCCGAGACAATCTTCATATCGGGAGCGATCTGTCGAACCGCCACCGCGGGCACCGGCTGTCCCGGCATGACCACAACACGTGGTTCTAAGGGCAACGGCTTGCCCTCCTCGTCCTTGTACATCGCCCCGCCTCCAACCACGTGGGAGGCTGGAAGAATATCGAGCGGGATAGTGAGAGCACCGCCGTCCGGGACTGGTGAATCGCCGTTGATGGCCTGCTGCATTACGCGGTGAAGCTCCTTGCACTGCTCGGCATCCCCCGGTTGCTCCTGCCCGCCTCGACCGCCACCCCGGTCTTGCAGCTGCTGGATGTGGTGCTTCACCAGTGCGTACAACACCTCGTCGCGGCTCCGGAGTTCCGATAGCTCTTTTCGGCGAGCACAGTAATCCGCCCGTAACAGCCGCTCCGCAATGTCGCGAGCGAGATCGAACTGCTGGGAAGCGGCAGCCGAATCCCCGCCGCTGCTCCCCAAACCGTCGTCCGCATATTCGGGCCAGAACATCGCGTGCCAAAGTGCCGGGAGCAAACCTAGAATCCATTTGAAGAATCGCATCATTCACCTCCAAGATGAAACCAATAACGTTATTGGGAGATTAGAGGAACCGCCAGATCTGCCGTTCCGTGGCAAGAAGTGCAGAGCCACTGCACATCCAAGGCTGCGAGACCAATATAGCCGCGATGGTGATGCGCTTCAACCCCGCTTTTCGCGCCGCACTGCTCACAATGCGCTGGCTTCTCGACCCTCCCGGCCGCAACCGCGCGGTAAAGCCGGTTCCTAGCGTTTTTTCGCTCCTTGCGATCTGTATCGGTCAGAAGGTGTTTCTTCCCGCGGGGTAGAGGAGGTAACGTAAAAGCAAGTCGAGGTTCCCAGCCCCTTGCAAGTCTCTTGCGAACAGTCCCCGGGGCAATTGACGAAATCTCTAACCACTCGGCGACACACCTAGTAACTCCTTCGATGGTCACCAGCCGATTGCTTTCCCGGTTCCTGGCCTGCTCTTTGCGAGTAGCCCATCGGCAGTTCTGCTTTTCGTAACCTTTCTGTCCGTCGATACGATCAAGCGTATGAAAACGTGTAGGAGCCTTGCCCATGTCCGCCAGGAAATCCCTAAAATCTGAGTCCCAGCGAGCGCAAACGCCGATCCCTCGACCGCCGTACCTCGAATAAGCGTGGTTCCGTACGTTGTTGCACCGATCCCGCATGTGAGACCAGATTCGATATTCTCGGGTGCTAGATAGCCCATGTGTGGTGTACCGATCTCGCAGCGCGTCGCGATACAGGCACCCGCAGGACTTTGTTTGACCTCGAACCAGGCTGGCCCCGTAAAGTTCTTTTTTGGTCCCGCAATCACAACAACAGAACCAACGACTACACCCGCACTGCGTACCCGCGTAAGCAATAACAAGCCACCGACCAAATTTCCGGCCGGTTAAGTCTATGAAGCTGGGATGAGTTGGCTTAGAATACGTGCTCATGTCGAACCTCCTGTTCAGGTTTCGATGTGTCCGAGTCGAGGGTGGTTGCACACCCTCGACTCATCTTCTACGCTTGAGTAACTCCACTCGGCTGAACTCTCCCACTGTGTTTCTGCTGAGCCTCTACTCGCTTTACAAGCGATTCCAGGCGATCAAGTTGTACAAGCTGCTCGCGAAGCATCTCTTCGAGTTGTTTTGCCTCCTCAATCAACTCGCGGTAATCCGTCTCTGTTTCCATGATACCCACTAATCGAGAGCTGTGGAACCCTGCTGCTCTGCAAGGTTTTGCGAACCCTGCTCACCAGCAGCCACGGTCCCTTTCGGGGCTCCCGAGGGGGTCATCGGGTTCCGATCCCCGCCTTGACCCTGTCCGTAAGCCTCAGCGAGTTCGGCAACCGAGCCCGTGACGTGCATAGAGCGAGAGGGCTGCATAGAGCCCCGGGGCTGCGGGGTGGCACCGCCAATCACAAAGGCCTCCCCGGTGACCAGCTTGATCCCGTAAGCTCGATCCATCGCCTGGACCGTCGAGGGGGGATTCTTTTCCAGATAGTCGTCAACGAAGTTGCTGAAGATGCGAAGTTTGTTCATCTCGAACTCCACCTCGATCTGAAGAGGAGTCTCGTCCGGCGGACACTCGTCCCGCAACTCCTTATTCTGGGCCTCCATGGCCGTGCGGTACTTCACCTGAAAGAACGCCATCAACCCCGCGGGTGTGGGCGCTTCCGGATTCAAAAGATCGTTCGACATGTCAATTCCTCCCAATTGCGAGTTTTTGTTACTCGTCCTCGCTGCCGACAGCGGCCAACTCAACCGCGTCCTGGAAAACAGCCATCAGTGCAAACACCACCTGCATCTCCTCGGAAAGCACGGAGCCGCCATGCGCAGTCAGTTGGAAACGATTGAGCTGTAACCGCTCACCACTACAAGTGATAGTCACCAACGGGGCTCGCCAACGGTCCTCGACGTTCTGGAAGGCCGCGATGAAATTATTGCAGACGGCAAGAGGTGCGATCAACTCCCCAATTGCCGCGGTGCGCTCGTCGCGATCCACATGCACATGCTGAGCCAGCAACCCCGTATCCCAGCCCTCCACTTCGATGGTCGCGTAGGGAAACCGCCACGGGCTACGCGCAGGAGAATCGAGTGCCCGCCTCGCGTTCCGGATCTCCGCCTCGCTCAGACTGCGCAAGGCAGGGCGAACGAGCAGTCGCTCCGACTCCTGCGCGGCTCGGCGAGTAGTGACCCGGCGCCAGGTAAACCTCGCGAGCCCGCGAATGACTCGCCAGGCGCCATCAACCACTGCCACCAGGACAACCAGCACCAGGAACACCACGAGCACGTCGGATAGATAGTCCATTACGGTTCTCCGTCATCAACACCGAGAAAACCCGCCGTTCCTTGGCCCGCTAATCCTCCTGAACTGGCAAGTTTTTTGAGACGCTCGGATGGGGCAGGGAGACCGGCGAGCATGGTGTAGCATCGCAAATCGGCCTGAGATCCTTCGTACACACCCCGATGCACAACGCTGTTTTCTTGGAGTAGTCTGGTGAGCATCGTGAACCCACCATCAAAAAACTCCACTGGCACTGAGTCAAGAATTTCCGGGCTTCCAACAAAGAGACAGCCCGCTTTCTGTCCTTCTTTGAGACTGACTTGGGCCAGGACGGTAGCCGCCAACTGCTCGCGGATTGCTTCAGAAATGTCTGCTGGGCTGTCGTAAGTCCCGATAGCAGAGGCCCCGAAGACACAAATTCCTGAATCAAGGAGAGAAGCGAAGTCCGCTCGGTCGAAGGTAAGGATTTCACTTCTTGTCGCAGCAAAGCGATTAAAGAGATGGAAGAGCTTGGCAACTTGCGCGTTGGCGTAACGGTAGATTTTTCTCCAGCCTTTTTCGGCATCTGGTGCTAGCTCCCCAATCCGAAGGTTGTCGATAATCAGAAGTGGTGAGGGTCTCTTCTCAAAAACCTGCTTGAAACACGTCACCGCGTTACGGCAAGGTGTGTAGCCCTCGGCGTGATGTGGCAGCGTCACGATGGCTCCGACTCTGCCGGGGTCTTTCCCCCGCTCCGTCATGTACTTGCGAGCCACGTCGATCAGCTTGGGCGCCGCACCGCCGCCAGTACCGCCGCCAAAACCGGCACACACCAGGATGAAGTCAGGGTTCTTCCCGAAACCCCGAGTCATCAGCTCGAAGATCTCCTCCTCGCGGTCTCGAATCTGCGCGGCGCCGAGTTGGGGATCTTTGCCCGCCCCGCCGGTACGCAGATCCAGCGCCGCGATCTCCCCGGGCAACTGGTTGATCTCGTCGCCGCCATTGATAGCAGCCAATCGCCGGTAGCCGAGGCCGTAGAATGTTTCCACGATCCGGCCGCCCGCCTCACCGGCTCCAATAAAGGCCATGTTGAAGGCCGTGTCGTACTCGAAGGCGTCCTGGACATCGTAGTCCTTCATCACCGGTCCGACGGTCGGGATGTCGATGTCATCCACGGGGCTCGCCGCGGGGGCTTCCTGGGGCTTCTTCGCCACTTTCCTGATGACCTTCTTCTTGATCACTTTCTTCCGCGGGGCGTCCTCTGTCATGGGATCTCTCGTATTCGGCGTATTGTTTCGGCTCGACGACACCGCCAAGCATCTCATCAAGCTCTCGCTTCAAACCACATCGCTGATCGTTGAGGTTGTAAACGAGCCGAGCCAGCGAGCAATACCTCACGGTCTCCTCGGTAATCGTCCGCCCGACAGTGATCGGGAACACCTGCCCGTCAGCAGCCCGCAAATGGTCCTCCACCTCCCACAACTGCGTGTTGATCTCGTACAGTTGATCGGCAACGAGGGAAACACCCGGCTTGTCGAGGAGCGGGTCAGCCACCTCGTGCAGCTCCATCGACAACTCCAAAGCTGCGATCTGCTTATCACCATCGAGCTTGTCCTGCTTGACATTCAGAATAGTCAACCGGTCCAATAACTCTCCTGGACTCACCGGCATCAAAACCAATCCCTGGTTCATCTCCGCCTCTTTTCTCCATAAGACCACGGCAACTGCCGCCCGTCCTTGGGATCTGCCTTGGTTGCCCGGATAGCCTCCGCGAGGCCACCCGGCTTATTCACTTTCACCTGGCGGCTCTTCGCTGTCGTCCGACGAGCCGCTTCCTTCCCGAGTTGAACAGCATCCATCTCTGTCTCCTCTAAGTCTCTGGCTCAAATCCTTCGCGTAGTTGGCCAGGAAGCCATTGGTAAAGCGGCAGTTGCCACCATTTGACGTGTTGGCCGGGTTGCTGTTACTCACCAGCCTTTCGACCACACCGCACGGAAGATGATCCCGCATCAGCTCATATAGGAACCCGACAAGTTGGTCGTCAGAGTCCACATTACCCGAGCGAGCACGTAATCCAGGGTCCATCGCTATTCTCCTACGGACAATCCCATACTTGCTTCCAAACACGCTGAAACTTGTATCTCCGGGGCAACAATTCCCACCAGTCAGTTTGACTCAGTCTAGTGTAGATCGCCTCATCCGCCAAGATCTTATGCAACTCGTCGGCCAATAAGTGCCGGTCCACCTGGACTTCGTGCGAGCCCAGAGCAGTCTCCTGGCTACCACACGGAATCAGCATACCGTCATGTCCTTGCGTGAGCACCTCCACCTGCGGCAGGCTACTGAAGGCGATTCCAGGCCGAGACGCATACAGGCCCTCCAGCAGCGGAAGGCTTGCGTTGTCCCTGATCGACGGGTAGAAGACCCAGTCGTGCGTGGCGTAAGCCTGGGACCTCTGCACGTCCGTTGGCTTGCGGATGGTGTGAATCCTCTGCCCGTGCTTCGCCATCAGCTCCCCGTACGCCCTGTGCGCCGCCGTGGTCCATCGTTTGTCATGCCAGACAGTGAGCTGCAACCGTGGCAAAGCATCCAGGAGAGCATGCAGGGAGTGAAGCAGGAAATGGCCTATCGTCTCGGTGGTGTGCGGGTCGAGAACCACAAGCAACCGATCCCCGCCGTACCGCTGGGGACTATCGACTATCGAGCCGCCCGGGTCCCAGGGCGCTGCCACGTAGTTCGCCTCCACCTTGCCGGAAAGCACCTCCATGGCCCGTGCGTGCGGGCACACCACATAGTCGTAGAGTGGCAGGATCTCCAAGTCTTTGAGTCGAAGCCGATGCCAAAGCAACACGAGGACGTGCTTGGTGGGCTTGTCCTTCACGTCGAGCAGCTTGTTTTGCTGCACGTCGAACCAGACCACATGGGAACAATCGCGAGCCCAAAGACGAAAATCTGTGTGCTTGCTCAACACATGCGGGTCCCACCGCAAGTGAACCGGCCCTGCATGGACATTCGTAGGCAGCAAAGAAGTGCGGAGCCCGAACCGAACCGCCAGGTCCGCCAGGGTCAACGCCATGTACGTCGTCTCGCCCCAAGTGTACGGAGCGTGAATTCCTATTGTCGTTGGAGTCATCGGTGGGGCCGGTGTTTGAAATGCGGACTCTTCGTTCTGTTTCCCTCGAAAGTGGCGTAATCCGCGCCGAGCTTCCAGCACACGTAGTTGAAACTGAGCTGGTCTCTCAAACTCCCCTTCTCGATCTCAGCCCACCACGCCTCGTTAAGCGCCTCGGTGACTTCATTGTGTCTGCGAAGCACCGCCGTGGTCTCGCCTAGTCCATGGTTGTACGGGTAGCCCTCCTCGCGATAGCCATTCACCTGCTGCCGCATGACCGCCGGGTCGTCCTTCTTCAGCCGGATGCAGGCCTCCAGCTCCCGATACACACAGCCCCGCTCCAGATGCTCGAAGACGCAAATGTCGTGGTTGCACAGGAACTGATCGACGAGCTGCCACATCGGAGTCAGCGGGGTGAGGCAGCCATCGACCCATAAAGTGTACTCGGCGCCGGGGAACGTCTTGTGGGCCAAGACCTTGAGCAGTCTTGCCGTTCTCCGAGGGTTCGCTCTGGCGTTTGTTGGAATCAGCTCCCAGCCGTCCTTAAAATCGGGCGCCAAGAAATCGGGACTGCCATCTACGAAAGCGACGGAGTTCTGCTGGCCGAAACCCTCCGCGGGTTGATGGAGCCTATCCGGAAACCCACCCAGGATCGCGGTGTACGTTATCATGCCCGACTCCTAAACTGGTTTGTGGGGATCGTTGGTGCGCATCCATCCCGTGTGACAGAACTTCTGGCCCCGAGACGCCGCCCGAAAATGAAACACAAAAGACCCGGGCACGAAGCCGATCTTCCAGTGCTTGCGCTGCCACCGAACCTCCAACTCGTCCTCGTTCCCCTGCATCTTTTTGCTAGGATCGAATACGTGGTGCGGGTCGAAGGCGCCCTCGAACCAGTGAGCCAGAGTGGACATGGTGAAGAAGCCATTGATCATCATGTACCGAATCGTTTCGACCCCGTGGTTGCGCCAGAGGTAGCCAGCCACTTTGTGCAGGTACTCTCGGTCGTCGTTGACCTTATAGTTCGGGAAGTAGTTGCGAACACTCTGCCGCTGTCGATTGGTCCGGCCCGGCGCATTGGTCACAGGACCAACCAGTCGCACACCCTGATTCAGAAAATGGATAAGGGCTCTTTCCCAGCCCGGTGTGAAAAGAATATCGGCATTCCCGGCGATGGCGTACTGGGCTCCAAGCTCTCTCGCAATTGACAGCCCCGCATTCCAAGACCGCGTAAGCCCTGCGTTTTCGTGGAAGTATCGGTGGCAAATCCGCTCACGAGGTAAGGCACGATCCAATGACGGCCCCGCGTAGAAATAGTCCCAGTTCTGCTCCCGAAATTGCGGAGAGGAAGTTGCGTCATCCAGGGCAATACAGATCGGGTTCAACTCAAGAGGAGTATAGCGGAAAAAACTTTCCACGGTCTTCCGGAAATATACGTAGGCTTGCCAGACCGGGCAGACGAGAACGAGCGCATTCTTAGTGGGGACCGTGATCTCGCAAAGAGACTCATAACTACCGAACTCAAACTTAGACACGGAAACACCCTTCTCTACGGCCTCCTTGCCCTTGTTCTGCTTCAGTATGACATCCCGAGCACAGCCAGCGCACCCGATACACATTGTCGCCATCATAACCGAGATGATGATGCCCTTGTACCCCGTCGCTGCTATTGCAGTCTTCGCAACGGTCTGGTCGAACAACTTTGCCAGTCTTCATGGCGTACTGTAGCCTCCGCCGGGCTAGAAGCCTCTTCCTGCGCTCTCGCGAAGTTAGCCGGTATCGGGCCTCCCCCACCGGAATTGCCAGAATAGCCCAAGCGGCCCAGCCCGCACGCAGCCTCCCCCGCAAGGTCATGTAGCTTATCCCGACAATTTCGGCCCACTCAGCTAGCGGTCTCCTCTCGCCGTCGTATTCCAGCCATAGCGTGTTCCGACGATTCCGAATCTGCGTCCGCATGGAAGTCCACCGGCAATTCCCGGGACGGTAGCCCTCGTTATTGTCTTTGCGATCCAGAGTCGCTCGAAGAGGCGCTAGCCCTACATCGGCAAGGAAGTCGCTGAAAGCATCCCACTCCTCTGAAAACGTGATGCCTCGCCCCCCATACTCCGAATAGGAATGATGCTGGGGGTCTCGACAACGCTGCCGAGCGGACACCCAGGCTCGATACTCTTTCGGATACTGCCTCCGCAAACTATTCGGGCGTGCCGAAGCTCTGCCAGTATCCGCGGCCCGCTCTCGCTGCAAGCAGCCGCAAGACTTCGTCCTTTTGGAACGTAACAAGTAGCCTTCAACCACCTTGCGAGTCCCGCAATCACAGCGGCAAAGCCACCAGCTCTTCTCGTCTCGCATACCGCGGAAAGCTAAGACCAGCAGGCGACCGGATCTCTGGCCTTCAAGATCTATGAAATTACGAGCAGTTGGCTTAGAATAGCTTTTTGGCATTTCAATCTCCTTCTCAGATTGGATTGTCCGAGCCAGCGAAGCTATCGACTTCGCTGGCTCATTTATTGCGCCATTGCTGGTTGTTGCCCCAGAAGCAGGGATTGCCCTGCGCTCTGCGCCGATTGTCGTATTTGTTTGATTTGCGCGGTAACAAGTGCATGCAAAACCTCATTCTTCTGCTTCAAAGCGCGAAGCTCGCTGTCCTTTTGCGTTTCTGGAAGTCCAAGCAAAGACTGAGCTAGAGACTGAGCTTGAGCCAGCATGTCTTCCGGAGTCACCGGCGTATTTGGCCCCATCAACATACCAGTAACCGGGCCCGCACCGCCAGCCCCGCCCATTGCGGCAGGATCGCCGCCCGGAGGCATTCCACCCGCTCCACCCATCGCGGGATCGCCGCCCGGAGGCATACCGCCACCCATTGCTGCCTGTCCGGGAGCCATCTGGCCTCGGGCGATCTGCTCGCCGAAGGCCGATTGGGCCATCTCCTCTTGGATTCTGGCCTGAAGCTCCTGCTGGTAGCGGGCCTCCTCCCCGATCAGACGCTGCTCGTCCTTGAAGTCGATGCCCATTCCCTTGAGGCCTGTGGTCTGACTGATCGTCTGACCCATCATCAACTGGAGCGAGGCCATCATCTTGTTGAAGTCGTCCGCATGCGTCACGCGCTTCATCGTGGCCAAGATAGGCGCCAACGACAGAATCTGCCCAACTTGCGTTGCCAGCCATCGCAAGAAGCGATTGTTGTCGTAAACCAGGCTGTGATGCGTGGCCTCGAACAGCCGCAGCGAGACGGGCGCCGCCTGCAACTGCATCGTACCTCGATACAGCTCCATGGGCGTGCCAATGGCATTGAGCAACTCCTCGTTGCCCTGGTCCATCATGTCCTTCGGCACGAGCTGACTCGCCTCCCCACCCAGCGCCTGGTACTTGAGCGGGTAAGGAATGACGTTCCAGGTCGCCGGGTTGCGACGACGACGGCGAAGCATCTGCCGCACCTGGGCCGTGAAGTCCCCCATGTCGTTCATGCGGAGTGGCTCTGCGATCTCGGCGCCGCCAATGCCGCCCGCGGTGGGCCGCACATCCGGAGTAATCACCCGAAACGGGATGATGTAGTCCAGCGCAATGGCCTCGTTGTATCGTCGAAGCACCTGGACGTAGAAAACGTTGCGGAAGTTGGTCAGCGTACGGGATAGCCCCCAGCCACGGGAGCGGATACCGCCCAGGGTTGGTTCCTTCATGTGGAACAACGCATCCGGGGCGAAGCGGAAGTTCAGGTTATGCTTGATCGCCTTCAACACCTTCGTCGGGCAGCGAGCGATCTGGTACATGTCGCCGCCCCGAATGGCCTTCCGGTACTCCTCCGGGATTCGCCAGTAGTAAGTGCAGTCCCCGGAGTAGATGTCGCACTTGATCTCCATTTCGTGCGGCGACCAGATCTTGACCTTGAGCTTCTTCTCCAGATCGTCCGGTTGATCGTCGATCTGCCATGGTCCGTGGTGCTTGCAGATGGGGCAGTCGGCGACAAACTGGAAGTTGCTGCCATCCCACTCAAGATTGAAGACCGAGGACCGCTCCATCTCCTCCAACTTGAACATCGCCTTCTTGCACTTCGGGCACCGCAGGAAGCGTACGAACGGCACAACCAGGGATGCAAACGAGTTGCCGTAACAAGCCCTGTCCCTGTCCATTGCCTGCACAGCCTCCAGGCCGCCCAGCGTGTCTCGCAACACGCTTTCCCACTTCTCTTTTTCGTCCTCGCCAAGTGACTTGTCCGGGTCCGGAGCACCCAGCTCGATGTCCGTGAGGAAGTAGGAGATGATCCTCTCATGCCCCATCCGGAAAGTGCCGTGTGATTGCCAGATGAACTCGCACCACTCCAGCGCGTTGCGATTGGTGTCGGGCATACTTGCCGTTGCCATATCGAACCAAGGTGACGGGAAGAAGTCCCCCGTGCGTCCTGTGCCCATGGCGCCGTACGGCGAGAAGAAACTGCTATTGGAAACTGAGGAAGCGACCATCCGTGTTACTCGCTCTCTGTGACTGGCTGGAAAATGTTCGGGTGCGCTCGCATGATGCGAGCCATGCCGTTAGGAGAAATCTGGCTTGGAAACCTGAAGATCCCGAAGACGGTAAGTGCTCGGGAACTGATCTCCGAGCAATACCAAGCGAATGGAGCGTCGATGTCCTTGAAGAGAACAAAGCCAAGGATACCCAGTATGTCGTACGGACGCCCCGCCCGCTGCTTGCACCAAGCTCGAATCTTGGCCTCCTCCTCCGGACTAAGAGTGATCTTCCAGCGGTCCCATCGTTCGGGCTTCAGCTCGATCTTTTTGAACCTCGTGCCAGCTCGAACTCCAAAGAGACCCAAAAAGCCCCGCCGCTCCTTTACCCAGGAAGCGGAAAAACACACGTCGTCCGAAAATCGCAGCTCTGTGTGACTGTACGGCCCCCACGTGAACAACTTGATTAAGAAGCCAAGCCAGTCGCGACACTTCTTGTGACAGATGACTTCCATGTCGCCAACTCCATTAACGTTATTGGACTTCCTCTTGGAACTCGCTGGCCACTGCGTCCGCCGCGCGCTTGGTCACGTCGTCGTCAAGCTGCTCGACGGATGCCTGCTTTTCCTCGTTCTTCGGATCACTCGCGCGTTCCGGGTTTGTCCTACCAGCTTCGATGATACCTCTTTTCTCGTGCATTTGTCAGCCCCAACCTCCCCCTTCGCTAAGCTCCTCAGCCATTCCGCCGAGAGTATGCAGCTCCTGGAGAGTATCGTGTGTGGCGATTGGCGGCCCATGGTCCACTTCGACGGGAGTGGTCCAGACCGTGAAATTCAACTGATCCACGCAACCAAACCTCTGGTGGTTATTGTGGAAACACTTCACCCGTACGTCAAGCTGTCGCGACGGGATACGCACGCCAATGGTGTGAGAATCCTCAAGCGTCTCGGGCGGCACAAACTGATCGTAATCGCTACGAGTATCGAAGAACAGCGACAGGCAGCCATTGCGGAACGCCGCCCAGTGGAATCGTTTGGTGTGCAGACCACCGACTCCCAGATCGAAGATGACTTCAATTCTGGGTCGAGACGGTGGGTTGGTAAGAAAGCCTAATCCGCAGGAATGAGTGTCGGCGTACTCGACGCCCTCAGGCAGTGTCTCTTCCTGACTCTCGGCCTGCCCAGGCGCACCTTGCTTGGTCAACTCCCAGTCGCTCGGAGCGGCACCGCGACCATTTTGCAGGCTCTTCACCTGGTCCCCAAGCTCCTTGAGCGCCTCCAGCATCGCGTGCTGCACGGCGTCAACGCCCACCTGCGGAGCGGGCTCGCCCGTCGCGAGAGGAGTCGGAGGTCCCACCGCCATCGGCACGGGCACCATCGTTACCGGCGCCGGGGCTGGCGCTGGCACTTGCGTCGGCATGGGAGCGTGTTGCGCGGGCGGCGTCCAGCCGGGCGGAGCGGCGTACTGCACTGGACCCGGCACTACGGGATGCCCGGGTGGTGTCGCCACCGGCATCTGCGCTCCGGGCTGCCCGGGTGGTTGCAGAACCGGTGCCCCCGCGGGCGGGCTTGCTGCGGCGCCTTCCCAAGGAGATTGTTCAGCATGCGTGTTCACACCGGCCTCCTTCTGCTTAACGTTCGGGTTGGTAAGTGTGGCCATTCCGGCCGCGGGCATCAGGCCGCCCCCGGGCCCTATCGGATTTGACATGTTCGCATTCTCCCGCGGAATCACTCCGCCACTTGGATTGGTGTGAGGAACAACGTAACCCGGAGCCGCAGCTCCCGGCGCCATCTGCACGTAGGTACCGCCAGCGTCCGACTGTGTGGGCTGTTGCAGTGCCTCGTACATGTTCGTAACGGGAACTGCGGCCGCGCCTATCGTAGGTTGCTGCAAGGGGGCGGGGCTGATCGGCGCCGCCGCTTGCGGCTGCCCCGGCGCCAATTGTACCACGCCCGGGCCGCCTATCTGAGCCTGTGCCGCCAAGTCCCACGCCGCAATCGGGTCGCCGCCACTAAACTCGGCGGCTCGAATAAACGCCTCCTTGGATACTAACTCCAGGTCCACGGTAACGCCGCCCTCTCCTCGAACAGGGTCCGCCGGGTCAACATTTACAATCCCCGGGCGAGTATCGAAGCCTTTGGAGCCCCCGAACTGCGTGTGTCTCGGCAGCATCGTACGGCCACCCATATCGTGATAGCCCCCCGGATTAGGCGTATGGGCGATAATGCCATTGCGGTCGGGGGGCTGCGCAATCGGGGACCAGTCTCGGCGAACATCGGAACCGCTGCCACCGGCCTGAAGTGTAATCACCTGGGTCATAAGATTGTCCTTGTCGGGTCCGAAATAGCTTACACCATCTGATGGATAAGAAAAAGACCGAGTGTGGGGCGGTCTCCCGCCCCACACTCAACCTCGGTTTCTTCCACCTCACTTCCCATCTTCCGCTACTTCGCGGAGACTCGCTGGCTCTGGCGACCCTTGGGCCCGCCAGGTCGCTTGCCTCGCGATCCGCTTGTTTTCGTGGTCTGCCGTCGCTCGGCTTTCTCTGTGTAGCCCGCCAATGGCGGCGCGTACCGGATGCCGTTCGATGTGAATCCCACCCCGTAAATCTGGGCGTGATCGGTCTTGATCAAGACCGGCGCCGCGCTGCCATCCTTCTTCCGGTAAAAGTATCCGCCCTCGGCAGTCAGCAAGTTCGTGAAGTCGAGCTTGAAACCATCCGACTCCCCGAGAACGGACTCCACCAGTCTCGCATCCACGGCTACACCATCCTCGTCGAACCCTTTCTCGCCAGTCGTAATGACCTGGCTGCGAAGGTACGCCGACTCGATGGCAACAAGCCCGGATTCTGCCATACCACCAAGATCAATGTAATCCTGATAGTAATTCCGCTCCACCCAATCGCCGATCACATCCCCCTTAGTGACCTCGATCTGCTGGTCCTCCCGAAACGGTCCGTGCAGAACCGCGCACTTGGGAAGAACCAGTGTCTCGACCTGCCCGCTCTCTCGCTGGAAATCGGCCTGCTTGTACGGGCCAAAATCCGAGACACCAACAAACCGCCCATCCACAGGCGCTCGAATACCGAAGCTGCCAGACGGCTGCACCGCAGCCAAGATCTGCTTCTTCAGCTCGCCACTGGGCTCGAAACTGCCCGCCGCCCGTATCGCTTCTACCCAATCGCCATGCTCGCCGGTCTCTTCCAACGGAAACACCGCGAGCAGCTTTGGCAGCAACTTACTTGCTTGCCGCACTGGGACACCCTCACCGTCCACGATACCGAACTTGAGCTGGTTAGCCAGCCTGAACATGGGCCGGAATCGCGTGGCGGACAACACATCTGGACCGATAAGGTCCATCTTCGGGTCACACCCGTTCCTCTTCAACTCGGCGACCTGATAACGCTGCTTGCCAATCAGCCTGGCCACTTGGTCGCCCTTCCTCACCGACTTGTCGGCAACGATCTCGACCTCCGCGTCGAGATTGAACCGATAAATGATGGTCTTCCCCACGACGACGTTGAGAAACAAATCGTCGCGTACCGTGACCAGGTCTCCGCCCAGAGGCGTGCAAAGCTCGTGGGATTCCACGACCTCCTTCGCCTCTTTTCCGTCCATCGCCTGTTCGATCATGGCACCAACACTGCCGGGATCGAACCTAGCGAGAGAGAACACCTGGTGATCCTGAAGCGGCGACTTGGCAAAGTCAAACCGCAACCCAGCCGTACGAAACTGCACCTCACCCTGATAGAACTCGGCAGCGAGTTCCACCGTGTGAAACCGATAACGACGATCCCCCGACGCGCCCCTCCAGTGCTCGGAGGGTATCGGGATCATCAGCACCGCGACCACGGAATCGAGATCGCGAATCGGTTTCGAGGGCCTCAACGGGGACACCGACCTCGCGCAGGGCAGCGGCTTGAAGCCGACAGCGATCTGTGTCGGCCTCTCTCCGCCTCGCTGCATGGTCCTCGACGCCTTCCACAACACGTCATAAGACTGCTGCTCGGGCGTCAAGTTGGCCCCCTCGGGGTAGTTTTCGTTCCTAAAGATCGGCTGTTGCTTCATCCTAAACTCCTTCCAGATCAAGTCCTTGCTGTCACCCCATCCTTGAGCCTGTGGGAGCTGGCGACAAGTTGGGCTTGGTAACTTTCCCAACTCATGCGCCTCCAATAAGGTCTGCGGCCCGGCTTCCGTAGCTTGACCAGCAAACCTCCATTCGGGTGTCGTTTCCGCTGCAACACGGCGGCACCCCGGATTTCCATCTTGGGCATAGCGTTATGTCTTCATGGCTTAGTCTCCTTGTGAATAAGTAACTGACAGTTCCTTCGGTGCGCGTCCGCCACGGCGCATACCGATACCCTGTTCCCCAGTGAAGAGCTAGGGATCTCCCATGTATTTATGACGCAGCATGCGCCAAGATTTAAGGGAAGTTACGGGGCTCCGCGGTGCCAGGTTCCAGGGCATCCCCATTTGGTTCCTCCGGATCTGGGTCCGGCTCCGCGTCCGCCTCCTCATAAAGAGTGACCTCCTCCTCGGCCACGTCGCCCTGGTAAGGCCGAGCCCCGGTTGGCCGATCTTCAACGTCCAATTCGGCCTCGCCAAAATGCCCATCCTCGACTCGCACCACTCCCGGCTGGCAGTCAAACAGTGGATGCAGCTCCCCAGCCGGATGCCGCAAGTAGTACAGCGGCGAGTCCCCCTGCGCTCGATTGAGATGACACTGCATGCCGAAAAAAGGAAAGATAGCATAGGACTCCAGCGACTCGATGCCGCGGATCGCTTCGAGCATCTCCTGGAACGAATCGAAATGGAGACACTCAGGCTCAGCCTCATCCGGGATCAGCACCAGGTGCCACTGCGGAATCTCAATCTGCTTTTGGCGCGCCGTAGACAGCAGAACTGCCCGAGCCCTCGGGCCGAGCAGGTCCAGCCACTGGTCCCACTGCTTCATCTGGTTGTCGGCATTCATCCTCTATCCCTTCCACTGATGCTAGGTACAGCACTGTGACGCTGGTGACGATAAATCTCGTCTCATCGTCTACGTTGTACATGGACACACTGGGGCAGGAGACCTGTACGATCTCCGCATGCGTGCTTTCCAACCACTCGTTGATGATTTCGTGGACCGAGTTCTCGTCCGTGCTCTTCGACCACACCAACGGCCCTTCCCCCCGCCTGCTCGGCTTGCCGTAATAGTGCTCGAAGGCCGTGAACGTCGCCACGCGGGTCTGTCTTGGAAAGATTTTGGACATTAGTCGTTCTCCAGTTTTTCTCGTGCTTCGCGAACTCTCCGCTCCACGTCTTCCGCCGTCTCCCTTTCAACCGCCTCGAAAGGCTTCTCCTTGCCCAACAACAGCGCCTTGGCCAGTGCCTGCGTGTTCTCGAACGGCTCCGCAGACCGCACTGCGGGCAGATCGAGCAAAGGGTGCTCTCCCTCTTCCATGTAATAGCACCGCTCGGACCCGTCGATGCAAAACACGGTCACGTCGATACACGGTATGTTTTGCGGCAGAACCACGGCCCGCTCGAAGAAGATCGGATCGGCAATCCGTATCTGCTTCTCCCCCAACCGGAAGATCCTATTCCGCGGCCGATCAGCAAAAGTGAGCGACTGCATCCAAGACAAGTAGTGCTTGAAGTGCTCTCGCTCCATAGCGAACAACAAGTAGTTCCAGTCCTTGATCGGTCCAAGATCAAGCCCCTTGAAAATGGGCCTATTCAACCGTACGGAAAGCGGCAGTACCTCCTTATTGTACTCCTGAAGAAAAACCGTGAACGGATCGCAGCCCTCTAGCGGTACAGCAACATGCAGCAGTGCTGGCGTGTAGAAAGCGTACTCGTCTGCCAGGTCCTTCAACACCGTCGCTTCGCTGAGTCGAAGCTGATGCCTACACACCGTCTCCTTCCCGAACTTGTGGGAGCTTTCCGTCCATCCGACCTTCCAGGGCTTTGTAGGCATCGTCCTTGACCAGTAAAAAAGCGGGCCGCCACAATGGTGACGGGCCCTTGGTGTTACTCCTCTCCTCGGCGAGTTCGAGGCACAAGCCGTTTCCCCGGACTTTCCGGAGCTGCGGATTCCTCGGTGACCTCGACCTCCTCCTCGTCGTACTCGTACTCGCCGTCGCCCTCCTCACCCTCGGCGACTTCGACCTCCTCCTCGACCTCCTCGTACTCTTCGTCCTCTTCAAGCTCGTCGCCCTCCTCGTCCTCGGCGACTTCGACTTCCTCCTCGACCTCCTCGTACTCATCCTCCTCCTCGGCGGATACCCCGGGCTCGGACTCGGGACCGGGCTCGGACTCCGCGGCTTCAACCGGCTGTTGGAGGTGATCCTCGATCACGCTGACAAGCAAATTGGTCGTGGCCGAATCGAACGGGTACAATCCGAACCGAATCGACAACTCGGCGGCGATCCTCGCGTCCTCCACCGGACCAACATGCGTCTCGTAATCCGGGGCACAGCTCACCGCGGCGAACTTGCACACGGCGGAAAGGGAAAAGACTTTTCGCCTCTCCGCCTCCACGAGCATCTCGTAAGGCGAGAAGCACTCCTCGTTCATGTACCAGAACCCCGTAGGCACATTGACTCCGCCCAGCATCGCCTCGATCCCAACAATCCGCACAAACGGCTTGGTATCGAACCCGTAGAACGCGCAGGGCCGCATGTCCGTGTCCCGAGGATAATCCGGGAACTGGAAGCCCTGCTGACTCAACCACCGCATGAACAGCGCAGAACGGTTCTTGTTGGACGGAAGACCCCGCGTGTCCAACAGCGGCTGACCCGCTCCTCGCGATACGTTCACCGCCACAACGTCCTGGATGGACCCAGTGAGTTTGCCGAACAGGCCCGCTCGCTCAACCTTTGCCTTTATGTCTGGCAGCTTTTCTCTTCGCCACTTTTCGGCCGCGTCCGCCCCGTAATTTTGCGGGGGTTGCGGGTCTCCCAGGACCTGCCACAGGCCTGGCCGGTTTCTCACCGTGTACCCGATCACTATCATCTCCGGAATCTGCGTTATCACGTTTCCTCCAGTCGTCAATAAGTTTCTTGCTCACCGCGGACTCCAAAACCTCGCAGGTCCTGTCGTCGCCATGTTGCTGAGCAAACAGTACGTATGTCTCCTCATCGCTAGTATTCCCCGCCACATCAAGCTGCACCAGATTGGAATACACTTCCAGATTCGACCAGGTGCCGTCCAGCGAAGGATGCACCAGCTCGGAGGCTTTCTTGTCTTTCTCTCGCTCCAGCGGGACGGCGGCCACCACAGCACATCCCGTCTCTTCGGCCCAGCGGGTCAGTGCTCGTAGCCCCTGCCCGGCACGCTGCTGGGGAGGTAGCCGATCCGAACCGCCCACAAACAACGGCAGATCCTCGATAATCAGGAGGTCCACTCGGCGCTTGCGGAGCAACCGCAGCCAAGGCGTCAGTTCTCGCTTGAGACGACTCCCACTGGCACCACAGTTGGCCCAGCGATTGGCTCCCACCTCGAAGTATTGCTTCTCGTCGCCCTTCTTGTGCAGCACGTTGTGCTCTTTCAGCCGTGTGGTCAGTCTCAACACGTTGGGACGAAAACCGCCTGAGCTGCTCGTGAGGCACCTCGTCTGAATGTGGTTCAGACACACGTCGATCACGCCCGGATCTCCCACTAACGTTAGTGGACGCTCCCGGGACATCATGGCCTCTCCCGCGTCTTCCTTGGGCCACAAAGGCGCCGCGGGGTAACCGATGGGCACATCCTGCTGTCGTCTGGATGTATCCTCGGCCTTGTCGGCCTGGACCACCGCGGACTGTTCCCGCTCACCCTCGGCCTGGAACTCCGCCATCAGAAACGGGAGCACCAGGTCCTTCAGCTTGCTGAGCACCTGCTGTCGGGTCACCTCCTCGGTGCCTACGTGGCCGTGCATCGACTGGACAAGCCAGCCCTCCACGTCCGTGCTAACCCCCAACTCCTGGCATCGACGACTCAATGCCGTGCGAGCGACCTGGTACGCCTGAAGCGAGCCCAAGATAACCCCGGAAACGTTGTTGAGGAAACGATCCCCGCCCTTCTCCCCGGAGATGAGCTTGGTCGTCTCGTCGGCGATCTTCTGAACCGCCTCCTTGTCCATCTCCCGATAATACTCAAGGGGAGGGAGCTGCCGCTGAGTGTCTTTGAAATCGGGCATTCTACTTTCCGCGTGTTAGAGCCAATTTAATCCGACGCCGACTTCGCTTGACGTACGCAGCGCTGATGTCGTAACCGATATAGCTGCGACGATTCGTAACTGCCGCCACGCCTGTCGTCCCCGTCCCGCTGAATGGGTCCAAGACCACGTCGCCGGGTTTGCTGCACGACAACACGATTCGGTCCAGGATCTCCACTGGCATCTGCGGGATAGCCTTCGACTCCTGATACGTCCCGCGTTCTTCTCGTTCGCCGAATGTACCACAAACCCGAGATGCGAGCCAGGTGTCAAAGTTCTTCTCGCTATCCATTGCGAAACACTCCTTCAGCCTGTCCGGGTGCAGCACCCAGGTGTTGTCCGGCATCTTCCCCTTGGCGTTCGCGCGCTTGTCTCCGTACTTGAGCTGCCTGGCCGAGGGGACGCGCACCTTCTTGTCGTCGTGATTGAAGGTGAACTTGCTCTTCGTCTTCGTGAAGTAGAACAAGTGCGTGTGCGACCGAGAGAAGTTCTTTTGGCAAGCCACACCGAAAGTGTAGTACCAAATCACCCACGACCGTCTGTTGAACGGCTTGCGACCACCCACCTGCGTCGTCGCCATCACGGACATTTCCGCAGCGTACTCATCACCGATAGCCAGCCAGAAGGTGCCATGTGGCTTGAGCACGCGGTGAACCTCGTTCATCCATTCGGCACACCAGTACAAGTACGACTCCCCATCTCGCTTGTCGTCGTACTTGTCGTACTCGTACCCGATATTGAACGGCGGATCGGCAAAGACCAAATCAACCGACTTGTCCGGCATTGCCCGCATCAGCTTCAGACAGTCACCCGTCTGGACTTCCCACGTCAGCTTCTTTTTCGACATTCGCAATCTCCCTTTCTTTGTACCACCGGCGGGCACCACGGCAGCTTTGCACGCACATGTAAGCATTGAGCGGAAGCAGTCCCCACTCCTTCATGCCAACAATGAGAATGAACCACAGCACCTGGTTGAGCGAGGCGATCAGCCAACCCAGCCAGCTCTTGCGGATTGTCAACTCCACGCTGATGATCGTCAGGATAGATATGACCCAGGCCATCAAGTGCCCTCTGCAATCTGTTGAAACGTCTTCGACCCGAGCCAGTCTGCTTCTCCGGCGACAGCCAGGCACTTCGCGTCGTACAGGCGGCCAAGCAACTCGTAATACTTCGGGTCGCAAGGTATCACACCGATCATCTCGCCCGCCCGGAACAACTTGAGACCTTCGACCATGTCGGCAATCTCGGTCGGGTACTGAAGCGCGGGCACACGAGCATGCCCGTGGCCCCGCTGTACAGAAGCCCCCTTATCGGAGCCCAAATGTGCCTGGCGCACAAGCCACACCTCGTCGCACGCGCCATCCCTGCATCGCGGATTGAACTGCCACAGCGCGAATGTAGCTGCGTATCGCAAAGGGAGATCTTCATCCAAGGTATGGTATTGCTCGTCCCTGGCCAGCACCACGACGCAACCCATGCCCATGTCCGTCGCAACGGCATGCACGCTCATGGGGTCAATATCCCCCGTGTCCGCCAAGTAGTCCGCGAGCTTACGGCCACTATCGCCACCGCCAGTACCCGACACCACTTTCAGTAACAGCACGTCGTCGGGATCAATCACCGACACAACCGCTTGCGTCCCCATCTTTTCTCCTTTCCCTGTGTCTTCGTTGCTCTCTTTCCTGAGCAATATCGTGTATTGACTTGTTCGCAGCCTCGTCCTGCAACCGTTGTACGGAGGAGAGACTCGGCCGACCCTCCGGAACAAATCCCACAAGCAACTGGCTTCGAGAAGGCTGCTGCAACTCCCTTATCGCTCGTTGCTCTAGTTGCGAGATCCTCGTAGGCTCCACCCCGAATTTCTTTCCAACTTCCCTCTGCGTGTGTTCGCGAGTGTACGGCGCCAAGCCGTACCGCATACAAAGAATATGCTGCGACCGGACTGGCAACTCGCTAAGCACAACCAACATGCGCTCGCGAAGCTCTCCCACCATCGCCCCCCTCGCCGGATCGGGAGCCTCCAGTCTCTCCTGCGCCCTTCGCGCCAGCTCTAACAAAGCCTCGGGAGCCAGCTCTACCTCGCGAACAAGCTCCGGTCCTTCTCGCAGCGCCGGTATTGCCTCTCGCAGAGCTGGCGGGAAAATCTCCCCCGCGGGCACCCCACTCAGCAACACTAGATTCTGCTCGATCTCCTCGGTGTATGCGCCCTTGTACTGCCCCGCAGTAGGCGCGGCGCGCAAAGCGGCCCAATTACACAAAGTCTGATACGGAGCCCCGATAAGCTCGGCAACTCGTTTCAGCGTCCCGTACTTTTCCCTTAGCTCCCGAAGCACTCCGTGTTTCAAGCGCATCTCCGCTACTATCTTCACGAATCTTCCTCCCTAGCAATTCTGCCATCCTCGTAAACACGATACCGTCCTCGCAGACTGTCGAGAGTTCTCCCACACCACTCGCAACAGCCCTCACCCCAGCCGTCAAGCCACCGGTGCCTACTGCCTACTCGCAACCCTGTCCGCGGATTCACACCCCCACAGGGCATCATCAGTACGCGGATCTCGTATTTCCTGGGCATCGCCGGTCTCCAATCACCTGAGAGCCGCTTGTAGCTTCTCTCGCCGCTCCTGCACGGGCGGCGGCACGTTCCCCCGATCCCGCAGCCACTGCCACACCTGCACGTAGCGATCCCCGGACTCGAACGCCATCATGCAGGCTCCCAGGATCTGCCTGGACCTTCTGTCCCCCTCCACCTTGGTCTGATGCACGTCGAAATGCGAACACCCCGCCGGGGCATGCGCCCAGATCTTGCACCGCCCGCCGTCGTCCAGAAACACACAACCACTCTCCGTCAACATTGGAGTGATTGTGGGAATCCGCATCATCTTCCCCTGCCGCATCACCAACGCCCCGTCCGACGCCTGGAAGTGACCCACGATAAAGTCAAGTATGGCATCCGTTCGGTGGAGCTGCCAAGCAGCCCACTTGTGCGTGTCCTCCGCAGTCAGCGCCTGTTTCTCTTCCTCCACGACGATCTTATCTAAGTCCTCCGGCAAAAGCATGCCGGGCATAAATCGGCAGCAGGCTTTACAACCATCGCACGCACACGCGGTCCGAGGAAACCTCTCTCGGAAATTAGTTATGATCCGTGTCAATCGTACCTCCTCTCGATCTTCAAAAACCAACCCACGGGAACAGCGACATCGACCGCGTGCCCTCGGCTCTTGGGGTGATACCACGAGACCCGACTGATCGTCCCCGAATCACCCACAGGCCTTATCGACGGCCGTTTTATGCTCTTCGCCACCCAGCTCTGCTCCTCTTCGCCTTTCTCGTTAAACAAAACAATGGACCACACTGTCTTGTCCGCGATCTCTATCTCTCGCTCGCGTTGCCGATACGAGTCATCACCAGCAAACCATAGCAGGCCGCAGGCCACGATAATCCCCCCAACGATCACCACCGCGCATCCACAGCTTTTCGCGCGCTCCTCGCAGCGCTCCCGCTCCGCCTCGCTCAACTCCCGACGGGGCTTGATTGACTTGACCAGCTTCTCGCGCTTCTTCTGCTTCTTCTGCTTCTGCTTCTTCCGTTCCTCTCGCCTCTCATTGGCGTTTATATCGCAATCGCGAGAAGGATAAACACTACGATCCATTCTTTTTCGATCCCCTCTTTTTCTTCTTTCGATTCTTGCCTGCGTACCCAAACTGTCTCCGCAGCGCTTGTGTTAGCGGCTGCCCCTCCGCCAGCTTCTTAGTCAGAGCCTTGCGATCCGGCTTGAGCATGATCGCCTGGATCAGCCGCGGTTGATCAACGTGGTAACAGCTCACGGCTAGAGCCTGCCAGGCGTGCGACTTGATGCCATAAAGCGGCCCTGGCGGCACCTCCCACTTGTCGCCCTCGCACTCCCCGCAAAGCAGCCGAGTGAAGATCTGCCCCTTCTTCTTACACTTGGCACAGCCTTTCTTGCAGTGCGGACAATCCACCCAGCCTCTCCCGTGCCAGCCCTTGCCACCGCAGGTCTTGCAGCGAATGCCGCCAACCGCGTGTCGCTCGCCACCGAAACGATCCTTGAGCGCCTGCGTGACGTTTTTGTCCTTCGCCCTGGCGTCGTTTGTCAGGTGGAACTTCACGTCGTCGCGATGGATGTAGCTCCACCGACTCACCGCCCACACCTGAAGAAATCGCCCGATCATAATGCACGTCTCGAACAACTCGGACGAAGCAAGCTGCCCCGTGGGCTTCGGGGTCTCTATCGAAAGCAAGCCTCGCTTCTTCCTGGGGATACTTCTGAGCATCTCCCGGATCTGAAAGTTAGCGGTAACACCGGACTCCAGAATGTCCAATCCACCCGGCAAGTCCGGTGCTACACGGTAAGACACCCACCCGGTTTTCTCGTTACCCGGGTCCATTGCCAGTTGGATCGAGCCTCCCATTCCTGTACTCCTCTATGAGCAAATGACACACGTACGAATCAGCCTTCGCCCCGTGCAGGGCATTCAGATCAACCCCGAACCTCTTGTCGAGCTGATACCGCTCCACGCACTTCTTGATGTTCCAGAAGATACCCGCACGGCGACCCCGAGACGTTCGCACGAAGAAGTCGTACATCGACTCCCCGCTCGTGGGCACGGCGCAGCGGTGTGGTTCGAGCTTGCGAGCACACTCCAGAGCCTTCTCCATGGCTCCGGTATCGAACACCTCGTCGCCCCGCCAGATCCAGTGCTCGCCCAGGTACTCCCAGAAGCAAGACCGGGCCATCTCACAATCGAAGAACGCCGCGTTGTGTCCGGCAAACCCCGCACCGGCCTTGCGGTTCGACGTGAACAACTGGTGGATGAACTGAAGCACGCGCACAGGATCTTTGCCCTCCTTGGCAAGGCGCTGCGTCGAGTAGTGATATGGATCGCCTCTAGCAGCGTACGCCTTCCTGATTTTCCCCAGCCTCGACGCCAACCAGCCTGGCTCCATCAGCTCCTCCCGGCTCTCCCAGTCCAGAAGAAAGCTCTTACGGGTCACCATCTTCCTGTCTCGCACCAGCGTGTAGCCGAAGTCGATAGGAAGATCGTAGTCCCGCTTGAGCCCGGTTGTCTCGAAGTCGAAAGTCAGGTAGTCATCGGGGATCTGGTTTCCAAACCACCGGCGAAGCTGCTGCGTCCAATAGCTCATCAGATTCTCTCCTACACAGGGCGTCTCACTGCTTTCGCTCGTAAGAACATCCTGTGAAACCACTTGGAGATGCGGCATAGCTTGCGCTTCCATCTAGGCATTGAGACGTAGGCCTCGAACTGCCTGGCCGCCTGGTTCAGGTCGTCCATGACCGGCAATCTACGCTCGTCGTTGGCCGGGAGTGCGTCCCGAATACCCTGGAAGAACGTGCCGGTAAGCAGGGCGCCTGCATAGAACAGGTAGGCAATCTGAGCCTCGGGTTTCACCTTCTCCCAGCCGCTCTCGTCAAGGCACTGCTGCATATTCCAGTCCAGTTCCCTGTGGCAGAAATTGATGAAGCGGCAATACGCTCCGGCCGCTTCACCTAAGTCGTCGAGCGTTACACCGCGCTCCTTGAGGATCTTGTGCAGGCCCTCCATAGGCGCGTCTTCGAGTCTATCTGCCACTGTGGCCAGCAAGCTGGGCCACAGGTAGGCGATGTCTCGGGAAGGTGCATAGCGCACCTCACCCACTACTAGCTGAAGTGTCATCGGTCTCCTCCATTTTAATCAGCTTCTTAATCAGGGCTAACCCTTCGTCGCCCCACTGCCTGTGCGCGGCGGCGTGGCCGCTCTCGCTCTCCCGAGGTTTCAGCACCTCGTGATCGAACTTGACCAGGTCAAACCCGGTAAGGTTGTCGAAGTAAGGCTTCAGCTTGCAGCCAAAGATCCTCTCAAACTCCCGAGCGTGCCTTCGGTACAGATCCAAGTTGTCGGCAATGAAGTCCGTCAAGTCGCCAACTCCAAATTCGTAGGTGATGGTCCCGGCTCGTCGCCCAGGTCTTGCATGAGTTTGCTCTGAAGCACGAGCTTTGTCCAGCCCTCCATCGCGACATGGCCCTCGCCATCATTCCGCTTCGCCGCGTGGAGCCAGGTCCGCAGTGGCGCAAAGTGCAACTGCGAGATCTCCTCATTGTTCGGGTAAGCCGCGCCGAACTGAAGATTCGCAAGCATGAACACTCCGAGATGCACCTGACCCACCGCGTCGGTGCCATCGTAGAGCAGCCCCTGCACCGCCGCGTCGTAGCGACAGTCGATCTTCACCTCCTCGGACAACTCCCGCTGCCATGCTCGTGAGAACACGTTCATCGCGGACTCGTCCTCACTCTCGCGATCCCCCGTGTTGATGTGCCCACCAACACCGCAGGCCCACTTGCCATGCAAGCGAGACTCGCCACCATCCTTGGTCCGTTGGTACATTCCAAGCAGCACGCCCATCGCCGTTCGGCAAGCCATCGCCACGTACGGGATAATCTGCTTGTACGCTGGGTTGGTCTCACACTCGCCGCGCGGGAGCCACACCACACGATTAGCCGAAAGCAGACTAACCAGATACTTGGACCACTCCGGTTGGAAACCCTGAAAGGCTCCAACCTCCTCGAAGTCCTCCGTCCGGATACACATAACTCGTTCGTCGTATTTCGACATAGTTACTCCATACCAAAAAGCCATTCGATTAACATCCAGCCCAGGGCCGCCCCTGTGCCAAGCACAAAACCGGTACCAAGTGCGATCAACACAATGACCACACCGACGCGGACGACATCCCGGCCACTTCCAGACAAACCATCTTCGCCCGCCTCGAAAGAACCACCAGTATCCATGGGCTCCCAGAATCGTCGATCAAACATAATCACGGAACCACTCCCATCTTCTGCTCGGGTACGTGCAGCCGCCGAAGCTGTAACACGTTCTTCCTCGCCCACAACCGAATCTGTCTAAGCGACCGGTCAAGCGAACCGTCCTCACGATTACCCCGCCAAAACGCCTCTGAAAGCTCTTCCGGCATAACCGTGAGCAACTCCCACAGTCTCGCCGGAATCTCGGTGGGTGCCTGCTCAAATTTGGGCACCGTGAGAGGCAGATCGTCATTGCCCAACGAACCCGACAATCCGATACGTACCGAACCGTCCTCCCCGGGAAGCCGAAACTTCACCTCCCCCATCATAAACTGCCCGCACTGATTCATACGAACGTGACGCAACAGGCACCGCAACTCACGTGGCTGCGGCTCCACCCCCAAATCCCAGCCTCGCTGAAACACCAACAGGAATGATCCCGTGGCGTGCTGCCCACTCGACGTGGTCCAGCTCCTGTTACTCAATACGAACATTCGCCCTCCTAATCGGGTTCGTCACCTTGATTTCCGAAATGCCGTCCTCCATCGAACCGATAGTCTGTCTCCTTGCGACCCTTGCTACTATTGCAACCACGACAAAGCGGCTGCACGTTGCTCTTGTCATTCGGACCTGCGGGAACTGGTACGACGTGATCAATAGTGATGCCCTCGCCAACACCGCAACAAAGACAATCACGGCCATATCTCTGCAACACCTCCTCCCAGTCGCTATCGGTCAGCCGCCCTGCGACCGCGAAGCGGAGTCTGCGAGCCCTATTCCACGAACGATTCCGCACGGGGTTCGCTTTTTTATATGCTCGCGTATACGCTCGCTGGGCCTCTCTGTTCTCCGCGTGATGTTTATCCTGAAGCTGCTGGTATTTTTCCGGGTTCCTTGCCCGCCACTCTCGCTGATACTGCGAGAGCTTCTCGCGGTTTTTCTTCTTGTACGCCCTTACCAAGTGTTTTCGACACTCGGGACAATACGAGTGCAGTCCATCCTTGTTCGTGCTGCTCGCGGCATAAACCGAGATGGGCCACCAACCATTCCGAGCCTGGCAAGCCTTCGCGACTCGTCTAGCGCACCGTCGCTGCCCGGGTCTCGTTTTCGAGTATCGTCGTAGCACCATTATTGATACCTCCACCGACGATCTTACCAACAAAAAGAGCATCCTACAAGCCCGAGATCTACGCTCTCCTCGGTCTCTTCCGCCTCGTCTTCGGCGCAGGTAACGCTTTCACAACTCTCTTAGCCGCCGCCTGAAATAGCTTGGCGGCAACTTCCGGGTGCAACAGGCTATCCAATTGCTCCCGAAACGCGGAGATCCCTTGGATCAGCGACTCAAGCGCTACCCGGTTCTCGTGCGTGTCCGGGAGCAACACCTTGTTGCAGTAGCCACTGTAAGACGTTCCTTCGACTTCCTCCTCGGGCCAGCCCTTTTGGACTCGGTACTGGCGATGACCCTGCCGTAACGACCGAGAGACCTTTCGCCCCTGCCTGGTTGTGCCCAGCTCCCACTCCGAGATCTCAATCTCGATCTCCAGCTTCCCATTCAGCCCGTCGTCGTCATCATGCTTCGTCTGGTCCTTGGCGGGCTCCCGCAACCCCCAGTCCTTCCACATCGCGGTCTTGAGCGGATGATCCCTGCCCTCGATCTCGATGAACAGGTGCGGCTTCCACTCGACCTCGAACGGCATCTCGATAGCCTCGAAGACTTTCTCTCGCAGCGACTCGATGTCGGTGTCCGACTCGTTGATCGCGTACTCCGGCATGACCACCTGGAAGTACGTCAACTTCGTGTCGCCCTTCACGTACTTGCCTCTCGCCGCGTCGTAGCGGCCTCCGCGCTCCTTCACCACTCGCACCGGGATCTTCACCTCGTCGCCAAGTGGCGACCGCCAGAGCCACTCGTCGAACTTCTTGCCCGGCAGTAGCTGGGCACTCCCCTTGTCCTCGCGAGTGTAGCGACTTGTCCGCCTGCGGCCCTTACTGCGCTCCGCCTCTTCGAGCTGCCGGTTCTGCTCGTCTATATCAACCAGCGGAGTCGCCTCGACCCTCTTCTTTCGCTTCTTTTTACTCATCCTGCTGCCTCAAACTTTCTCGATGGCAGGTAAGGCACAACTCCTGCTGGGAGTCGGCCGGATCGAACCAGGTGACCTTGTCGCAGGCGTGGCAGTGCCGCTGCTCGTACGTTTCGTCATGTGTTGCTGCTTCACACTCGTCCTGGCCAACAGCGCAGAAGTGGCACTTGACCTCCTCGCGGTCATAGTCCCTCGGGCAACGAAAGTCCTCCCGTCGTCGGTGCCGCAACATCTGTCGATTCCACTCGTACAGACTCGCCGGTTTGATACGGTCGTTTTCCTGCCAGATCTTCTCGAAGTCCGGGGAGGCCCCAGACAGCTCCAAGGTAATCCGAATCGAAAAACGCAGATTCACAAACTGACGCATGTCCTCGAACGGGTAGAGGCCCCGCGGGGAACTGAAACCAAACATGCCCTTGAGCATCTGGCAATAACCGAGCGTCCAGAACTTCCTAAGGAGCATGGAAGCCGGGGTCCCCGCCAGTACGCGCAGCTCGAAGTCGCCACCGAAGCGCCATCTTGATGAGTAGCCGTAATGCACGGCCAGCACCTGCACAGGAACAACCTCATCCACCTCCTGACGGCACCAGGGTACCGCTGGATGGCGCAGAAACAGCCGCTCCAGATTCCCAACCAGCCGCCACACGCTGCTTTCCAGCAGGTCCTCTGTCAGCCTCACTCCCGCCAGAGACATCAGCGACTCGAACACCGTGCCCCACGGCGTCTTCTTGGGGAGTTGCCGGTGAATCGCGGTCGTGAGGCTGTCCAGTGCGCCACCCTTAATCTCTTGGTCCAGGAAGCACTCCACCTCCGGGTCCGATAGGATCTGGCCCTTCAGGTGGAGGATCTTCCCTATTGGGTACGTCCTCGCTCTCATGCAACAAATCCTGATTCAACTCGTCCAACGTCGTCAGCTCGAAATACGAGTCTTCGGCCCACACCAACACCTCCCCAGCCCCGTTGACCAGGTAGTGAATCACATCATCCGGCTCTTGATGCGTGTCCAGCACGCTCCAGCCCGCCCAGTCAATCACCAGGCCGGTGTCCTCCATCCTGCGGACAACGTCATCCAGGGCCGACAGTGGCCCGCCCAGATTCGCATACCGAGCAATCGCCGTCACCACGGCCCGCAACCGCTCCCGCTGGCCGGAATTGATGCTGGTGTCTTGCAGCCATCTCCGCAAGCAGAAACTATGCTCCTCCCGCGGAACGCCGTCCTGCACGAACTCCAGCCACAACGAGATCGAATCGTCCATGGACGCCTCGAACTCCTTGACCCTCCATCCGTCCCGAGGATTAGTGTCCTCGGGATTCGCAATAACGTTATTGGACTCGCTCATTGTGGCACCGCGGGGAGCTGCGAGGAACCAACCGCCGTTGGAGGCGCAGTCGGAGGTGCGGGCGGCTGCGCGGGAGGTGCTGGTGGCTGCTCGGCAACCGCCCGCATGTTCTCGCTCAACCGCGTAGCCAGGTCGAGCAGCCGATCCGGACTGCGGAGCATGACCTTCGCCGCCTCTTGCAGGAGATGCTCAGGATCGAGACTCGCGGCACCTTGCATCGCGAAGAACATGAGCTTCATCCACAGCCGCTGCCACTCCTTCACCAGATAGTTGTTCCAAGGTGTGAGCATCTCCCGCAGCTTCTGCACTCGCTGCTCTTCCGGGATGCCTGTCGGGATCACGGCGTTCAGATCAATCTCGCAGATCTCCGGGTCCCCTTCGTCGTTATGCACCCCAGTGGGGAAGCTCACGACAGGTGGCTGCCGCTTGCCTGTCACGGATTCCTGGATACCACGATAGGCCGAATTGATGATCTCCCAACGATTCACGGTGTCCACAAACCCGCGAATCACCTGGTCCATGGCCAGCCCGGTGTCGTGCTGCTGCTCCGTATGCGGCGGCACGGACTCGGGATTCGCGGGCGTCTGATATGCCTCCTGCGGAGTTATCGTGGGTCTGCTCGGATCGGGTTGCGGCGCCAAGGGCTGCGCGAAAGCCTGCTCGGCGGCCTGTGTGGGACTCATCGCTACCACGGGTTGCGCGGGAATCCCCTCGTGATGCGGATGCACCGGCTGTGGCGGCGCGGTTGGTGGCGCTGTAGCGCTATTCTGGATAAGACCAGCACTGCTCATCTTAGGCTCCTTTCTCGGCGACCGCGGCAAAGCCAACCCAGGTCTGATACCCGGGCTGGCCATCCGGACGCTGCAAAACATTACCAATGGCAAGAAACATCTTTTTGATCCGCTGACTCCCTGGAAGCAAAGCCACGGCGAGAGCCCCCGTCTGGGCTCCAAAGTGAACGAGTACCAGTGGATCTGGGTCCGGGAGTAGATAGGCGAACATCGGCACAAAAACCTGCGGGTCGGTCTTGCTTAGACTCCACCGCATGTCGGCCGGATTCTCCGGTGGCAGCTTCTCCTGCAACACCAGCCAGTGATCGCCCGTGGTGTGGGCCGCGTGACGAACTCGCACGCGCTGGCCACTGGGATTGCCCAGATCTTTTTTGACAACGACTCCAATCTGCTCCTCGGACCCAGCTACTGGCGCTCTGCCAACCTGCCGGAACTGCGCAGAAATATCGAATCGTTCTACCTGAATACGAAAACCTGGTCGGAGCATGGCTAGTAGCCTTCCGGAACGGCCATCCTAGCCAAGTTAAAGTTATGGTGACTCAAATCCAGAGCCACCTGCGGTTTGTAGTGCCGCCCCAAATTAGGTTCACTGCGACCTCGCCGCAGTGACTTGGAGTGCCTCCCCTTCTCGTCCGCGTTGAGACGCACACCCCGGTCGTAGTGCCGCAGTCGCAATCCCTGCTGTCTACACAGCTCGCCAAATAGCGAATCCCCACCATTGTGCTTCAGGGCCTTGGTGGGCCAATCGTACCGGTGGAGAACATCGCGACGAGCCACCCACCATGAGCCCTGGCAAAAACGAAAGCAACGACGGCCCTTGTACCTGGGCGGCTGACCTGCCCGGGCATTGTACCACGGCTGCTGGACAATGAAAGCCCATTGATTCCCCAGCATGGGCTGATGCCAGATCTGCCCCAGCATGTCGCAACCCTGTATCTGATCGACAATGTCCGCGTACCACCCCGGCTTGGGATGATCCAGGAAACTATCGTCGTCGAACCACATCAGCAAGGAAGCGGGCTTCTGGGGATCGTCCCACCAGATTCTCCGCATGAGCGGATACTTACACTGGTTTTCCTCCGTAACGTAGCGAATAACTGGCACCCCATGCAGATCCTGCACTCGTGTGGCCCAGTCTGTCGCGAAGCAGTACGTCTCGGGACAACAGTCGTTCAGAATCAGCCGAATGTCCTGAAGGTAGTCCTCCCCCTCCAGGAGAGAACCCGCAAGCGTGCCAAGACAGCGTTCGGCAAGCTGCGGGTAATCCCCGTAGAAGAGAGCGGAAATCGTGATGCGTTGTGTGGATTTCGCCATTGGTAAGATCGGGCTTAATACACCTAGCCGGGCCAGCGTCCCTGGTAGATTCGGCATTTTCCGTCCACACCCAGACCCGCCGCAAACCCTGCGAGCCTTTCTGCCTAAAGGGGTCCCCACTGGAGTGCCAGGTCGGGATCGAAGCAGTCTCAAATAGAGCACTCAACTTCGATCAGGGCGATCTCACGTGGTGGGGCCAACGCAACACGTCACGCCGGTCGTCGCTTCCGCCTCGCGGCCTGAATCCGGTCGGTAGCGCTCGTGCGCTTCTTCTTGACCTTCTTCTTCGCCTTCACGACTTTCTTTTTGGCCGCCTTCTTCGGGTCCTTCTTCTTCTTGGTCGTCTTCTTCTTCGCCTTCTTCACGACCTTCTTCTTCACGACCTTCTTCTTCGGAGCCGTCTTCTTCTTGGCCGGTGCGGGTCGATTAGGCTTCGCAAGCTCCTTCTTTGCCTGGGAGATCGCCTTGTCTAGTTGCGAGGACACACCTTCGAGCTTCGCGATGGAATCGTCCATGACCTTCTTCGACGCTTCGAGCTGCGTAACCGTCTTCTTAGTCACGCCGTCGCCCGCAGCCACGCGGACGAACACGCCCTTCTCCCAGGACGGCACTCGGTTGACGAGCTTCTTGGTGTTGGTGGTCATGTCGGCAAGACCCGACAACACATCCTTGGCCACGCGAACGTTGCGCCCTGGAGTAGCACTCGTGGTGCGCGAGCCGAGTATCGCCTGGACGGCCTTCTCCAACGCGCGAACCGAAAGCCCCTCCTCCAAAATGGCCTTTTCCAGCCTGACCCGCTTTTTCAGGGCGTCGGTGCCCTCCAACCCGGAAAGCACTCTCAGGTGCCCAAAAGTGATCCGCTGGCCGCCTGCGCCCACTCGCCTGATCATCCGCTCGACTTCCGTGCGAGTGTAAGCGTTGCAGAACCGCTGGCAATCCCAAAGCACGTTGGGGTGCTCGCCCAAAAACGCGGCCAGTGTGGGCACCGCGGCCTCGCCGTATTTGCGCTCGTTGTTGGTCACGCGCCGGACCTCTTCGCCGAGCCCGTACTTGCCGAGCACCTCGTGGCTGACAATCTCGTCAGTAGCCCTCTTCATCTTCGCAGCCATAGCCTGAAGTGGCTTCGGCATCATCTGGAACAGCTTCTTCTGTTCCGTGGTCAAAGCGATTGTTGACTTCGCCATTGGGGTTTCTTCCTTCCTAATTGTGTAATCGAAAACGTTGGACAAGTATACGATACGCTTGCTCTTCTGCCACCTCTTGCTGCTCGGGAGGCGACTCCCGAGCAATCGTCGTCAGCGCGTTGTACAGATCGTACACATTGCGCTGACGAAAAACACCCAAGAGATCCTCATCAGGGGCATCGTACGTCGGAACGCGGCCCCCTTCAACCCGGTCGCCCCGATAACTCCCGTTTGCGAGAGCGTGATTGACCGCCCGCTTCGCTGCGATCTTCGACAGTCGTCCCCGAGACAGCCGCCCAACCAGGCTCTGCGCTCGCCGCACGTGTGCCACAGGATCTCCGCCTAGTTGCAGAGATTCTGCCTGCATATCCGCCGCCAGGCTCTCGTAATCGTTCTCCTGCGCCTCGGCGTTGGCCTGTACCCGAAGTTTCTGGAATAACTCCCCAATCTTTGGACCAAACTCCCCGCCCTTCAAATGCACCAACCGGCCGATGTCCAGCAGCGACGAGGTTCGCCGCCACTGCCGGACAATCAGCATCCCCGTCCGTATCGAGCAATCGCCAATCTCGGAATTGGAGAAATGCCACCCCCGATAAAACGGCTCGCGTTTCTGCTGAGCCGCGGGTAGCGAGAACAGCCTCTCGGCGTCTCGATACCGAATCACCACCCGGCGACCCTCCAGGGTCGCCTCGAAGAACCGCGGCATGGATTCCTGCTCCCGTGCGAATTCCCTGGCCTGCTCAAACAGCTCCAGGTTGGACAGGAACTTATAGCGAGGCCCCACGACCCCCTCGACGCTGAGACTTCTGCGATCCATTATGAGCCCATGACCCTCTAGCCGCTCTTTGAATCGCAACCGAATCAGATCGTTAATCTGATGAATCGCCAGGGCTGGATCGTACACCTTCCACTCGTCGGTCTCGGTGTCCTTCCTGCGAAGTCCCGCCACGTTACTCGCAAGCTGAGCCAGCCCCGGCGCGAGCGCCGAGCACAACTGGCTAAGACCCGTCGTGGTGAACCGAAACCGCCGCTGCACCCGCCCAGTGCTGTCTAGCATCGCATCCTTGGGCTTGTTGATCTCCACAGGCTCCGTGGCGTCCTGCGCTCGCAAGATACGCTCCAACTCGGCCGCGTCCCTTCCCTCCTCTCGCTCGGAAAAACGATAGCACTTCGGCGGCACGGCGATGATAGCGTCGGCTTCACTCATCTTCCAGATCCCATGGTCTTGCACGTTCCTCTCGAAACATGACGGACGCACTTTGCAAAAGCTGCTGCCGCTCGTGCAAGTTGAGCAGGCCCTGCGCGACAGCCCGCATCTCCCAACTCACATTCACCCGCTGAAGCTCCACCAGTGCTTTGAGTTCCCGATCTGTGATCCCCTCTGGAATCACGGAACCTGTAGCACCGTCCGCCAGTCTCTGCAACACCGTCGAGAGATTACGAGCAAGCCTCCGAGCTGGCTGCTGTCGCCCCAACGACGTGAGTAACCGGTGGGTCTTGTCGGAAATCCGTTTCCGCTCGAACAAGTGCTCGCAGAGAACCAGGAACTCCCGACAACCAGTAGCGGAGACGCCCGCGGCGCTGTGCAGGACAACCTCCTCCATGTGACTCGGAGGGGAAGAATTGAACCATTTACGCTTCTCAGACATTCGGGCACCACATCCCACCACAATCGAAGTCGATTTCATTGAGCAGCACGGAGAGTGGCTCCAGCACGAACTGCTCGCTGCTGTTACCAGGCGAAATACAAACCACACGAACCCCGGGAACGTGCCGGTTGGGAGCCCCTTTGCGAAGAACCAGCCCAACACCGCCACCGGGCTCCCGCTTGGCCCTCCCCCCGTCCTCACTGGGTAACAATTGTCCCCGCAGATAAGGCCAATGAAACACTAATCCGAAGTGGCCGTCAATCCCGCCCCCATGCGCCAGGCACGCCCGCCGCCACTCCTCCACGAACTTACGAGTCGGGAAATTGCTAAACAGGTCTACCACTCGACATCCCAGATGAACCTTTCGCCAGCGATGTGCGGCCAGGATCATCGGGAACGTGGGGAACTCGTCATGGAACATCCGCAGCCTGAGGACACCGTCGCCCCGCTGCCGCAATCTCTGCCGCACACCCGGCCCCAGCCCATAACGGCTGCACAGGTGTGCGACTACCGTGTCCTCGTACTTCTGGGCATCCTTCGCGGTGTAATCCACGGAGCCCAGCACGTCATCCTCACTAAACGGAGGTTGAGTGGTCATCGCAGCTTCTCCCGGATTTTCTTCTTGGTGGTACCCCGCGTTTCACGATAGTCCGTGCCCGGCTCAAACTCGCGGAAGATCTTGATGCCAAAGCGATGCCGAAGAGCCGTCATCACCTCAACATTGTCGGACAGGATCGCCCCCGCTTCTGCGAACGGAACCGGGTCTGTCTCGGGAATCCCCAGTGTCCTGGACCAGACACCCTTGCCCTTGTTGCCTAGATCGTGCCTGTGCAAATCAAGCACACCTGGATCATCCACTTCTCTGTCTCCCGACCACCGCTTGCGCTCCGGGCCCTCCATCCCCAGCAACAAGTCAATAGTGGCCCCATGCCAATTGAACACTGTTTTCTGGTGCCAAGATCCCTCCGGATTCTCCGCGTCCTCCGGCTCGTCCCAGAATAGCACGTCCGCAAGAATGCTCCGCTGGTCGATACCCAGGCTACTCTTGGCACACCTCATCCGCAAACGGAGCACCTCGTAGTCCTTCAGCTTCGACCGCGTGACCCTTGCCATCTCGATCTCGAAGGTCTCCTGGAAATCCAGACCCTTACCACCTGCCTTGTCGCGAATCAGAAAACCCTGCTCAGTCTTTTTCGCCTTGAGATGATTCACCATGGTGATCGCGAAAGGCCACCGACGAATATCTTGCGGGATCTTTCGCATGAACTTGGTGATGCTCTGAGCCTCAACAGGGTGATCCCGCCCAGCGTGCCCTTTCTTCTCAATTCGATCCTGCGACTCCCTCAGGGACTTGCCCATGATCGAGTCCACGGTCATGTGAACCGGGAAGACCATACCTGAACCCCTATTGGTCTTGGTCCCGATCATCTTGAGCTTGATGTCGGAAAAGATCGCCTGCATGTTGTCTTGCCAGTCATCAATGGAGTCGCACCACACGAGACCGGTAGCTCGCTTGTACTCGTGCCCAATAATGGACTGCGCGTGCGTCTTCGAGAACTTGGACTCGTGTTCCAGTGTAAAGGCGTGCCCAGAACTTTCCTTGAACCACCTCGTGATCTCGAACACGAACCCGCTCTTCAAGGACGCCTCGGGACCTACCACCATCACTATGCGCCCCAAAGGATACACGGATATGCCAAACAGATACTCCAGACAGAACGAGGGAAATGGAATGCCCACGTCCACGGTGTCGTCGCTACCGACCATCACGATGTCCGGGTCGCCCTTCTCCTTCTGTAGCCGATCCATGATCGCATCGACGTAGGCGCCAGCGCTTTGCTCAACCCGCTCGGGCTGCCAGGCCTCCTTGAACACCTGGGCCTTGGTCTTTCTCTTCTTTTTCTTGGCAACCTTACGAACCACCTTCTTCTTCACCACCTTCTTCTTCACAGCGGCCGGGGGCCGTGGTGCCTCCCCGGGGGAATCGGCCGCGGGTTCGCGTCGAGGTCGTGCCTTCGGCGCTTCTCTAGCTTTAGCCATGTGCATCTCCTGGAAAAGACCCCAGCCCGCCCCGTGTGACCGGGGCGGGCGTGGAGCGGACAACCAAGCGGGATAGTAACTCTAGCTGCGCTTCCTCTAGCTGCTCTTCTTCTTCTTGCGGCTCGGAGGAGCCTTCTTGACCACCTTCTTCTTGACCACCTTCTTTTTCGGTGCGGCCTCCGATGTGGCCTTCGATGCGGCCTTCTTCTTCTTCGGCGCGCCCTTTTTCTTCGCCGCCGGGGCCTTACGAGCAGCCGATCTCGCTTCCGCCTGCTCAGCAAGCTCCTGGAAGTTCTCTTCGTCCGGATCGGGCTCCTCAGCCTCCGCTTCGGGCTCCTCTTCCGACACCTCCTCGTACTCCTCGTCGTCTACATCAGAGGGGTCCTCGTATTCGTCGGAAGCGTCCTCTCCCTCCTCCGCAGCCTCGTCCTCCTCATCGACTTCGACCTCCTCGAACTCGTACTCGTCGTCGCCTTCCTCAGCCTCGGCTTCGACCTCCTCGTCTTCGGCTTCAGCCTCCTCGCCCTCCTCGTCGTCGCCCTCCTCACCCTCGGCGACTTCGACCTCCTCCTCGACTTCCACCACCTCGTACTCTTCGTCCTCTTCAAGCTCGTCGCCCTCCTCACCCTCGGCGACTTCGGCCTCGTCTTCGCCCTCGGCGTCGATCTCTTCGACCGTCTCGTACTCGTCGTCGCCCTCCTCGGCTTCGGCCTCTTCGACTTCAGCCGCGGGGACCCCGGCAGAACGTCGGCGCTCGCGGCTACCCGGAGTCAGGCTTTCGTCCAACGCCTCGTCGTCGCCCTCCTCGTCTTCCGGAACGTCCCCACCAACCGCAGCCTGCGTAGCGTCGGCCAACACCGCCCGCACCTCGTCGGTGAGAAACTCCGGGTGTCGCTGCCAACCAAGTTCGACCAGCTCCCGATAATGCCGCAGGGCCCTGGCGATCAGCAAGCACTGCTCCTCGACACTCGGGAAGTACAGAATATCGTCCAGGAAAACGATCTGCCGCTTCGCCGTGGTCAAGAACGGACCCTTGGACGAGTCCTCCAGTGTCGCCGTCTTCTTCAGCAGCTTGCCGTTGCGGTGGAGGTGCCTGTCCACACGAACCTGGTAGCCCTGAATATCCTCGGCGTCGTCCTTCTTGCCTCGCGAACCATCACCCTGACCACCCACACCGAATTCGCCGTCGTCATCGTCGTCGTCCCCGTCGGACTTCGCCAGAAAACCCTCGGCCTTCGGGTTGTAAATGGTCAGGAATCGCCCGTGCTCCGGAGCCACCACGTCGCCATGGAGCATCGAGTTCTCCCAGTCGCTCAGGTCCCCCTCCCACTCGGGATTGAGTGCGTTGAGGGCCTCCTTGACACGATACACCAAGGAACCCTTGAAACGAGGCGAGCCCTTGAGCTGGATGATCGGCGGGGCGTCGTCGTCTGCCAAACCCACCGGCACGCGCAGGGCGTCCTTGCCGAAGTACACGTCGTTGCCCCGCTTGAACACCAGGCCACCCATGAACAGCAACGACGTGGGCGGGCTGATGAGCCTCTTGCTGCCCACAATCAGCTTCGCCCACTTCGCGATGTACTTCGACTGCGAAGTGGGCTTCTGCGGATTCGCTATCGCGTTGACCGCCCTAAACAACACGACGGCCGGATTGACCCTCCACTCGTCCGGCGTGCTGTTCTCCTTGTCGTACAACAGGAAGGTGACCGCATCGTCGTCCGAGCCCCAATAGGACACAGCCGTGACTTCCCGAATCCAATCGCGGAAACCATTCGGCTCGGCGCTCTTCCGAATCGGGTCCAGCTCCTCGCCGGGCTTCATGGGATTCCACGTCGGCAAGGGCCGCACGATCATGTGCCCATCCTTCCAGGAGGGCCGCAACAGTTGCACCTCCGGCACCGTGCCACCATGCGGCAACCGCCCTCCTGCACGCATCAGCGTGCGGTCGTCCGGCGGGGCGAGCGTCGGCGCCGTCATGCCCTTCTGCGCGTCCCTGGTCCGCTTCCTTGCCTTGGGAGCCCCGGGCACTCGCGTCTTCACGGCTGCCTTGGCTACTTTCTTCTTCGTCGTTTTCTTCTTACTCACAATAAACAGACCTCCAATGGGTTGAAACAAAATCAGGTTTACCGACCATCCCCAGTGTACTACTGCACACCGGGAAGTCAACGGTACAAGATGTTGAGAGATTAGGGCGCCAGAGACACAAGTTCTCCTCCATGGATGTCCCCAACCCAAATCTTGTCTTTCTTCTCTGGATGCAGATAACCATTCGCGGTCTGCGTCCAGTGCGCGTACTTCGGATCGAGTCCAATTTTCATGCACTCATCCGGAGCCATATCCTGCCCCCACCGATGATACGGGTCGATGTCCGCACCGAAATAGTAGGGGCCCTTACCTGTCGGCATTCCGTCCAGCGTACACGGGTAGATCGGTACGCGATTGACCATGCACTCGGGAATCACTTCGTCGATCACACGCGACACATGCGCGTACGGAACCTCCAACAACACCGCGTCGTGAATCTGCGCCACCATGCGATAGGTCACGTCCGGGTATTCTTCTCGATAATGATACAGGTGATCCACAACCCTGCTCATTACATCTGCCACCATGTTCTGCATCGGGAAGTTCATCGCCTGTCGCTCGAAGTCGCCCTGGACTACCCATTCTCGGGCAACCGGGAAACGACGAAAACGACCAAGACAACCACAGATCCACCGAGGATCTCTGGAGCGAGCACGACAAGCCTCGAAGAACGGCACCAGTCTCGGGTACATCCGGAAGATCGTGTCGATCACCCGCTGCGCTTCCTCGACCGTGATATTGACTCCCTCCTCCTTCGCAGCCAACGCGATGGCCTTGGCTCCCCGCCCGTAAGCGATACCGAAGATCACACTCTTGGCCACGAGCCGCATGTGCTTCATCCCAATCAATTCCAGACCGCCCTTGGTGGGCTCACAGTCCAAGCGGAACGCCAGCACGGCAACGTGGCTGTGGATGTCGTAGTAATTGGGATCGTCTTCCGCCAGCACGTTTCTCTGCGCGTGCTCGATCATCCTCTTGTCGCCAGACATAATCGCCATGCCCGCCAGCTCGGCGCCGGTAATATCCGCCTCCAGAAGCAAGTGCCCCGGCCGAGCCGTAATGATAGTCCTAAGTGCCCACTTGTAATCTGGACCCAGAATCCGCTTGTAATCCACCTCCCTTCGCTTAGTCAGGTTTTGCAGCGGCGGACGGGCCGAGGCCCATCGACCGGTCTCCTTGGTTTGATAGAAGTGGGTTCGCACCCGGCTATCGTCGCAAACCGCGGCGGGGAGCCCGCCAGGGTAGACGTAGTAGTCGTCTTTCTTCAAGAACGCCTCGGTCTTGTCCGGCAGCTTCTCGATCTTCGGAGTCCTCAGCATGCTCTTGAGCACCTGACTGATGAACCGGTAATCCCGAACCCAGGTGACCTGCTTGCTGAAATCGTACGTACGGTAATCCAGCTTCGTAGGGTGCCATTTCCGGACCGCCTGATTGTCCTGCGCCAAGATGGCCAGGCACATCTTGTCCGTGCTCGGCGTCTTCTGGTCTTCCAATCCCTTCTGCACCACCTCGGACCACCGCATGGGCCGCTTATCCGTAGTGAGGATCGGATTGAGCTTCAGGGACCTGCCGTCTGCCGGACGCTTCCTAATGGGAGGTGTACCCTCAGGGTGTTCGTGCCCATTGTACCGCTCCCCGTAGAGAAACTCGCGAATATGAAACACCGAGTTCAGATTCATATCGGGCCACCGAGCCCAAGTGCGCACTGTGTTCTCCAGCTTGGCCTTGGCCGACATGTAGGTCTCCGTGAGACGATCAAGTCGCTCCCGGTCGATCTGCACGCCGCTCATATTCATCTCCAAAGCTGCCGGTTGGGCCCGCATGGACATCCAGAACGCTTCCCAGCAGTTGTTGTTGAAACGATCCTTGAATAACCTCCTAGCGAACTTCACCGCGATTCGCCGAGTCACGTCGGCATCGTAGATGCCGTAGGGAATCAGCACATCGTCAGGACACTCCCCATAACCCTCCAGCTCCTCCTTCTTCAGCTTGTGCTCATTGCAGTAATCCGCAACCCACTTCACCAGCGCTACATCGTAACGAGGAGCAGTCGTATGTCGCAGCGTGAGTGATGTTAGGCTGAAATCGTCGGTCTCTGCTATGCCGTGTGCGGCTAGACCAGTATCGAACCCGCAACCCTTCTTACGCCGCCACCGCTTCATGTACTCCGTCCAAGTGTCCGGGACCATGAACTCCTCGCGAAGATCAATACCGAAGTCGATCAGCCATTCGAGGTCGGCAGAGAAGAAGTGCCCTGCGAGCCTCCTTCCCTTACAAATCCTCTTAACCCATTTCGCGACAGTCTTTCGGCCGCACCCCGCGAAAGCCCAGGCACCGCCTGGGGCACGTAGCCTGATGCAGACCGCGGCCTTGTGCTTCCAGGAAATCTGTATAGTGCGCAGGTAGCTGCCCTTGTTCTGCGGGTGATCCCCGTGCCACTCGGCGTCGATCCCGAGCAAGTTATCCTCGCAGTCCGCTCTGATCTCGTGGTACAGCTCTTTCAACTCGACGAGCGAAGTAATCGTCCTGTGATCAAGACCCTCCTCCTCCTTGTCCCACCGCATTCCCTTGATCATCTGCCCGAACCTGGCTACGCCGTTGACGTACACGTCCTCCTGCTCAGGGGCGTGCAGCACGGCGGCGGGATGCGTGATGGACATGACCAGTGCCTGCTTGTACTGGATCTTGCCCTCATCCTTGCGACTGATCGGGTACTCCCACTCGACAATGCGGCCCTGCATGTTACTGATCGAGGCTCGGAACTTGTCCTTTCTCTTGAACCCGCCCTCGTACTCCAACAGACCCGCGCTCGCATCAGCCCCCAAGCACAGAATGTACTTGGGCTGCACGATACGGATCTCCTGGTGCAGAAACGGTAGCCACTCCTTGATCATCGCCGCAGTCAATCTCGTGCCCCCGGAATCCGCCTCCGGATGCAGGGTCTTCATCAGGTTGGTAACGTACCAGCGAGAAATCCGAGGGAGTCCCAGCTCTCGACAGGTCTCCAGAAATAACTGCCCGGAGTTGCCGATCATGTTCCTTCCCTGATTGTTCTCTTCGTCACCAAGCATCTTGGCGATCACCATCACGTCCGCCTGACGAGGCCCGCGGCACTCTCCAAACGGATCTCCCCACACGTGGCCACTTACCACCGACAAGTCGTGACGCTTACCTTTGTGCTTAAACGGGACGGCTATGTCGCCAAACGAATAAAGGATCTTCCTGAATAGGGCTGGCAGCGTCTGACCCGCCTGCGTCAGGCGAGCGCTTCGGCTCTTCCCGACTATCTCGTGAGTTCCGCCAAGCGCCGCGGCGTACTCCAACAAGTCCGGGCCAGGTAGCGGCATCCCCGGAGCGTTCAAAGGAAACAGATTTCCGGCGGGTTGCCGGGACCTCGTCGGAGCTGGCTGGTCCCTACGTTTCGCCAACACCGCTTTCTTCTTCGGCTTCTTGTCAGCCTCTCCAATAACGTTAGTGGTGACCGGCTCTTTCGTCTTCGCGGCAAGCCCGGGGCCTCCTTTGCGAATCAGCTTTCTGCGTTCTTTTGTCATGTCGGTTTCCTAAAACTGACGGGGTAACCTACCTCGTCTGCTTTCTCGCGAATGTAGTCTCGCAACCACGCACGCTCGCTACTCCCCGGGTCCACTTCCGGGGGAAGATACACTTTCAGCACGCGGACAGCCGCTCCCTGATTCGCAAGCTGTCCATACAGTCTCTCAATGTGGTGAACCTTGTCCTTCTTATCCTTCTTGGGGTCCAGCAAGATGACGATCACCGCCTCCTCCGGCCGATGCCTATCCGACATCTCCTGCAACAACAATCGCCGAAGCGGGGCACTCATTGTCTTTCCAAATACACCCATCGACTGCATGCCCATGCTCCATACATCGGTCATGCCCTCCACGATAACCGCAGTGGGGTGTTGCACTGCTCTCCAAAAATTGTAAGCCACCCGACTCCGCTTGAAGCCCGGGGACGACCAATACTTGGCCACGCCTGCCTTATTGAACGGCACGCCCTTCACGTCATCTCCGATGTATCGAGCCTGCCAGCCAACCATCTCGCCCCGCCAGTAAATCGGGATGATGATCTTGTCGGACGCCATGTTGTACACATGGGCCCGCGGACAGTACGCGGCACCCCAAAGCCTCCCAATCTTACCGGGATCGAAATGCCTGCCCGCCAGGTACTGCACCGCGTGGTGGTTTGGATGGTTTCTTGCCAACTCGTCAAGTCGCCACATTGGACCTGGTGGCGCCACCTCCCGAACCTCGCTCGACGCCTTCTTCCCCTCTCCAATCCGTATGGTCCCCGCCATGTCCCGTGAAATCGAGTAAACGGAATCCCAAAACAGCTCGCAGTTCTCGTAATCCTCAAAGCACCGCTCGTTAAAGCACTGCGCGAGCCACAAGTTGAGCAAGCCCGTTCGCGGGTCCTCCACACCAAACCGGTGATTGACATAGAGTCTCGGACGGTGATCCTTACAAAACGGACACCGCATCCGATACTCCTCACCGGAATGCTCCACCTCGCGCTTCAGCTCTCCCGCCTCGCCCGGCCGCGTTTTACGCACCGACCATTCGATGCGCTCGCCAGGTGCGACGATCTCAATAGATTCCCGCCCATAACGACGGACCAGCCCGCCGTAAAGAGCCGGGTTGAGCACCTCAATTGTCATATAGTACGCGCTCCTCTTGCGCGGCGACCCCTTACATCCTGGTTCTGCCGCTGAATCTCGTTGGGCGATTGCCCCTCATCATCTGTCGGCGCCGCAGGCGAGGCCCCTCCCTGCACAGTCTCCGCAAGTGTGCGAGACGTAATCCTACGACTCTTGAGTGTGTAATTCGACGAGTCGTCCACAACTCTCTGCTGGGCGCCCCGCAGCCGCACAATGATCGGCGGCATGGCCGCTTCCCGCCGAGCCTTGTTGCAAGTACACACCATCCGGTCGTCACTGTCCTTCATCCCGTACATCACACAAAAGTCCAGGTTCTCGGCAAACGCTTTACCCTCTGCCGAGTCGGTGTACTTGGGAACGCTCCCCGCCATCAGTGTGTTCGCCTGCGTGCTCAACTGGTGTAGCGACCACACAGGACAGAAAAACGGCACGGCGACTTTGGTCTTCATGTGCAGCGGCCAGCGGTTGATAATGTGCCGCAGGTTTGAACCGTGGTCCATCCCGTTTGCATCGAGGTGCTTTTCCGCCGCGGCGCCCACGTAATCTGCGACCACCATCTGCACGCCAGTCGGAAAATCACTGTGGGCATGACGAACTTTCCGCTGGTCCTTACGGATAACGGCTGCCACTTCGTCAACCAGGTTCGTCCCTCGAAGCCCCAACGACTTGTCGCTGCCAGTTAGATCGACCACCCTCCAACACGCATTCAGCAATTCAATAGCCCGCCGGACCCTCTCGTATTCGCCCCCCACAGCCTCCCCCGCCCGGATCTTGTGAGCGTATCTCGTCTGCTCGTAGTCCAGCAGGGTGTCGCTGTTACTAAGCACGCCCTGGAGATCCTTCTGCTTGACCGCCAGCTTGATCCGCTTGTGCGGCACCTCCGCCAGGAACGCCAGCGCCCGCAAGCGTAAGGACGGTTTAGGCTCTTCCCATGTGAAGTGGTACGACAACCGCAGCGGGCCTGTCCCACCGCTTTGCTCCCAGGCGTTATAAGCCAGCTTGGCGCCCATAGTGCTGAGCATTACCCCAGTGGTCGTCTTTCCACCACCATACGGACCGAGCAGTCCAAAGGATTCTGTGCAGCCATGCCCGAATCCCACCAACTCCGCCTCGTCCTCATCATCCCCACCCAGAAATCGGTTGATGAAGTCTATCCCGGTGTCCCGAAGATCAAGGAACTCGTTCTCCTCCAGCCAGTCGTCCTCGAACGCATCCGGAAGGGTCGCGGAGCCCACCACGGTCAGATCTTCCGTTCGAGCCACCGCGTCCTGAAATAGCTCGTAGATGTTGACAGGCGTGTAACCCGTCAGCCGTGACCGCATCTCGTCCGCAAGCCGATCCTCCATGTACTTCGACAGATACCTCTCGCCCATCCTGGGTCTAAGCGATTCCACCGGAGTATCGAAAGCAAACCCCAAGAAGGCGGCCAGCTTTGTCTGCTCCTTGTCAGTCAGCACGTCCGGGTCTTCCGCCAGGAACCTCGAAAGCCCGGTCTGCACGTAGTGCTCTTCCGGCAGCCTATCGTTCTCAGCGTAGTAGTCGCAGACTACCTGCCACACGACGGCGTACATCCGATCAACCTCGGCGATCTGCTCGTAACTCAGTATCGACTGCGCCGCCTCGAACGCCTCCGGCTGTCGAATGAGCGTAGCAAACAAAACAGATTTCTCCCCGGCTTTGAGGGGAACCCGTGTCTTCTGTACCTCACGTTTCTTTGGCATCAGTGATCCTCCGGAAGCGACAGTCGCATCGCTTCGGCTTCTGTTTTCAGTTGCTCAGGAATCCAACCGCCCCACACTTCGTCGTAGAGCGACGGTGCGAGACAGTATTGCCGTAAGGCCATTTCCTTGTAGAACGATGCGTGGCGGGGCAGGCCCTCACCAATCGCCACACAATAACGATACAGCGGCGAGAGGCTCACTGTGTCGTCCACAATTACCGACCGCAGGCACTCGTGCTCGGAAGCATCGGGGAAATAGGCCTGCTGATCGAGCGCCGCTATCGCAAACGCCTTTTTCTCTTGCGCCCAGGCCTGTCTCACCCGGGCTCGCAACTCTTTCTTGGGTATTACCTCCTTCCAAATTCTCAAGGCTGCCGGACCATGCAGGTGATTCGGCTGAGGAACCGGCCGGTGCGGCCCCCTGTTCTCGAAGATCTTCCGTATGAACTCCGGGTAGTCCACAATCTCGTTGTCGAGCAAGAACTGGGCAATCTTCGGCCAGACCGGTAGTGAGTACCTGCCACTCTCCAGCCGCCTGCCCTCGTCCCATTGCCTGCCCGGCAAGTAATCCGGACGGCTGCCGGACAAACACCGCCACATCCTCCGCTGGTTGATGTACTCAGTCCGCACCGCTTGGGCCAGATCCTCCACCAGCGATTGACGCGGCCTCCGAGTTCTTCTCCGCGGCTCATTCATTGAACAGTCGCCCCTGTCTGCTGTCTTCTCTCGTTCTCGGCTGAACTTGCTTCCAGCCATTCGCACAGTAGTTCGACGCCCTGTCGAGCGCTCGCCCGTGCAAACGGTCGTCGAACTCGTCGAGGTAGTCAACAACGACGCTGAACTCCTTTCCGGTTGCATCGCAGATCCTGGAAGTCCGTCCCGGAATCTGTGTGTCAGAAATAGCGCTGTTCTTCCCGTCAGCACGAATCAGCACCGCCAGTTGCTTGAAGTCCACACCGCGCTTCCACACGCTATTCGCAATCACCTTCTTCAACCGTCCATCCTCAAAGGCTTTCTTGAGCTTGTACCGGCGCTCCGCAGTCATACGCGGCTCATTTGGCTGGATAAACCCGTTGGTGACGTACCACAAACGATCCTCGTCCGAGAGCCCATGCTCACTGTGACAAACAGAAAACTCCGGCAAGAATCGTTTGAGATTCATCGCGTGCTCGATAGTCTCCACGGCGATCAACACTTGATCGTTCTCGTCGAACTGCCGAGCGTCCTCCGCGATGAGCTGATTCCGGGCCCCATTAGTCCACAAGCCCCACCGGTCTCTCTCGACCGGATTCTTCACGCCCTCCGCCGGGTTGCCGCGCAGGTTCACGCTTCGCCACCAGATCTGTATCGGCACGACACACCCGTGCTCCACGGCCTTCTGGTACGAGACCTTCGCGATCACTGGGCCAAACGGACCTTCCAACTCGAAATGAGCCAGGTCCATCCGATGCGCCTGGCTGGCACTGAACCCGTACTTGCGAGCGTTCTGAAATGACTTCGCGCCAACACGACGCAGATAATCGTCCGTGGCCCACTCGTGAACCTCGTCCACCAACAAAATATCTGTCGGCCAATCCACACGATGCAGCGACTTGCCCGACACCACGTGAATACCATCTCCCTCGATCTTCCGCTTGCCGTAGATCAGCCCCACCCGGGGAATGCTTTTGGACAGCTCGTCGTGGATCTGCTCCAGCACGTCGGTGGAGTGGGTGGAGACCACTGTCGTAGCACCCGGCAGTAACTGGCAAAACAGCCGCATCAAATAGCTCTTGCCGTACCCCGGCGGGCAGTCAATCCGCCCGCACGAATACTTGAGCATCTGGTCGATGCAGAATCGCTGCTTGTATCGCCAGTCCACCCGCCGCAAGCGCTGCCAAGCGGGCTTGAACTTCTTGGCGTCCTCCGGCCGCTCGTCCTTAACCACCGGACGGTAACCGTGCTCGCGAAGCACGCGGGCCACGGTCCAGAGAAAACCGCTGCTCGTAATAAGCCGAGCCTGAAACCCCTCTCGTGAGGGTGTGTAGGTGTAACAGGCAATCGGAACCGTCTTCACGTTACTCCCGTGCATCTTCGCCTCCTTGCCACGAAGCTGCACAACTCTTGTGTAGGAAAGAGCTTCGGTCAAAATGCCGAAAACGGTCTCGCTCGGACTATCAATCGCGAGAAGGCCGCCATCCTTCCTTATCCTCACCGAGACTTTCGCCATATTCGCATACTCCAAATCCCCTACCAGGGGTTGCATGCACAGCGAAGAACCGTAAAATTTCCGTGTGTGTGGGGAAAAACACCACGGTCCGGCACTTGCCGCACGGAGCCGACGATTCCTTTGCTCAGGAGATCGTCGGCTCTTTTTCTTTGTTTTCCTTGCCACGTCCCGTTGACTGAATCGACTCGACGGTGAAAAACCCGTACTCATTGGGACACGCAGGACTGATCCCGCAATACTTCCCAGCCAGTTCCAACAACCGCCGAAAATCATCGTCGCTGATCTTCTGCGGCACGATACACCGAAGCTCAATCACCGAACCGGGAAAGAACGCTTCGTGTTTGGCAAAGCGATCCGCCTTGTAGTACCGATGAAAGTGCCCTCGTAACGTCGTCACCTTCTTGCCGTCAATCTCCTCGGTCACGTCCTCCAGCGGGTGTGACAATCCCTCCACCTCCAAAGCGAAACGGATTTTCTTCACCTCTGTGTGGTGCTTGCACAGAAGCTCGGCGGCTCGCTTCAAAATCGCCTGCCACCAGGTATTCAAAAACGTCACCTGCCCATTGGGACTTCGCGGAAGCAAGTAGTGCGAGCGTTTCCTACCTCGCACGTAACACTCCCGCTTGACGTTACCCAAGCAGGCTGAAATGAACTTGATTCTAACTCCCAGCTCGCGCATCCCTGCCATCCCTCCCAACCAAACGGTTAAGCCGTATTCCCTCGACATCTAGTCAAGTGCTGTCTCCACGCCTCAACCTCGGCCGTCAACCGAAAGAAATGCTCCGGCAAGAACAAAGTCGAAGAGCCCGCGCGGCAAGGCAACAGCCGTCGCCTCTTCTCTCGGCAATCCGGCTTGCCTCTCGGCCGATCAACAACACGTCGAACAACCGACTCGTACACCCGAGTTGCCGTCAGACTATCCAACCAGACGCTGCGAAGGAACCTCAAAAACACGTGGCATGCGCGAAGCATCCCCCGATAGCCATCCTTGGCTTCCGCAACGCCATAATACACTCTCCACAGAAAACCCGAAGGGCCCACCACATCTTGTGGTGGTGGCGTGTAGTCACCACCAGTCCATGTGTCGAGCACATCCTTCGCCCGGGCTACGCGGCGGGGCCAATCGAGACTAGGCTCGCCCATAAGAAGACTCTGCACAACTTCCAAACCATTGCCACCCAGCCCAAGGAAACTCCGCAATCTCGCATCGCGATCTGGTTTGTGCGGGTCCACATGCCAGCGCGGATCGACAATCGCCGTCAACAACCGACACGCCGCAACCTTGCTCAGGTCCGGCAGAAAAGACAAGGCGGGCCACGCCGGGTGAACGCGCAGAAACCGCTCCACCAGCGATGTGCATTGGCCGCCTGCTTGCTCGAACTCCGCGATGAGCGCGAAGGTTACATAATCCTTCTCGGTGAGTTGATGCCATCCGCCAACACTCGGAGACTCCTCTTGTCCCATCATGCAGTGAAAGACATCTTCAGTCCGATCTTCGTTACCCGGCCTCCAGTTTGGATTCCCGAGTAACACGTTCACAGGTCTCCGCGTCGCGCATCGCCGTGAGTGCAACTCTACGATCAGTTGAGCGTTCTCTCTGCAACCCAGCAGGCGCACGGAGTCTGCCTCCGCAATCACCTTCTGTCGAACAAACTCAGCCGGAGACAGCGGAGACGTAAACGAGTCTCGCCCCGGCTCGCTAAACCAAATCGCTTTACCGGCGGTGTGCAATCGCAGTTCGTCGATTCTTTGAGCAGAATCCATCAAGCTACCTTATTCGAGTGTGATCACCTGGTCAAACACCCTCTGGAGTTGTTGGTGGTGTGTAATGATGATCACTTGGTATCCCTGGGCTCGCACCAGTCCCCGTAGGTTGGTCAGAGCCGCTTCCAGACAGTCCAAGTTTCTTGCGTCGATCCAAGCCGTAGGCTCGTCCAACACCAGCATACCAATTTGACTCGCGAACATGGAGTTCAGAGTCCACCGGTAAGCCAACGCCAGCACGGATTGCTCCCCGCCCGACAGGCCTTCTCCCGGCATCACGGTACCATTTGGGAAATGCGCTATGAAGCGCAACTCCTCATCTGTTCGCACCCAGAAGGGACTATCGAACTGCTCCAAAGTCTCGTTTATGCCGCTTTCCATGCGACGTAGCGCTCGTCGATGCACTCGTCGGGGCAAGTTGTCCCGGTGCAATACCTCTCGCATTCTCTCCTGTTTTCGCAACCAAGTCTGGGCCCGCCCGCTCCTGGAGAGCAAAGCCTGTACCCGCCCCAGTTCTTCCTCTTGCTCCGCAATCGAGTTCTGATGAACCGCAATCGAGTTCTCCGCGACAGCAACCTGCTGCTTCGCTTCCGCATCAATGTCGAGGAGACGCTGAGCCTCGGCGACCTCCTCGTCACCAACCTCATTCTCCTGGAGCTGCTTCTCGATCTCGGCGAGTCGCTCCTTGGCCGCACGGTGCTTGCCCTTCAACTCGCTCTTCTTCTCGTCAGCCTCTCGGCTCGCGCCAATGAGCCCCCCGTCGTCCTCGTCGTTCGGGTCGCCGCTGAACAGTATGCGAGCAGCCACCGCCGCGCTGACGGTGGCCTGTAAGTGACCCTCGTTGATCTCCTCCGGCTCCTCGACCTCGCTGTACTCTTCCGCCGCAACACGTGCAGCGGTCAGTAGCTTGTTGTGCGCCGTGGTCTCGGCGGCGGCCTTGGTCAGAGCCGCGTTATACCTCCGCCACACGGCGAGCTGCTCGTGGCGAGCCTCTTCCTCCTTTTTGCGAGCCGGAAGCTCCCGCTTGATAGTCGCCAGCCTCTCCGCCGCGGCGTCCCCGCGCAGATCCGAACCACACTCGTGGCACTCAGCCAGGCCCGCCTCGGCGGTCTCGATCCACTTGGACCACCGAGTCACATCCGCTTTCGCTTCGGACCAGTTGGTTCTCAAAGTGTCCTCATCCGGGAGATCCGGCTTCTGCGGCGACGGTATGACTCTCTGCGACAGCTCGTTGTACTCGGTCTCCCTCGCGAGCCGCCGCTCCCACCTCTTCTTGTCGGCTCGATACGTCCTGAGCTGCTCCGCGGCATCCCGCTCCAAACCCTCCGCAGTCGTCAGGTTCTCCTGGGCCACCGCCGCGGCGTGCTCCGCCTCCCGGGCCGCCCTGAAAGCCGCCTTGGTCTTTTCGAGCAGCCCAGTCTCTTTTGACTTTGCCCCGACGCGCTCTTCGAGCAAGCGGTCGCGAGTCGCCCGTCGATCCAAAGCATTCTGCGCAATCTTGCGGTCCTGCGCCTTGAGCCGCCTCTTGCTGGCTGCGGACTTCTCCTTCTTGGCCTGCTTCAGCTTGGCCTTGTACTCACTGACCCGCTTGCGAATCCCATCGGAGGTGTCGATCACCTGGCCCGCAAGCGGCCGATCAGCTTCAATCTGCTTACCCAGGGCCTCCCAACACGCCTCGCCGTGCGTGGTCCGGCACAGCCGGGCCAAACTCTTAGCTCGCACCGTCGAAGACTCGTTGAATGGAGCGGTGAGATCGCTCTGCCCGACAAACAGATAATCGTCGGTGAGCGTGCGATCCATCCCAAGCGTCCGCTCAAGCCAATCCCGAATCTCGTTGGCCTTGGTGAGCGGTTTCTCCAACGCCGGACACACCAGTCGATGCTTGCTGCCGGGTTGCAGCGTCCGGCTTACCTCGAACTCAGTGCCCTGGTGCTCTGCGCAGAGCTTGACCCAGGACAGCTCGTGAGCCTCCGCCTGCTGGCGGATCGCCCCCGCCTTGCCGCCCACGACCCGAGCGTAATCGTTCGTCAGGGCCAAATACGGCCCCGCATTGATCGCGGTGGACTTACCGGAACCGTTGGGACCAAAGATCCCGATCAGTCCTGGCTGGAAATCCCAGTTAAGCGACTCGTGTTGGCATATCTGCCGCAACTCCAAACTCAACAGCCGCATATTGTCTCCTCCCCATCAAACATCGTAGATGAGTGTCTCTCCCGATAAACCTGCGGGTCCCGCAAGTACGCTTCGAGCCAGTGCTCGACCCACGTGTAGCACCTATCCCGCCCACCATTTCCCGAACCTCTTAGTAGCTGGCGAAACTGGGGCTTATTCGCATACATGTACCGCAATCGTAAACTTGCATGCGCTACGAACCAACTCCGTTGCTCCTCAGCGAGTTGCTCGAACATCGCTGCGCTATCGTGAAACACGATGGCTCCGTCCACAACTGCCTCTAACACCAAGCCAGTATGCTCCTCGAACTTCCCTCTACTTATCGGTTGCTTTGGCATCCACTTTCTCCTTGTCCCGAGCCTCTTGAATTGTGTCCCAAGCGGGCCACGGGGGGTTTGCATTAAACTCGCGAGCCAGCTTGCGAGCCTCCCCGCGACTTGCACAATCGGTGCGACGATGATCACCCAGGGGATCGGCGTACGAGTCCACAACGTAGTAAGACATACGCCCCGGGTCGCCGTCGCTCTCGGCATAGAACCTAAGCATCCAAGTGCTCCGCCCGCATCTTGGACAACTCCACAGCGGGCTCGTCCGTGCTGAGCAGTCGCTGGAGACCTTCAAACACCCCCGGCTCCTGGTCTTCGTCCACCTCCTCCGGCAAGCACCCGAGAAGTGTGAGACCCTCCTCACCCAGATCGAGTTCCTCGGACTCACCCTCCTCACCCTCCGCCAGCTCCCCGATCACCTTGGTGAACAGGTGGGCTCGCCGGTCAATGGCCTTCAGTAGCCGCGGCTCCGTACCGACCAGTCGTCGATGATACCGAACGTAGATGATCGGCCTGTGCAATTCCACGGGCAAACCGGCTTTCACCGCCCGAACCTGCGCGGCGTCGATTAACGTATCGAGTTCCTCCAGGAGATCCTCGACCGCCTCCTCCATGAGCAGGTCCGGCGTCTCGATCACCGCCCTCGTGGGAATCTTCGCGACCTTCACACTCAGATCCTCGTACAGCATGAAGACCGCCTTGTCCCGCTGCTCGCTGATCTCCCGCAGATTCGTACTGCCCGGAGAAAGCACCGTCAACTTTTGTCCGTGGGCTCCCCGTGTTTCGAGCTTCACTCGCTTGTGGTAGTCGCCAACGATCAGCAACCTCGCATGCGGAATGCGGTCGAAACTCAACTCGGGCGCCGCGACGGAACCCATGAACTCGTGACACACCTGGTGCATGACCAGAATATCCGTGTCCTCGGGAACCCTATCCAGGGCCTCCTGCAAGCGATCTGGGGGCGTCCAGTCGATTCCCCACAGCTTGTACCCGCCCAGATCATAGCAATAACCGTCAGATGGCTCGTGGATATGCTCCGGCCAGCGGTGTGCTGAACCGAACCACGGCTCATCCTGCATGTCATGCTGCCCCTGAATGTAGTAGAAGCCCACGGACTTGGGATCGCCGTTTTCCAATTGCTCCATCCTGCGCCGAATGAAGTGGACCGGACCCGACTCGTTTCGTTTCTTCTCGACCAGATCCCCCGCCGCGATGACGCAGAAGCTGGGACTCGCCGCGCTGGGATTGCCAAACTTCTCCGCCTTATCGCAGATCCACTGAAACGACCACCGGGAATCTCCCGACAGTGTCGGTCGATCAGCCCAAGCGTAATCGTCCAGGTGAAGATCCGCCGTGATCATCGCGAGCCGCTTATTGTTCGCCATGCTTTCCTCTCACTTCGTTAGCAATAACGTTATTGTGGTTACTCAAGAGTACCCTCCGTCAAAGGTGTTGACCGGCTACAAAACTCGTCCAGGTTCTCGTCGCCACATTTCCCGCAAAGGCGAATCCGAATACGGTCCGGAGACTTGAACAACTTCCGGCACTTCAAGCAGGAGACAACGCCCGGAACGCTGGCCACCTGCTTGATGTGATCCGGAAGATCGGCATACTTCTGCTTCGCCCGGGGTCCTGACGCTTTCATCGCAACCTCCTTGTTGCTGTCGGCTTATATCACGTTTCGCTTGCTATGCCAAGCTCCTCTTTCAATCGCTCAAGCACCTCGGCGTCCTCGTGAATGTTCTCCAACGGAGTCACATGGTACTCCCGTGCCAGCTCCACCGCAGTCTGCTCGGCAAACCTGCGGAGCTGTTCCAAGGACACCTGCCGACCCTCCAGCGGCACGTAGGGCTGCGAGCACCGCGGGCTATTTCCAGCTCGATACTCGTGCTCCGGCTCCTCCTCGCCGCCCTTGAACACTTGAACCATATACCCCAATTCGCACGCCGCCCACAAGATGTGATTACCCGTGCAATCCCAAGCTACGTTCCGATCCGAGTATTCGTACTCGTTGTCGAAACAGAGCCAGTTGTTCTTCTCCGCCACTTCCTTCGCCTCCCTGGCGCTGAAAGTGGTGAAAGTCTGCTCGCAGCCCTCGCGGTCCTGAAACGTGTATAGACTAACCGTCGCCATCATTCGTCTCCCTGTCTGGACAGTACCAGCACCTCGCCCGGTACTTGGGCTCCTTGCTCTGTTTGCAATGCACCTCGTGGCCGCACTCCAACGTCAGCATCACCGACCCGGTGCCGGTGGGAGCTGACATTGGGAAGTACCGCTCTCTCTTCACGATCTGTCGCAGTGGTTTCATGCCTGTCCTACTCCTTTCCGCCGCTTCTCGCGAATCTTCGCCCACAACTCCATGACCTCGGTGGGGTTAAGAAACGGGTTGTACACCATCACGTTCAAGCTGCCGTGTTTCTCCAGCAACTCGATCTCTTCTTCCGTCGAAAGCCCCCGGCGGATCAAAGCATGATACCGCCAATCTTCAATGTTGGCATACAGCGCATACCCATAATACGTCTCGGACGGCAAGTACCCGGCCCCCGGATAGTGCCGCCCTTCAACGCGACTCTCGAACACGCGATACACGTCGCAGTCGTACCCGTGCTCCTTCAACAGCTCCTCGTACATCAGCAGCGAACCCCGGGCGTACTTGTTCTTCCCCCATCCCTGCGAGCGGTAGGTGTTTGAGCTGCAATAATCCACCTGCTGCCAGATGTTCGGAAGCGGCTCGAAGGTCACCCGCGGCCACAGTGTTTGCAGCCTCGCCGCTCGAACCCTCCGTGCTTTTCTCACCGCGTCACGAATCCGGATCACATCGGCGAACTGCTTCAGTAGCTGCTGATGAATCTCCTCTTGAAGATCCTCCGGCAGCTTATCGAAGTTTTTCCGGCGTCGAGGTTGTCGCCGCTTCTGAGCGGCTCGAATCAACCTCGACTGCTCCGCGAAAATCACCCGGTCCTGCTCCCGCAAGTAGGCGCCAACCGCAGACCACTGTTTGCGATACCACCGAGCGTAGAGCTTGTTCGCTTCACTCACGGCTTGTACAGTTCCAGCTCCGCGGGCGTCATCTCTCGCAGCTTGCTGCGGTCGATCCGGCATGCCTTCACCTGCCGATCACCAGCTTGCACGGGTGCTTTGCCGATGTCCACGATTAGTCCTTCTCGCAAGCAGACCTGGGCGGCCTGCTCGTTGTCGGCCCAGTCCTTCAGGAAGAACTCGTCCGCAGTCGCGTCGAGCTGCCCCGCGTGCTGCGGCAGGCTGACACTCAACTGCTTGCCGCCGCTCTGGTCCTCGGGCTTCTCTTTCTTGAAGATCAGGAACACGGCGCGGCCCTTGCCATCCGCGTACTCCGCAAGCCCCACCCCGACCACGAGAGTCGCCGTGGGTCCATCCGGGAAAAGATTGAAGGGTGAGGACAGTGCGAATTGAATAGGTTTCTCCATCTGTGCGTCTCCATTTGAAAAACGATTGCTTAGATTAGTCTGTGGTCTCATCTCTCGAAAACGTACGGGTGCCTGCGCCACTCAGCGGGCAAGCAAGAAACTCCATGTTAGAGTCTCCAAACAAAGAAAAGTCCGGGAACTTCTCTCCCTCCGCTTTCAATCCCCGCACCGACCACTTCGTTGTGGTCAGCTCTTTCATTGCGCTCACGGGCACTCCCCAGCCCATTCCGTAGCCTCTGCTGCCCCAACCAACTTTCTTCCCCCTACTCGAAACCTGCCCGGTGTTCATCACCTTAACCGGCCGCCCTCGCAGCCAGCGAGCCATGGCGTCGAAGGGAATCACGACCACCTCGCGAATGTTCTCCGCCAAGCCGCGATTCAACTCGGAGATCAACTGGGACTGTGCCACCTGGTGCCGATGGTGCCAGAACCAGTAGTAGAGCTGATACCCGCGCTGCACGAACTCAATGTCCCGCTGAACGCGAATCTCGTACAAGATAGCAGAGTTGGTATTACCCACACTCTTGCACTCGAAGCAGATCTCGTCCCGCCACTGAATGTCGGGGCACGTCGCATACTGGCTGTTTGTCCGCAACCGCTGTCCACCCACCAGCGCCACCGTGGCCAGCTCATAGAAGTCACCAGCGAAGTGGCGACAGGCTCCGTGGTTCAACAAGCGAGTCTCGAAGAGTTGGAGCTGGCGATTCTCAATCCTCGGCGGGGGCAGGTCCGTTCGCTTAGAAGTCGTCTTCGTCCCACTCTCGTTCGCCGTCACCATTATCACTCCTGTTGTGAGTCGCCTCCAGCAAGCGAAGATTGTCGATGGCGTTATTCTCCTTGTTTCTATCGAAATGGTCCACGTCAAAGCCTTCCGGTATCAACTGGTCGTGGTAAGCCATCCACACCAATCGAGACACCGAGATCTCCTTACGGCACTCGTTATTCACCACGACCACGAACTTATAGGGATCTCCCCGTGGCCTGTCGCTCTCCCACCGCTCGCCACCGCGGTTCGTCCGAGCGGTGAGCTTGATCATATAGCCCATCCACGTCTTGCCCGCCCGCCTTTCTTTCCAGATCACGCCCTTCTCGAAGTCCACCTCGATACGGCCTGCCCGTACCAGCTTGAGAACATCCGCGTCGGTGAGCATCCCCCACGTCCGTTCGACGTGATCCGGCAACTTGGCTATGTACCCTGCGTTGCTGCGCCACTTCCTGTAGCAGTGCATGCACTTGATCTCTGAGTATTTACTCGTCACCTCCTTGCCGTCCAGCGACGTGGCCTTTTCTCGCCGCGTGACGACATAGTGTTCTTTCTTGTGTGCCCAGTGACCCGAACACACGCATCCGGATTTCTGGGCCACGCCGTTACCTCCTGGCTATACCTGAATCGACCGCATCTCCCAGTTGGGTAGCACGATCAGGATGAACATACTTCCACGAGAATGCCCGTCTTCTCGCCGCATCTGTTCGGCGAAGCTCCGAGCTGCGGCTAATTCCCCGAACCGCCCAGGATACGTGTGAGCGCCCTCGGCGTCTCGCCACCCAACCCAGTGGCCTTTCTCGGCGGACGGCAACGGGCGAACAACCGCCAATCGCGTTGGCTCCGCCGCCCAAGACGGCTCAGCCTTCGAGTCGTAATCCGGAGGCCTTTCCACGGTCTTTCGCCAGATACCCCGCTGCACTAGCTCCCCGTGTCTGCGGGCTATTGACCTCGCCCTTTGGCGTTTGCCCTCGCGATCCCGGTAATGAAACGCAATCTCTGCCCGAGTCACGTCGCGACCATGACAAAAATAGTTGTCCCAAGCGAAACGACCACACACCCCCTCGTCGGGCTTCAGCTCTCCAGAAGCCAGAACATGGTCCCAAGCCTCTCGGGGGGTATCAGCTCGTCCTCTGCGAATCGCCATCCCTCTGCCTCCTCCGTAGTCTCTTCAGTGAATACGACCATGACCCGCTCTCGAACTTGCGAATCACCATGAGAAATGCAGTATCAGGATACTCCATCTCGTCCATGAAGTAGACTGCATTTTCGTAGAGGGCCCGTTGCGTACCGAACGGCCCAAAGATCTGCGGCGTGCCGTGCTGCACGAGCAGCAAGAACTCAGGCGGTTTCGTACCGTCTCCGTGCTGCGGCAATCGCAGCGGCGTAATCAGTCGTGTTGGCACTGCGGCCTGCACGTCCACGCTTCTCGCGCTTCTCCCCGCTTTCTTCCCGATGTACGCGCACACGCCAATGTTGACACAGTCGGTCAACCGGCGGGCAATCGTATTGGGATCGGACGAGGCCCCAGGAATCGGCGAGTCGTGTTGCCGACGCCAACGAGCGTAGTCCTTCTCAATATCCCCCCGGCAGATCATGCCGTTGTAGGGATGCCGCTGATAGTTCTCCAACACGAACCGTAAACACTCCAACCGAGCCGCGGAAATGATTCGCTGCCCGTGTGAGAATCCGTTCATCAGAATGTTGTAGGCGGCCCGGGAGGACTCCGCGTATCTCGCCATACTCGATCTCCTAAGGTTGTTGCAAGTTGATCTTCATCAGTGAATCCACTTCCGCACATTCTCCTCCCAGTTATCGAGAGCCGTCTGCTGTCCCTCGGTCACCGATCCCCAAGTTTGGATCTTCTCTTGCATATCGACAGCCCCCTTGCGAATGCTCTCGAACATCTCGCCCGCCTTGTCGAAAGCCTCCTCCGGCACCTCCTCGTCGATCAGCTCGACGATAGTGTCACACTGTTGACTCGCTTCAATAGCGCTCATCTAGTCCTCCTCTATATCTGCTAGAAAAATCTCCCGAGTGGCTTGCTCATCCGGAGCCTCAGTCACCATGGCCCAGTCGATCTCGAAATCCATAACAACCCGCAGTGCGTCCACGTGCGCTATCCTCCCTGATCGCAAGTGCTGCCGAATAAGCTGCACCTCATCCGTGTGCTCGTCAGACATCCGATCAAGAAGCGCAAAGCGCGCCTCCATCTCCTGTGGGTGTTGCTCCACGTAATCCCACAAATCATCAGTGCTCATCGCCTGGTAGTTCACCACGACCCTCCAGGCCCTTCGGCGAAGGTTTCAGCCAGTGACTCACCTTACACTTCAGCGCTCGCTTCACCAGTCGAGTCTGCGCCTGGGTAAGCCGGAACGTTAGCGGATACTGGAACGTGGCATCGCCCGCCCCAATCCGTGCAGCGTCCCGCAAGTCCTCGCTGAGCTTGTACAATCGCATCTTGGTACACATCCTCGCGAAGCGTACCACATGCGCCTCGATAGACACGAGCGGCACTATCGCGTTTCGCGGCTTGTACCACTCCAGCTTCTTCCGCCTACCCTGCCCAACAAATTTGACCAGGATGTAATAGGTCGGCGACTCACTTGCGTCGGACACGTTTCTTTCTCCTCCTTCTTCTCTTCTTCTTCAGCGTGGGGTGTTCCTTGCTGCGATGCAATCCCAGATCCTCCAGGACCTTGAACACCTCGGCAAGCGTCTTGGTTCCAAAATTGGGAATCTCTATCAACTTGGTCTCTCGACCGCAAGTCCTACGGTCGTCTACGAACCACCTGCAATCGTCGCACGCCTTCCTGGGCCGCCCACAACATTGAAGCAGCTCATGTAGATAAAGCATCCCATGATCCTCCAAGGTATTGACCGTCCGCAGACTCAACGCCGTATCGGCCAGTGGGGTCTTTATCAGCTCCGCCAGTTTCCGCTCGGTTAGCATACGCTCCTCCGTTCGACTAGGGCATCCCGTCCTCTGGTATCGTCGGCGCCCGCCGCTGACGTAAAACTCCGTAAAACTCACTCGTCCGGACCGGGAACTGCTTCCGCGCTCGCCCCTCCGACTCCGACTTCCAGGTCATCGCCTGGGCATCCAGAATATCCACCGTCTCCTTGGCATTGCCCTGCATCAACTGCTTGGGATAGATGCACGTCCGACCTACCGCGGCCGTGATTGCCGCCAAGGCTGGATTGCTCGTCCGACGCACCTTGCGAGACTCCTGCTGAAGCTCGTCGCTGTCCATCCGAGCCAGCTCGACAGGCGGCGTCGGCGCTCGCTTGGGGACAAGCGCCAGCACTCGCTGCAAGAGCCGGTAATTCCGATCCCTAGCGGAGTAATCGGGGGGCTCGATGGTGCAAAGCACGAAACCCCCGTAAGCGTCCGGCATGTACTCTCGATAGTAGCCGGACTTGCAGTGCTTGATCCAGTCAAGCGGAGCCGCCAGCAAGTAGCTCTTGATCGGGTACTTTCGCTCGGTCCGAACTTCCACCAGGTCAAATGGCTGGCGGGTCGCCTCGAACCGCGACGAGATCGCATAGATCCGAGCGAACACCTCCAACACGTACTGCCGACACCAGCAAAACGGGCAGATCCGATACTTGCGACAGGAGAACGTCCCGCCCTTCGTTTCCGCAACACCAGCCGGAGGGCAATTCCCCAGCCGACTGAGTTGCTCCGGCTCCCGAATACTCTCCCAGCCTGCCTGCTGAAGAACCAGCAGACGGGCCCGCCACGTGTTTATCAGCCCGAGGGACGCGGCTCGCACCTTGCTATCGTCCGAAACCTCCACATCCACCCCCCTAGTAAGAGGGGCCAGAGCGTAACGACAAGCCGAAGCGGCCGGACCTTGCATCACCCGGGTCAATTCGATCTTCCGAAAGCCCGATTTCACCAGCGATGTCATGCTTCAACCTCCAAAATAACGACCCCATTAAGTGGGAAAACAGCGACCAGGATTTCCAGTCTACCTTATCTTTTGATGATAATGCAACCCCCCAGTATCAAAAGACGTGTATCCGGTGGCTACCGCCATTACAGCTCACGGAGGAAACCCCATCCACTTCGTTCCTGGGGTTCCTCCTCCGCTGTCACGAAAAAATCAAAGACCAACTCGCTGCGCAAATGCCTGTCGCTGTCCAATTCGCTGCCAGAAAACCCCGATGGGCCCAGAGCCGCCGTGCGAGCCCTCTGGGCCCCTCAGGCGACTCCGAGTCCCTTTTTCGCTCGGGAGGCTGCTCAGAGGGAGCACAGGGACGCTCAGACTATGCTGAGCTAGAGACCGGACCAGTCGATCTCGTCGGGGTCCGTGATCCTTGTCGCTGCCTTAGCCCCGTCGGGTGGCACGTACCAGAAGGTCAGCTTGTCGTTGACGTTCCCAGCACGGAAATCGCAAAGAGCCTTCGTCCGCTGCCGTCCAAACTCGGTATCCATGTTCCGATCAGCTACGCGGACGTTATCACTGTCCTGTCCGCCTCGCCACACCACGACGTGCGAGACGGGCAGTTTCTTGCTCTTGGCCTCCTTGGCCTTCCCAGGTACTTCCAGCTCGCCGTATCCGGCCAGTTCGTACTTCTCAACCCACTGAGCCTCGCAGCTCTTGCAACGGACTCGCACGAACACGCGGCCGTTTACGCGAGGCAGCCTGGGATCTTCTCCCGCCTCAGTCTCAGTGGACCCGCACTCTGGACACTTGTCTCCCCGATAATTTTCACTCGGTGTCGGCATCTGTCCTCTCCTCTCCGGGATGGCGCGCCGGGGTGCGTTCGCTGGCCTCCCAAAATTCCTTCTGATCGGACAGCCTTCTGTCCATGTCGCTCTGCCGCTCCAAGTACAGGTGCATGTCGCCGACCAGCTCGCAATAGAACTCGTGCCACCACCGCCTGATCCACTGTTTCGGGTGGTGGTAGCCAAGGATCTCCGCCGCATGCAGGATGTGCAACTGGAAGTGGTGCGGCATCTCGTCTACCTGTCGCAGGTACTCCCCAACCAGCTTAGCCAGCAAGTGCTCTCGCATGCGGAAGCTGAGCGGCTTGTCGCCGGGCTCCTCCGGGTGACTTCTAGGGATCGACGGTCCCGTGAAACTTCCACCCCCCGGATGCTCCGGGGTGTCGATCACGCGGCCCTCAAAAGCAGACAGCATGAAGCACCGCCGCAACCAGCGGCAGATCAGCTTCGCCACGTGATCCTTGGGCAGCCCATCCGGTCCGCGGCAGGCCGTGATGAGCACGGACTGCTGCATGAACGGCAGCTCGTGAACCCAGTCCTGTAGCACGGATCGGTTCTCAGTGTTTACCAGATTCTTCATCCGGTGTTTCTCCTTTCTCTGGCACCTCCAGATGATCGTACCCTCGAACGACTAGCTCCTCGGTCCACCTCGCGTCACATGCGCCGCAGTGGCAATTGCGATAGGCCAGGGAGTCCCCGGAGGGCTCGAAGGCCTCGCCGTGAACGTGCCCAGCGCCGCAATTCGGACACTTGCTGCCGTCGTAGGCTTCCTTGGTCTGCACGTCCGCGATGAGTTCGCGCAACTTCTGGTGATCGTATTGCAGCGGTTCACCATCCACGTTGGTCGGCTCTCCGTGTCGAAGTGTCTGGTACATGCTAACGTTCGTCGTCACCTCCAGCCCAGCAAGTTCCTTCCGCCGCCGGTCGCCGAGGTACTTGTTCACAATGTTGTTGAACCGCTCCCGGTCCGTCGCCAGTTCGTCGCACTGCCCGTCCAAGAACGACTGAAGCTGTCCGTGAACTGTGTCGCTGGCACTCCGATCCATTCGATTCGCTACACCCCGCAACAAGCCAATGTGACTGTTGATGGCGCCCGCGTCGATGCTCAGCAGGTACAGGGCCAAGGCCTCGTCCTGCAAGATCCCCATTCTCACTTGCGCCATCCGACGCAACCTCTCTCGAATCTGCTGCCGCTCGAACCGATCCTGTTGGTACGAGTCTTCCCTCGCCTCGTCGTCCCAGCCCTCTCGGTCTTCCCGCTCAACGGGAATCCCGAGCAAGGCTGCGGCCTCACGGGTCATTTCTACGCTCATACGGCCTCCTGTTTCTGTGTTTCTACCACTTCGCACAAACCTCGCGGCAGGAAGAACCCGGCCGAGGCGTCATCGGTGGGCATGGTGTTCCAGAATTGTAACGTGCTCATCTGCGGCACGTCTTCGTTTCGCATCACGTCGAACGACCTTCCAGCACGCTGCCGAAAGAACTCGCAGCATTGCTGCTCCTCGCGGCTAAGCCCCCGAGTTGGAGGCTGCCCGTCGAAGATCTGCCGTCGCAGTAGAGCTTCCGCGTCCTGCTTGATTCTCACTACAATCCCGTCCGGGTGTTTGCGGAACGTGGGACCGACAACCTCGAAGCCAATCACGGTCTCTTCCGTGTGCTTCCCGAACCCCACTTTCTTTCCGATCTTCTTCACCCCGATCTCCGCCCGGGCCCCGACCGACGAGTTGGCGTGCAGGGCCGTGGCGGATCTGTTCCCGTTCGCGTCGATAAACGTCAAACTGATGTAGTACCAGTTGGCGTATGGCACGTTTCTCGCTCCGAAGGACACACTGACGTGGTCATGCTCGGGCTGCCCGCTCATACGTCCGCTCCGCGTGCTCGGGCCCAGGCAAGCTGGAGTCCCATCGCCCGGTCATTGATCTTGTAGATCACTGGCACCTTCAGGCCCCACCTGGCTTTCTTCCTATATCGCCACCAATTCATCGCCTTGTCCAGCGCAGTGGACAGCAGTCCGCCCTTCCACTGGTCCTGGCTGTCCTCGTGGTCTAAGGACGCTGCAATCGCCATGGCCCGTCGAATCCACTTCGTACCCGTGAGCCTCGCGAGATCGGCCCCGTTGTTCTCGTTGGGGTCCACCAGCCCATCCCCGAAATAGAATGCCTGGGTACGGTGCTCAATAATCTGCCGAGCCTCTGCGGGAGTAATCACAGAGAAGAATCTCGGTTGCGCCAAGTTTGATCGGGCTTGCCGACCGGGTCTCCTTTTAGCCATGTTCCTCGTTATGGTTAGATGTTAAGTGTCGCTTTGGCTACGCTCGTTCAGCCCTTGCGCGATCTCCTCATCGGTTTTCTCTGCGACTTCTTCCCAGCGAAGTGCCGGTCTCAGGATGGCGTACGGCACGCCAGTGACTTGAACGCACTCGATAGCTGCCTTCGCACAGGCCTCGGCAAGAGTGAGCAGCTTGATCTTAGCGTGACACCGGACTATCTCATCGTTCTGTGTCTGGTAGTCTTCGTGATGCTTGGCAATATCGGCCTCCAGACGCTCAATCTTGGCTGCCATCTCGCTCATCATCCGATTATGGTCTTCCTGGGCCTTGAGAATGCCCGCGTGACTGGCGAACCGCTCGATCTCCTGAAGCCGAGCAATCTCGTTGTCTCGCTTGCAGAGACCGCAATCGCACTTGTCGCCCTCGCTGAGCATTCGGCAGCCACCACGTACTCGTAGGGCTTCTTTGAGCCGCTCGATCTTTTCGTCGGCCTCGCTGTAATTCGTCCAGCAACCATGCTCTTCCGGCGTCATGTACGAGTCGCCGGTCTTCTCGTGTTTGCGCTGCGTCCAGCGGGTTAGGTCGCTCATACTTCATTCCTGGTTCGAGTTATCCACTAGATTCCCATGCCGATAAATGGCAGCGGTTCGATCATCACCCGCTCGTAGTCCGAGGCGAGAATTGCAAAATCGCACTCGTCAGTCGTGCATTCGAGCCAGCCATCTCGCTCGACGAGTGACTTACCGTGGTCACCACGTCGCGGCATCCTGTGCGGCGGGTGGCACTGCGGACACTTGCCCGTTGTTCCTGGCTCGCAGCGAGTGAACTCTGCGATGACCAAACATCCGTCAACTTTACATAGGGCGCGTGGCATTGATCACTCCTGCTCTGGATCTGGATCTGGGTTATCGCGTTCGGGAGCTTGACCCCCGGCTCGGAAGTCCACCAACCCTCTCCACAGTTCCGGGTACTTCGGGTTGACCGGGCGCGATCGCTTTGCCAATAGGCACGGGTCTTGCTGTAGCCGCTGGATCTCCTCGGCGGTCAACGGCCGCATGACTTGCGGGGGCTGCGCGCTCATTGTGTTTCGACCTCCTCGTTACGGTTGGGTGTAAGATCGTTGATCGACTCCACGTCCATGCTCGATATTGCTTGCGCCCCCAGCTCCTTCATCGCCACCCGGGCGAGATTGGCCAGGTTGTGCGAGAGCTGATTCAGATCGAGCGTGTCTCGTGGAATCCAGTGCCACCGAATGATCATGCCACTTCGCTTGTAGGCATCAACCATGTGCCAGACTTCGCGGTAGGCTTTTCGCCGATGCGAGTTTTCCGCCGCCTGCACTACGTATTCACAATCTGTGAACACGTCTACGTACATCGTCGAGCTTTCCTTCTTGCGGGACAGCCAGTGAAATGCGTAGATGTAGGCCATCATCTCCGACAGGATGTTGGTGCCCATGTTAGCACCCCCATAGACCTCCTGTCGCTCATTGTTCTGCACGTTGATTGCCACGCAGGCCCAGCCTGCCTGGTAATTCCAGTTGCCCGTGCAAGAACCGTCTCCAATGAGCACGTAGTCGCACTCACGAATCCTGAACAGTCGAAGCAGATCCGGAATCGTCCGAACTCCTTCCAGCGCCTCCTTGAGTCGCTTGTTCTTCGCACTCTTCCGCTGCTTGAGGGTCTGAAGCTGCATCGCTTCCGCTTCCCTCTCGCTGTCCTCCTGGGAACACTGATCCTCGCTCGCCGGTACTGGGCGGCGAGGCCTGGGCACTAGCTTCGGACGCTTCACGATGTTTCCTTTCCGCAATGACCCAAGCTGCTTTGGCGTTTTGGTCCAGGGCGTGGAACTGCCTATCAAGCAGTGCGAGGGTGTGCTTGGTGCCACCACTCAGTTCCGCCAGGTCCGCAGATTGAACGGACTTGCCGCTCTCTTTGACCCAAACCATTGGTTTGGCCACTTCGTTGAGCGATCCCTGCCAATCGAAGATGACAATGGCGCTCCGCAACTCCGGAATCCGAGAAAAGACCTGTTTGAGCAGATCTTCCACTAACGTTATTGCTTTTTCGTCAAACTGAAGTGCCCTCGCCGGGTTCGTTGGGTTCGTCGGGGTCTCCGTCATTATCTTCCAGATCCTCCACTTCCTCGATTTCGTATTTGAATGTGCGAATGCTGTTGTAGAAAATATCGTTGCTTAGATTCGCTACGCGAGTCGCAGCGAACACGACAGCCAGAAATTGAGCAGGCCAGAATGCCCACATCGACACGAATAGCAGCAGGGTGAGCCCACCGGCAACCCAGTGGGCCAAGCAGAACGGGCAAGTCAGAATCTGGGCGACGAAGCCACGAAGCCCGCCTCCTGAGACGGCGCTCAGGGCCCGTGTACGAAACGATAGCGTCAACTTCGAGTGACGCATCACCTCGACGACTTGGCTTACCGCCAGGCCGAGAATCACGATAGTGGAAAGTCCGATAGTGCTATCCATCATCGTCTCCGTCTATGGTTCCTCGGTCCATGCGGATTTCTCGTGGGGTGGTGCGGTCGGCGAGTTCCGTCCGAGTGATACATGTCGTTGGCGCCGGTCAAAGCCAGCCCGCCAATGATGCAGACAAGAGCTGCTGAACACGCGGCCGTCCAAAAGCCGACAAAGGGTACTGCGATGACGTGACCCACCGCGATTGCCACCCACAAACCTCCAGATCCAAAACTTGACATCGCTACACTCCTGCTTCTTCAGCGGCACGTTCCAGGTCGGGATGCGGCCAGTGCAGGGTCTGTCCCTGGTCCGGCGGCGGTTCCCCGCTGAAGTGCCCCTGTAACTCCGGTAGCGGAAGCGGCGGGGTCAGTGGGATCTCGTGGACCCGGAAATGCCCGGGTTGGATACGCGGCTCGGGATTGCGGTTGGCCCGCAAGATCCCGAGTCGCTCCAAAAAGACCTTGGCACTGCCCGCGACCTTGAGCGTCATCGTAACTTCCTCTACACTACTAATGCAATCGTTGCAACCCGATACTGAATCCTTCCAGCATCATACTCCATTGAGTAGCTGGTTCCAACCTGTCATGGAGGATCGAACATGTCCATAGCAATTCGGAAGAGTCACACGGGCGTCTTCACAAAGGGCAGCCACTCCAGCCACCGGGATTCGGTCGAGACCAGAATCGCCCAGCAGCGGAAGCTGAAACTCGACATAGAGGACCACTTGAAAGCAGCCGCCTGGGCCATCCAGGACGGCAGGCTCCCGAACCTCAAATACCTGCTCCCAATCATGCTCAATCTGAACGGGGAGCCGTACACGCTCGACGATCACTTTCCGTTCGAGCCCTTCTTCAAGACTCGAATGATCCACCGGATAGTGCTCAAATGCGCTCGGCAGGTATCCAAGTCCACGTCGCTGGCCACCCAGGGAATTATCAGCAGCAACTGCATCCCGTACTTCAACACGTTGTACGTGACCCCGCTGTTTGAAATGATTCGCCGGTTCTCCTCGAACTACGTGGCTGGCTTCATTCGTGAGTCGCCAATCAAGCGACTCATGGTGGACAGCCACACCACGCAGAACGTGTTGCAGCGCGGCTTCAAGAACGAGTCGAAGATGTTTTTCTCGTTCGCGTTCCAGAACTGCGACCGTACTCGTGGATTAAACACGTCCAAGAACTCATTCGACGAAGTGCAGGATCTCGACCCATCCTTCATCCCGATTATCAACGAGACAATGTCCGGCTCGAAGTACGGCGGGATCGAGCAGCATACTGGAACCCCGAAGACGCTGAATGGAACGCTGGAAAAGCTCTGGCTGGATTCCTCCCAAGCCGAGTGGCACATTTTCTGCCGGGCGTGTGGTTACGAAAACATTCCATCGCTCGAACATGATCTCACGCGGATGACGGGTCCGGACCACGTGGACCGCGAGATCTCGGAAGCCCACCCTGCCCTGGTGTGCGCCAGGCCTCGCTGCGGCAAGCCGATTTACCCGAGAGACGGGCGCTGGTTTCATCACAACGAAGAGTTGCTGAATATCGCCGAGGGCTACCACGTGCCTCAGCAGATCATGCCGATGCACTACGCCGACCCCGAAAAATGGGGCGTGTTGCTTGGCAAGCGAGCGGGCTTCGGCTTGATCACCGATGCAGCGTACTGGAACGAGGTGTGCGGAGAAAGCTACGATGAAGGCGCTCGGCTGATCACGCAAACCGAATTGAAGCGAGCCTGTGCTGATCGTCCGAACGACCTGAGCTACGCCGCCGGACACATCGGCGACTACATTCACCGTATGGTCTCTGTGGACTGGGGTGGCGGTGGACAGAAAGAGACCTCGTTCACCGTCGCGTCCGTACTGGGCATGAAAGCCAACGGGGACATCGACGTGCTCTACGCCTGGAGGAGTCGCACGCCACACGATCACAACGCCGAGTGCCGCGAGATCTTCCGCATCATGGCCGCCTGGCACTGCACGCACCTGGTCCACGACTACAACGGAGCCGGGGATGCCCGAGAGACCATTATCGTCAACGCCGGTTACCCCTCGCGGCGGGTCATCCCAATGGTCTACCTGCGAGCTGGCCACGGCCCACTCATGCGTCGAAAAAACTACAACCCGAGAACGGGCGAGCGAATGCACTACCAGCTTGATAAGGCTCGAAGCCTGGTACAGTGCTGCAACCTGATTCGTTACGGCAAAATCAAGTTCTTCCGTTGGGACGGAGCCACGGATGCGCCGATCATCTCCGACTTCCTGTCCCTCACCGAGGACATGGTGGACAGTCGGCTTGGCTCCGACGTGTACACGATCATTCGCGACGAACAAGCAGGCCCGGACGACTTCGCTCACTCGGTCAACATGGGGGCCTGCGCCCTGTTCTGGCGAGTTGACCACTGGCCGAATATGGCGGAGTTAGCGAGGCTCGCACTGCATCCGGAGATCCTGCGAATGCTCAACCCCTCCGAAATCAACTGGGATGCCTGGGGCTAACGAACAATCTTCAACCGGTGCTGCTCCCTGGCTGTGAACTTCGCGAGCTGCTTGTCCCACCACGCGGGCTGCAAGATCCAACCCCGGTCGTGAACGCCCACCAATGCGCCGGAGTTAGCCAGGGCCGACGTGATTCTCGCGGGATTGATGAGAGTCACCTTCTCCTTATCGAGCAGCTTGAGTAGATCGAGCTTGTCCAACAACATCCCCTCATCCAGCGGCAGCAGCGAGGGTCGCCGCACGTCGCTGCGGGCGGACCCAACCAAGAGTTTGCCCTCAGAAGCCAGATGACCCAGCATGGAGCCCAGCGGGTCCGCTGTCACCTTGCGGGTCTCGTGAGCGATCCATTGTTTGGGAGAAACCGTATCCAACCAGCCCGGCAGTTGCGGTTCAACAAACTGGCGAATGTCTTTCGCCACGGAGATCAGCCAGGGCGGATTCCTGCCGGACCCCCAGTGCGACAACTTGAAGTGACGCTTGGCCAGATCGGCCAGGTACGCAGACGTGAGCTTGCTGAACGCATCAACGGTCGTCTCCGAGAAGATAATCGGCTGATCTGCCCGAACGATATGCCAACCACCAAAAAGGATCTTCGCTCGGGACACGAACCAGGGGAGCGACACCAAGCAGTTGTGGCGATGCGTCCCGCCGATATTCAACCACTCGTTCATGGCCTTCTTATGAATCGAAGCCGTGGGCAACTGCACGAAGATGGGCCAGCCGTGCCGACGCTCGGCTTCGGTCGCCTGGTCTTTTCCATACCGACCGGAGAACTGGTAGTTCGTGCAGCCCATAGCATCCGCGATACCCTGCCCGGCCAGCTCCGCCCCGGCGCCCACCAGACCTATGCCCGAGGTGGGTTGTCGATACGCAGGAGCCACGATGTTGGCCATGGCGGCAATGAAACAAGCCCACAAGGGGCCCGCCATGTCTGGATCTTCCGCGGTAGCATCCAGTTCCGCAGGGGACAAATCGCAGGGGCGGAGCAAGTTCCGGCCGGGCGTGTCGGGCGTCGGTATCTGTGCGTCGTACGAATGAACATCGCCGCCCGCTGTAAGATAGTAGTTTGGAAGCAGCAATCGACTGTTGCGGAGATCCCAGCCTACCGAGTCCACGCCGTAGCTGTGCTCAGGGCAGTGGAGCTGGATCGCAATGTCGATCAGGTCCTTGCTATGCCGGGAGTTTCCTCGTAGGACATGCCCCCTCGCGTCCAGGAAGTCCTCCAGCCAGTTCCAGGTGTCCTTCTTTAGCGCCTCTTTCGATTCGCAGAACTCGAAAGCCTTGCCCTGATGCAGGATCTCGCCACGATAGTACGTGTAGCCCGTCGTCTTCTGATGAATGGTATCGCGGATTCGGATGATCGCATCCGACACGAGTGGCGAGTGCCCTTGGCGGGCCTCCAGGAACCAGGAGTCGTCGATCTCGGCAACGAGCACTGTCGGGGAAAGAGGGACAACGCGACGAACGGGCCTGCTGGCCGACAAGGTCCGAAAGTGCTTGCGGACTTTTGGATCGCAGCGCTCTAGCACGCGAGCGGGCTCCAGCTTATCCATCTCCAAATAGTAGAACAGGTCTTCAATAGCCCCATCGTCCAGCTCCTGGACCAGTTGTGTCATGGCCTGTGGCCAGGGCTTGGAGTGCCGAATGATCCGGCGAAGCAGCTCTTGCGGCGGGTAGTTGGTGATGTACCGCCAGAGACCCGCGTCGGACGTGTCTTCGGGCCGCATGAGAGAGATCCTGGCTCCAGCGACAATCGCCTGCTCGACAAGCGTGCGGTCGTAGCGCGGCATCCAGATCACCGGGCGAATGCCCATGAACTGCTTCCAGCCATGCAGCGTCTGCGCTCGCTCCCGGCGATTGTCTTCCGCATGGCAGCACACCAGGGGCAACGGCCAGCCGGACGCCTCGAAGTTCCGGGCCTGCATCCGAATGGACAGCACCGGGTCGTCGATAGCCACCACATGGTTGCCGTAGCTGACCGCGACTTGCGGGACCTGGGGGTGCAGAAGCAGCCCGGCCTCGTTGCCGAACGACGACGAGGCCGACGATCCGTTGTGGTGAATGGCTCGAAATACGAAGTCTTTCTCCGGGTCCCCCTCCCGACCCACAAATAGAAACCCCGAGAGCTTTCCCGGCAACTGCCAGTACGGAAAAACGAGCACGTCGCCCCATTTCCCTCCCCGGAAAAGCCGGTGTTCAGAGGAATTGCGGGTCTGGTTCTCGGAATGCGGATGGTAGGCCTGTTCTGCCTCTTTATGCGAGACCCCGCCCAGAAGTTGCCCGAGGCCCCGATTCCACCGATCTTGCGAGACGCCGCACGCTAATTTCAGGTCGTGTACCAGACTGATCGCGGATGTGCTACCATGAATGAGGTTCTGACGGACCTGCTGCCAGAACTCGGCAAAACGGTTACAGCGACTGGTGACAGCGTGATACCGCTGGAGATTGCTTTCGGCAGGGTCGATGGAGAAACCCATCTTCGACAACTTGACGATGGCCGATTCCTCCGAAAGCTCCCAGTGCCTCGCCACCAGTTGCACTATGTCGCCCGATTGCAAACAGTGTTGACAGGAAAACCACTGGCCCTTGCTGACATGATCCTCGAATACCAACATTCGATTCTGACGACAGAAAGGGCACGCGGCCCGCGCAGGGAGAATATCGGCGGAGTAACGGATTCCAAGCGTCTTGAAAACTTGGTTCCATTGTAAGGACGCATTCACAGTACAGCGAGGGAGTGCCATGGCTACCATTTTGGATCAGGTTGACGACCAGAGTCACTGCGACTTTCACATGTTCGCAAAGCTCTATCCTCTCCCAGAGTATGTCAAAACCGCGGACACGGAGCAAGTGTGCAACCCACAAGGGCTGCCCTCCAACGCCTACGGCGACGTGCGGACCCGCAAGTTTCCTTGCCACACCAAGGCGGCTACGCTGGTCTCATGCCTGTTTTTCATCGAGAAATGTGCGGAGATCCACCCGAAAATCGCCGGGTGGATCGGCAAGCGCCTCGACATGTACGCCGATCACTGGGGCATCCGGCCCGACGTGGTGGCGCTCAAGGAGAAACACGCCTCACTGCACGCAGACAGCACCGCGGGGCTTCCCGACTCTGCCTTCGCCTGGGTGATGGCCGGGGGTGGACAAAAAGAACGTCGATACCCGCTTCGCAACACCATGGAGGTCAAGGCCGCAGCACACTGGCTCGGCCAGTACCGAGACCAGCTCTACTACGCAGACCGGCAGCGGATCGCCCAGAAGATCCTCGACAAGGCCGCGCAATTCGGGGCCGGGGTCGGAGAGGACCTGGAGGACATGCTGGAGAAGATCGCGGGTCGAGGTGTGTACGACCCCGGCAAGGTCGCCCAGATGCTCCGGGATCGCGTGAAAGTCGGACACAAGGTCAAACCCGCAGTCGCCGAGGGCATGCTCAAGCTAGCCTCGGAGATCGAGACGAACCCGATGCTGGCCGAGGATCTGCCCAGCTCCATTCAGCTCTGCACCACCGTGGACCAGTTCGACCGTGAACACGGGGTGGTTGGCAAGTACGCCAAGGCGATCCCGCGTCCCGAAGACGTGATCTTCGGAGGCACACTCAAGGCCGCCGAGGACTTCGTCAAGAACGCCTGCTGCATGGTGACTGGCTCTATTTACGACCGAGACCAGTTCGGTTCCCTGTCGCCGACCGCCGTACGCGAAGTGCTAGGTAGCGAAATCGCGCAGGCGGTGACAACAGGTCTTCGCATAGATCCGGAAAAGATGGCGGAGGTGGCCTCCACCCTGCCAGTTCCCGATGCCCAGACCCTGGACCGGCTTATGCTTGAAGCCGGGCAGCCGCCCTTCCGAAAGGACGCGACGGCTCGCGGGGTGACTGAGGATGACGCGGAAAAGCTCGCCAAGACCTACGCATTCCTCCAGAAATTGCCGCCACCGCGGGACGGTGTTACCACCGCGGAGCCGACAGGTGTTACTGGGTCTCGACTCATCGGAGCCTAACCCGGGTCCTTGGCAGTGACCAACACAAGCCGCCTGTCCCGGGCCACGTCGTCAGGCTTGCGCCATCTCGGGTCGTAGCCCATCGCGGTCTTGAACGCCCGGCGGGCGGTGCTTACGCAATTCTCGCCGCGGCTCTTTCTTCGTGTGAAGAACCAGTGCAGGCTCCCCACCCGCCGATACGGGGTGCCTCGCTGTTCCAGGGCCTTGGCTGCCAGAGCCTCCTGTTGCGCTGGCGTACCGGGTCCCCGCACGACACGGATCTGCGGGTAGCGATTCCAGAACTCCTCCAAATCAGCTCCAATGACCATGTCTGGAGCGGTCTGGGCCTCTACCACAATACCATCACCAGCGTAGATGGCCACGTGGTTCCAATAACCGGGCGAGGTGTTCCCCACCTCGGTCAAGTTGCGAGTGACAAAGAGATCGCCCGCCTTTATCGTCGTTGGTGATGTCATATCTCCTGTCTCGCTCTCGGGTTTCCATTAACGTTATTGCGAAACTCCTCCCAGGTCATCCGGCAGATTCGTTCCGCCTCCTTGGTCTGCGCGGGTTTGATCCCGTACCAACCGCTATCCACGCGGGCGATGTCGTCGCAGAGGACTTGCGCATTGTCCTCGTCGAGGATCGCTACGCCGTTGTGCTCGGTTCCGACAAGTCCGCAGGCGTCGTAGGCTTGGTAGGTGACGACTCGGAATCGCCGGATTCCTTCACCCCCATCGCGTCCAGCCGAGCCTGGAAGTCCTTGGCCTTCTGTTTCGCGTTGGCCGATTCCGCGGCGATCTCCGCCTTCATTTTCGACTTCTTCTCCGGCTTCTCCTCCGGCTTCTCCTCCGGCTTCTCCTCCGGCTTCTCCTCCGGCTTCTCCTCCGGCTTCTCCTCCAGCTTTTCTTCCGGCTCCAATTCCAGCTCCGACTCCAGTTTCGGTTCGGGCTTTGGCTTCGCCTTCCCCCGGCTCCTGCCTCGCTTCTTGGCCCGGTCTTTCCGTGTCGAACGCAATGATGCGGTCAAAGGCGACTCCACGGAAAGGCCCAACTCTTTTAGCAGCGATTCCGGCAGTTTGTGTTGACGACATACCAACTCCTGCTTGTGTTCAAAATAGAGGAGCCCACTGTCACGGTTGTCCCATGCCATGGTTCTTAGCGCTTCTTCCGTGAAGATGTCCCCGTTACGATTGGGCTTGTTTGCCCTAGCCAGCACCACGAAGCACTGGCTAAACTTCTGAACTCTCCCCATCGGGATCTTATCCTTGGTCACGCGGATTGTCCTCCGTACGTTGCTTGCTTATATTCGTCTTGTTGGGGTGCTTGCAAGAAAAGCGCCTCGTTTCCAGTCCCTGCACCTTGAGAGAGGAGGGCGGAGACCTCGCACTCCATACTGGCTCGCCATACGCGGGGTCGGCGAGTATGTGTTCCTCAGTTTCCCCGTCGTCGAGCAACTCCTGCACCCCCACACAGTGCGAGAGCAGCACGTCCGCTACTTCCCAGATCTCCTCCCTCGTCATTCCTGCGGTGCGCTCAGCGAACTCCTCTGCGAGCGTCTCCGCGACAATGTACGCCTGGGATACTCCTTTTTTGGTTTCTTCTTCGCACATGGGATCTTCCCTAGAAGGATCTTGGTGTCACGTAAGAGCTTCACGGCTTTTCGCCGCTCGGCCGCCATTTGTTGCCGCGATTCTTTTTCCACCTGGAGCTGCTTGAGGCACTCCTGGCATGTCACTTTGTAGTCTTCCTGATTATCAGGTCGCCGCCACCCGCTCCGATCCTTCATCAGGAAGGCTTTCGGAGCCGAAGGAGTAAAGCCGCACATGGCATGCCACCGATCCTTCACTTTCGCGTGAATCAGGTGGCCGCCCTTCGGTCGAGCCTTTTCCCAGCCGGGTTTAGCGGATTTACTGCTCATCGTCTTCATCCATACCAAACAAGAATGCCGGGTCGCTTCCCTGCTCCACTAACAACTCGGCCATTTCCTCTTCGGGCACTTCTTCGCTAGTTTTAATCGCCCAACTGCCGGAACAATCACCTTTCGTGATGTCGTGGCTAACCTCCTCCAGTGTGTCCGGGTCGTACGGACCGCGGCTGAGGATCTCTACTTCAACTACCGTACGGTAGAATTCTTTTTTCTTAGTCGAGGCACCACTCATGTTTCATGTCCTCCACAGTGTCGTACTCGGCAACGCCCAGCACATTAAACAACACACTGAGCAGCATCACGACGTGCTTGCCGCCGTGCTTGCCCAGATACGTACCCCAATCGCCATCACCCAACTCCTCGAAGTTGATGGTCCGCCCGGTCTCCGAATCCTTCGCCCGTAGTTGCAACCGAACGTCCCGGGGCTCGCCCCAGTCGTCCGGCCCCGTCGCGTCCTTGCGGAGCTTGACTAACGGGGTATTCTGCTCACATTCGCGGGCTCGCCTCTTCCCGCCGTCGCTGGTATCTCGGGCGTTACCTCGTGATACTGTGCTAACCAATTTGCATCTCCCTCCACGGTTACGTTGTCCGGGTCCACTCCCCTCGTGTGCGGATGAACCATCTCCTTCATGTAATAATCCAGCTCGGAGTCGAAGATACCACAACAGCCATCGACCTCCTCGCCGTCTTTCTTCACGGCGATGCAGTACACCGAGCCGTTACACCAGTCCGTGTAGATCTCCAGGAACCTCGCGGCGTCCTTCTTCCGGTCCTCGTAGGTCTTGGCGCCCATATCGTCGGCGTCGTGCTCCCAGATGAGCACACCTGCCACAGAAACACCGTCCCAAGGACAGTCCGATCCGGGCGGCCCCTCGCCAGTGACAAACCAGCGACACTGGCCATGCTCGTAGTAACCCAGCACGAATGCCAGCCCTTCGTCGAGCTTCAGTTTCAGTCCCGGGTAGCCCGAAGTGCCGTCCTGGCTAATCAGTAAGTACGGGTCATTCGGGTGCTTGAAGTTGTTGTGATTCGTGTTAAACGAATACGGCGTCCACATCCCATCGCAGTCCTTGTGCGGCGCGATCGGGCCCTGGTCCACACTGAGAGTGACTATCACCTCGGACGTGTTGGGCGCCCCGGGCAGCTCGTAGGGCACATGACCATCCGCGGTCAGTCCCAAATCAGATCGCAGGTCACCGGTCTCCGGCGGCTCTTCCCGTGCCGCCTTGAGCACCTCTTCCAGAGAAAATCCCCCGGTCTGCTGGCACTTCTCCCACAAAGCCGCAAGCAGCCTCTTATCCTGGAACCGCTCTCGCATTTCCGAAGAAGCAGCAATCTCAGCGAGTCGTTGCTCCACTAGCCAAGCAAACGTTTGAAGACCCCCAGCGAACGCGCGGGAGTCCGCATGCGCTCGATTGACAGTATCAATAAGTCTCCGCACGTCGGAACAATCTTGAGCTGTTAGTTTCATGTGTCCTCCTTTAGTTTAAGCTGCGCATCGGCCCGACGAACAATCTCTCTCAAATCTTCCAATTCTACTATTACGCGGTCGGGCTCGTCGTCTACCGCATCGTGTGTCTCCAATTCGACAATATCGGTAGCGAAAAACTCATCCGGCTCTCCCACTTTGCTGCTTGTGCCACCAAGCAAAGAAGCACGAAGCGTAGAATCCAACTCGCGCTTCTCGCCCGAGGTCGTATACGTTCTGCTGAAAATTAGCTGACGAAACCGCTTCATGTGTCCTCCTTTGCCATACTTACTTCTTTCTCGTGAGATCTCGAAAGTGGTTGAACAGGGTCGTCTTGAAAGGCTCAGGAATCGTACCAAGATCCTCCCCCTTGAGCGCTTCATGCAACTGCGGCTCCGTCACTCCCAGGGCTTGCAGTTTCCGAGCAAGCTCTTGAGCGGGGTCCATGTGAACCGCGATACGACACCAAGTCGCGAGCGATGACAAGTCCGCGGCTCCAGGCAAGCAGATCTCCTCCCCCTTCAAGTGCAATCCGCGCTCTCCAAGCCTCTCACGAATTTCGTTGAGAGAAACCTTGCCGAAGTTCCGACAATAATCAAACGCTTCCTCGGACTGTTCGACCAGCTCCCGAACGGTTCCTATGCCAAGTCGAACCAGAGCCTTTCTTGCTCGGCAGCCCAACCCCAACTCCTTGACTGATTGGTCGAGGACCTCATCGGATTCAAACATATCGGATTCAAACATCGCTCTCCTCTTCGTCTACCGGTGAAATGATGTCAAAGCAACCACAACACGTCTCTTCTTCCGTGAAGTCCAAGGAGTCCAGGATGCTGCTCAACAGCGAGTCGGCGGCATCGTTATCCTTGTCTCTCAGCTCGCAAAGACGCCGCAGCAGCGTCGGGAAGCTCTCTTTCGACACGACGCAGCCCAGCTTGCGAGCAAACACCTTGCCGCCAACCATCGTGTCCACGGGTCCGTAGCTGTCTCCCCGCTCCGGGGAGTTGCAGATCTCCAGGTGCGAGTCGATGCCCTGGTTTACCGCCTCTGCCACGGCCGCAACCTCGTCCTTATCGACGAGCGTCATTGGAAAGGACTCACCGTTCATCTTCTCCCGTATCTGGGCGTACGTGATTATTGCCACGCTGTCCTCCGTTATTCGAGACCACTGTGAGCATGAACCGTCTGAATCAGATGGGCCATGTCCCACGGGGTCGGGTTTTCAAGTTCGATAGGGCAGTTCTCCCAGTCGCAAAAGCTCTTGATGGACTCTCCAGCGTCCCTGAATTGCGCCAGCACGGCGCTGAAGCTGGTCCAGTTGTCGTAAACGTACAGATCTTGTTTGGAGACCCCCGGTTCGTTGTGGCCGTTACAGTCCCAAAACATGGGATTGGAAATGGTGACGTGAACCAGCTTGTCCTTATCGAGCACTCCTTTCCGATCCACCAGTCCCTGGCGATCAAGCACCACGTATCCGGACTTGCGACACTCGGCTATGCTTACGTCGGTTCCGATCAGATTTGACATGCTGTCTTCCTCGCATTTGGACAACCGAGTTCGTGAGAGGGCTGCCCATTGATAACCAGCGCTTCACATTGACTGCACCAGACACGAACGTAGCCATCCTCCGTCACGTAAGACTTGTCGAAGCCCTGACGACGGATCTTGGCAGCTCGTTTAGCCTCGGGCGACTTGGCGCGAGGCTGTTTTACACTTGCACTCATCTGCTTTCCTCCAACAGATTCCACACTTGGAACAGGTCGTATTGGTTACCCCGTTATCGTACGGGCAAACGAGCACACGATACTTCGCTCGTTTCATTACCGTGCGCCGATAATCTCGGAAGACCAGATCCACTTTCTGCGGCGGATGATCTTCGTCGTCAGCGGCCAGATAGCACCGCCTAAAACCCTTGAGCCTCGGTGGGACCGCCATGTCCCGATCAAAGCTCAGCCACAATTGCATGTTGGGCTGCCGTCCAAGCTCGACGATAGCGTCGAAGTAGTCGGGGACGGCCCACGTCCGCGTGTACGTGAAGAACTCGGTCTCTCGACTGCGTTTGACGATCCTGATCCACTTCCGAACGTAGCGTTCGTTGTAGAAGTCACCAACCACGTGCGGGCGAAAGACCCGAACGAAGTTCTCGCGTATCTCGTGGACCATCCACGGAACGAACTCTTTTTCCTTGCTCGCCTTCAGATTTCTGGCCAGGGCTTGCTGCACTCGCGGGAGATAGTAACGACCCTCGCAACCGTAGCAAAGCTCCTTGCAGGTAGGCGACGCGCCAGGGCAGGTGATGTCGGGCGGAATGCTCCAGCCCCAAATCAACTTACCCAGTTTCTGATTGCCATTTTGAATCAAGGGGACTCACTTTCTTAGGCCTCCAATGTTCTGATGTCTTCCCCGTATCTTTCAGCCTCACATCTGCTGTACGCGCCAGACATGCGGAGGCAACACCTCCGTCTCGTCGTCCACTCTGTACCCCTGCAACCAAATCGCGAGTAGGTGCAGGAAACTCCCCCCAGCCGCGTACGATGCCACATGGTGATTGGCTGCCGCATCGTCTTTGAACTTGGGTTCGGTGAAACCAAGCCCTTCCACGTCTCCCGGCGCGTCGAGCCGGGAGATCGTAACCCTTCCGCTGGAATCGTTCGTGAGAATCCAGCCTTCCTCCATTGCCTTGTTGGCGGCCCATTTGGGCCATAGGTCAAACGGTTTCATTCGGAATCTCCGGGTCCTCCTCCTCGTCATCGTCACTGTCTTCGTCCGCAGCGTCGGGGTCGATGTACGAGAAGCTATGGTCTTCGTACATCTGCCGTCCTGCTTTGAGTTCCGGCGAGGGCGCAGTATGCACCTGCACGTAGACGCGAACTCCATCGAGAATGCCACCGATGCACACGAATGGCGTATCGGTGCCACTAACATCGCAGTGCAAACCCACTTCAACGTGTTCAGAGTCTTCTTCCGGTTTCATGGCCGCAATCAGTGTCGTCAACTCTGTCGTAAACCCGGAATAGACTTCCGCGCCATCGTCCTTCCCGCCGACAAATTCCGTGGGGAGTTCGTAGATGTCCACACACCAGCTCAGCTTATCCGGCGGGCAAGTTTCCGGATCGTCGAAGGGCCAGAGCCGCCAAGTAAATGGCTCTCCCATTCCAACCAGGGCCAGGCGCTCCATGACCTGCTTCTCTACCCAATCCTCATCAGGAATCTTCATTGGTTTCTCCTGTTACAGCCTCTCGGATCACCTCACCCCAATAGCCCTCCCTGGCTAACTGCATGGTGTGCTCCTTGGCCTCGGCCATCGAATCGTACTGGTTGCTGAACGTGTCGCTCGTATAATACGACGAGCTACCTATTCCAACTCCTCGCCCTCCGTGGCTCTTGTTAAACCACAATCCTTGTAGCGTCGTGTCGTTGACCTGGAGCATCACGTACCAGGGCCACGAAGACTTGTCCCACACACTCTTGATCTTGGCGGGTTTCTTTTTAGCCATCGGCACCCGCCGTCTCTTCATGTAGCTGCCGGGCTTGCCGCAGTACCTCGCGGCGCTCTTTGTCCAGGGCCACGAGGTCTATATCGTATAGCGCGGCCACAACCTTGCGGGGTTGTTCCATCGACTCCCACACAACGTGTCCGGATCGCTCTAGCCTTTCCAGGGCCTCCAGAATCGCTTCGACCTCTCGGCCGCACCGCTCCCAATTGTCTAACTGCTCTCGCGAGTGCTCGCTCTTAGCCATCTTCTTCACTGCTCCAGAAAACGTGCCCGCAGTTCGAGCACTCGTGGCCATCTTTCGCGTCTAGCGGAATCTCTTCGTGGCAGTCGGGACAAAGTCCATCCTCGTACTGCTTGTACACCGGCAGCTTCGGGGCCTCCGTGGGCAGGTTCGTGAGCCAGACCACCGCGTACTCCAGCCCTTGTTCCTTGCAGACCCGCGTGATGTCCTCCCAGCAATCCCCGGGCATCTCCTCGAAGTCCGAGCCCTCCCCGTGATCGTAAGTGACAAAGATGTCACTGTACTCTCCAGGCTCCCCAAACTGGTGCCAGGTGGCGTGCCGCCTGCCCTCGTGCGGGTCCACGAAGTCGTTGAGCCACTTCTGGAAGTCCTTTCGCTCGTACCACTGCGGCACGTTGAGCTTGAGACACGGATACACCTCCGTGTCGTTGGGCTGAATCGCCTTGTCGGCATCCATCGTGATGGGCACCAACTTCGCCAGGCAATTGCTACAGCTCTCACACTCTTTGTCCACGTAGGCTCCGCAAATACACGGCCTGCGAGTCTTCGCGAAGTGTGCGGTCCACTCGTCCCAGTCCCTGGGCCAGCTCTTCTCCTCCGCATACATCGCGTCGTGGTGATGCTTGGTCACCGCATCCAGCAGCGGAGTCTCGGTCGCCCCCAGCAGCAAGTGCGCTGCGGAGAACGGAAAGCCCGCCTTCATCGCAGCGCAGATGTCGCAACTCGAAGTGTAGTCCTCGCCGGGATGCTCCTTTTCGACAGCGGCGGCCACGTCGGCCGCAGCGTCGTCGGTCAGCTCGAAGTCCACAAACTCCCCGCTCGTACCGAGTTCGGCGTTAATCCTCATCTGGAAAGCCTCCAACACCGTACAGGTATGTGTCGAAGTCCCAGCACCCCTCCAGCTCGGTGCCAAACTGGGTCTCCATCTTCAAGTATTCGACGCCACGATCCTTGAGTGCCGCCTTCAGGTAATCGTCGCCCAGATACGAGGCAAGATCGCCGACGTTCAGACCCCAGCCTCTCTCGCGGAACGCGGCCTTGCCCTCCTCGGTATTGTCGATCCAATCCGTCACCGCCCGCTGGATCGCCTCCAGCAACTGCCCTTCCGACTCGATCTGGTCCTTGGTCTGCGCTCGCACGATGCAAAACGTGCTCTCACCATCTCGCTGTACGACAAAGTGAAAGTCCCGCAGATCCTTGGGCTTCAGCTCTTCCGGGGGCTCGCCAACTGTTCGACATCGTATGGCGCCCGCGACCAAGTCATCCAGAGCCGCCTCGAACCCGGCATTGCTCTGCTTGGCCACAATCGACATGAGAAACTCACAACCGCAACGCAGCGCCGCAAGTGTCGGCGGATTCTCCTTGTCGGCCACGGTCATGCCCACAAGGCCGTCCTTGTTGGGCATCCATGCCACGTGCAGGGCGAACCCCTCCACTCCGGTCGCATCGGGAGGCGGGAATTCAATGGTCATCTTTTCGTTTCTCCGTGATTTCTTTGAGGGCCTTGATTACGCCTACGCCACCGAGCTGGCGGCACAGAAAGCGAACCTGGTCCTCCACGCTGCCATTGTTGATCGCGCTGGCGTGACCGGCTGCCACGTCGTGCATGAGATCGTCCAGCTCCTCGTTCTGGATACCCCAAATCTCCGCAGACGCAACCGCCTGCTCTTCTTCCCCGTCACCGAGGATCGAGTAGGTGAATTCGCGTAGCTCCAAGTCGATACTCTCTTCGGCCTCTTGCAGCATGGTTTTCACCTTCATAGCACAATCACCCAGTAGCGAGGTCAAGACCTCGCTCGCGATGCCACTATGCTCGATGTGGATCTCCAAGATCCTCTTGCCTTTGATAGTTGCCATTAGTCCCCCAACCATTGCGGGAAATACGCCTCCATGACCTCGGGATCAGTGTTCATGTGGTGCGTCCACAGTTCCACGAAACCCGGGGTCCCGGGCGAGATTGCCTTGTCGTTCTCGTCGAAGATACAGTCCACGCCATCACTGAGCCAGTGGGTGTCCCCTGACGGCAAATGCTCCAACTCAAACCCGTTGAAGCGCTCATGCACTGCGAACACATCGTTCATCACGAGTGGCAAAGTGAAGCTCGTAAGCCCCTGACCTGGCCCGTGCGGCCCGTGCCGCATCAACGTGACCTCCGTGGCCCTCGCGAGCGTCATACCGTGCTCGTCGAGCTGCACCGCCTCGCGGAAAGCATCGAGCCTTTCCTGTACGAGGCTGTCTAGTTCCGGGCTGCCTTCAACCGGCTCACCCGAAAACTCCATCTCCGCTACCAGTAGTACCTGTACTTTCATCACCACTCCGGTTCGTAGTTTTCGGGCATGTCGATGGCGTCATCACCAGCGCCCATACCAACCTCGCAATCGACCTGCTCGAATCTGTCGTTGGACCAGAAACCGCCCTCCGTGCCATCCGAATCCTTCGCAGCGACATCGTCCGGCAGATCCACAGCGGGCAGGTATCGTAAAGTCGCCAGCGACGAGGACCGCTCCCGGATTACGACCTCGTGGTACGGCTCGCTGCCCTCCACGAAGGTGTACATCTCCATAGTCGTCGGAACGTACCGCACCGCGAGAGTGCCTTGCTCCTCGCACCACTCCCGGACCTCGGGCGGCAAGTTCTCTTTCGCCACGAAGATCAGCACGCGGGGGTTGTAGGAGGCGACAGAAGAAATCACCTTGACCCTCCCAGAATCCCATTGAACGCGAATGTTCAGCGGGTGCCCGTGCTTGCTCTTGATCCCTATCTCCACGATCTTCCCATGCCGCCACTTGCTCCGCTTATCGTTTGTCGCCTTGTACGCGACTCGCTCCCCAACCTTGGGCCAGCATAGATTATTCATTTTATCCTCCCGAGTCCCAGCTAATACTGGCGAGCTGGTTTTGAATACAGTCCTCCGTGGACTCTTCCAAATGATCTTCCTCGTCCTCGTCCAAGGCCCCGCGCTGTGCGAGTTCGTGGATCTCCTCGGCAGCCGTCTCGATCTCGCTTGCCACCTGTTCGCAGGCACTGGCCCGTTCTTCCAGGAGCTGCCCGGTGTCACCCTGCTGCAACCCCTCGGGCATGTTGTCGAATTTCTCCCGCTGCTCTTCACCCAGCTCCTGCATTTGCGAAGCCAGTTCGTCCAGCGCGTCTGCCACATCCTCCGGGGGATCATCAGCAGAAAGTTGAGCGAACTCTTCCTCCAGAGCGTAGAACTGGCTCATGTACTCGCTCACTGTGAGCTGACTGGGCTTGGGGAACGCCTTGCTGAACTTTTTAACGCCGCGGCCGTAGCCGAACGGTTTGGGTCCCCACCACCAGTGATAGCTCTCACCCTTGGCGGCCACGGGATTGTTCTTCCGGGCCTTCTTCACGAAATGTACTCGGGGCATGTTAGCTCCTTACTTCATATCCTCGCTCACGAGAATCGAGCGGCAGATCCGCGCGAACCGTAAGCTGGTTAATCCACTTGATCTTGTAACCATCATTAGTATGGTATCCATGCAGGTGACCGCACCGCTGGTGTTGAAACTGCAACTCCCTCCCTGTGGGATCACTGGAATTGCGGTTCTTCTCAACTCGCGGAAGAAGAGAAATACGGGCGTCTCGTCCAACCGTAAATCCTTTTTGACCTCGCCGACGAGTAGCCTTGTTCCAAAATTTCTGCTGCTTCTCCTCGTCTTTATCCGCAACGGCTTTCTCGAACTTGGCCTGATCTTTCTTCAGTACGTCGGGCTTGATTACTTTATCCTGCCCAACAGCCAAGCACGCCGTAGCCACGCACACCCGGAAGATCGTTTCGTTGATTCCCCATCGTTCTTTCAGCTCTACCTCAGAAAGCTCCTTTTTTTCCGACCTGTGTTGCCGAGAACCCTGTAGCGTTGCCTCCAGGGTCTTCTCTTTGTCGTACCGCAAAAGCAGCGACGAATCTTTGTCGTCGTCCCACTGCGTAGTAACAACCATCTGGCGAGGCCACTCGTCCTCTGCCAAGGGCTGCCCGTCCGCTTTACAAATCATATTGAATGCCGCGATCCGATCTGCAATCAGAATCGCCCGGGCACGGCGACCCGCATTTTCCAGTATCCCTTCGGGTAGGTGAATTACGAACCCGGCGAACGGTAGCCGGAAATGTTTGCCCGGAATCGCCAGGTTGATATTGGATAGAATATCCCAGTACGCAGGCCAAATACGGTAGTAGACCGACTCGCAAAGATGCCAAGCGCACTCACCAATCGCCGTGGATTGGTGATGCCAGGACATTTGCCCAGAGCCACTTCGCTCCTGCACTTGGTGCAACAACGTGTCGTAGAACGTGATTACGTCTTCGCCGGGAAAGTTCTTTCTCTCTCGCATGTACGCGGACTTGTACTGCCCAAACTGCATGCGTTTGCTCCTCCAAAGAAAAAGCCCGGCAACGGACCGGGCTGGGGTTAGCACTAACGTTATTGGCGAGGTCAAGCTGCGTTCAGGTTTCCCTGTACACGCTTGAGTAGCTCACTGCTATCGCCGTTGACCAGCTCGATGGCTTCGAGTTGGTCGAACAGTTCGCGAAGTAGCGTTTGGAGCATCTCCTTGATTTCGCGAGACTTGTCCGCCTGCATCTGGAACTCGGCGGAAAACATGCTTGGCTCGTCGAGCGACATGTCGGAGAAATCGGCATGCCCCGTACTTGTGTCCCGAATAGCCAGTCGCAAGAGATCCGGGGGATCTCGGATTCCTTCGTCATCCAGAATAGCCCCCAGGTAGTAACGAATCTCTTCCGCGTACGGGTTCTCGTCGTTCTCCTCGGGCGGCGACAACAACATGGCCTCGGTCATCGCCCAGGCGCATTCACGAGCATCGGCCGGATCGAAAGCATCCGGACTGGAGCCCGCCAAAACATTGCACAGGAAGATGAACGTCGGCAAGCGCTTGTAAAAGTCGTCGCTCGTGACAACCTGAATCGCGGCCATCAAGCGATCAAAGCTCTCCTTCGACAGCTCGTCGATGGCGAAGTCGTCCTCCAGTTCCAACTTGATCGTCTCCGGAGCCCATTGCAAGGCTTCCGTGCCGTACTTGTCGATCACCAAGACCAGCATCGTCGTGGCGAACGTGTCACGACTGGTCAGGAGATCTCGAACTCGTTGCTGTCGGCTTGGCATCCTGCTTCGCTCCTTCCTCCATAGCTCGAAGAATCCGCACCAACATGGTTGCGGCGTCCCAAGCTACGTAGTGCGCGGGCGGCTGCTCAAGAGTTCCCACCATCTCCCCTGTTGCGAGATCGTAGAACTTGTCACCGCCGAACCACCTAGCAAAGCGGTCCTCGTAAACAAGCACCAGCGCATCGTGTATCTTGGCGTTTCCCTGGCCTTTCTCGTACGCGACCCTGATTGCACGTAGTCGCTTCACCAGATCGCCGGATTGCCGCACTTGCTGGCAAATCCGAAACGCGGTGAGCGACTCGGGCGTCACCTTCCTCAGGACGAACAGATACAAGGCCAGGAGCACAATCTCCATTTCTCCTAACGTGGCGCCGTCCGGCTTGGACACACCACAGACTTCTCGAAGGATCATACGACCCTCATCGGGCGGATAATTCAGAGCCGCCACGACGTTCTCAAAAGTAAACGGCGGTAGTAAGGGCACTAACGAAGTCCTTGCGTAACGGGAATGTCTACACGATAGCGATGGATCGTTTGACCCTGCGGGTCGCCAATCGTGTTGCCTTTGTCATCAACGGGGTATGGAGCCCCTGGGAACTCCACTCTCGCGTTGGAAACGCCGCCAGTCTGAGTGGCGTACTGAACGGCCATATTGCGAGCCTCTGCGCCTTGCAATTCCGTGATTGCCAGACTAAACGAGGTTTGCGCGGTCTTACCATCCTTGTCACTCTCGACAACGACAGTGGCCTTTCCGCTGATATTCTCCATGCCTACAACTGCCAAAGCCATCGGGGTTTCTCCCTTGCAGAATAGAGGAACGTGGTTACGTTCCGCTAGTCTAACAGGGACTACCTTGTTCGCCTAGTCTTCTTCTTCGACTTCTTACCTGGGTCAGTTTCTCGGTACGCATGACAGAGCAGCACCCAGCGCGACAGCAGCGGCGCCGCCTTCTCGAACTTCTTCATCACGTACGGCAGGTACTGCGAATCGAAAATGTCGTCAATCAGCCCCAGGATTCTCTTCCAGGCATTCGGATCGTCCTTCTTCATTGCCACTCGCAAGATCTTCTGAACTCGCTCGTCGGCCATGACCATGTCGGCAAAGACATGCGGGTCCATCCAGGTCGGCGGGTGATCCTGCCACTCGTACCGCCCCCCGGTCTTATGCTTCGCGGTGTCCACGAACACGCCCAGCTCCTGCCCGTGATCGACGCTGTCGTGCAGAAGAGAGGCCAAGGGCCACTTCAAATGCAGTCCCAGCTCCTCGTCATCGTACTCATCCAGTGGCACGAGGTGATTAGGTGGCGGCATCCCGGAAGGGCTATCGCCGATCACGAGCTGGTCTTCTCTCTGTTTCCGAGTCATGTGTTTCTCCCAATAGCTAAAGCTAAGTTCCCCAGGGCCTAAACAAAAGGGAAGTAAGAACCCATTGGCAAGGACCAGCACGGTAGTTCTATGAACTACCGCGCTTTGGTCCTCGCCAATGGGCGAGTGTCCGGGGCGCAAACCCGATAGTAGTAATGTATGGGTTGACTGTCGTACTTCGTCGGTTACTCTCGAACGGTCTCGTATTCTCCCTGTAAACTTCCTCCCGTATGGGAGTTGTCCTCCTTTCCGGGAGAGAGACATTCGACTGGAGTTCGATGGTACAACGGGGGAGAGGCCCCCAGGCTATAAAAACCTTGAGAAAGCAGCGACCCGTCACATTCCGTTCGGACCGCCTTCGTGTCAGAAAAACCAAGAAAGCAGTACGGCGGGACCCTTCTCGCCCCGCATTCCATGCACTACCCGTACTCTTGGCCTCACCCTTGAAATCACTATCATCGGGATTGCGCCCTGGTGTGTGAGAGGTTGGCCCGGTTCCATGCCGTGAAGATGCCAAAGATCGGCACGGAACCGGGCACTTCCCCTCGTTCTGTTTCGAGCGCACTACCAGTAGCCCTCACCGTCGCTGTCTTCGGGCTCCTCGTAGCTGATGCCTTCGTCCCTGGCCTGCCGCGAGCGGCGAGACTGGGATGTGTGGCGAAGCAGCACGCTGGTGAGAGCCAGGATCATCAGGCCGCCCCCAATCCCCGACCAGCCAATCAAGCTAACCAAGAAACCGAGGAGCGCCATCAACTCCCAACCCTCGAACAAAAAGCCGCTGGCCGTCAGCACGGCGGCCATGGCGGCGCCAGGGACCCAGAGGGTGAGCCTCCGGGACCAGTTGCGGCCCCGAGCGAAATGCCTGCTCGCGACCTCCCGCTGCCGTCTCGCGACGGGGCTAACGCGGGATTTCCACTGCGAGTGGGCCCAGATTCTCGCGGAACTGACCAACGAACGCCTGTTTTCGACAGGCGCTTCTTGCTCGCTGGTAGACACTAACGGGGTCGAGGCCGCGGCCAAATCTCCGGCATCTACAGCACCTTCGGACATGACTTCTCCTTCATTTTTGAGGACGATGGGAACGAGAAAACGAGATACTGGATGATAGACTTGTCCAGCATCATATTGTGACGCAGAAATTGCCTCGATTTAGCTCAAATCAGGACCAAAGAAGGTCGCTTTTCAGGAAGAGCCGATACGGACTCTTCGGGTGGCGGTCCCCACTCTTTTTCCTTCCAACTGGCGATCAGCGACTCGGCCGAGGGGAGCGGCTGGTCGGGTTTGAGCAGATCAAAACCCTGGCCTCGAACAAAATCGAGGTCTTCGCCGGTCTGAATTGCAACTTGCTGCTGTAATTGTTGGGGGGTCATCGCGGGAGGGTCCTTCCGTGTTAGAACGAGGTTAAGTAGCCGATGTCTCCAACGCATCAGCCGTTTGTTGCCGGTACTGGGTCAAAAAGAGCCGAACTCTTTCGATTGGAAGCCTACCGGTAAGCACCTCCTCGACCTGCTGTCGATTGATCACACCGAACTCGAACGCTTCAAAGAGATCGAATACGGATTCCGCATGCTCTTCGCAAATTTTCCATAGCTGCGAGAGCCTATTCTCGTCGTCAAGCCCCAGCAGGCAGCCCTGCTCGACGAGGTAGTCACTATCCATGTTGTAGCCGGGGGCTTCCCGGAAAAGGGTCCCCCAGATTTGCGCCCCAGTCAACGGTCTCCTCCTTTCTATACGTGAAAGGCCAACGTGCCTTTCATCAAAAAACGAAAAAACCCCGACTGGGGGTTACCCAGCCGGGGCTCGTGTGAAAGAACATCGGAGAAAAGACTAGGGGAGCGGCGCCTCGGCGCGAGTCGCGGGTTCCCCTGCCGCCTTACTCTCGCCCTCCGCATCGGAGTCGTGTTCCAGCTCCTCTTCGTCCGTTTCCTCGTTGTGCGGCTCCGCGGCGGTTTCCGCCGAAGCGGCAGGGGGATCATCATCCACCTGCACTTGGATGTTGCGGTCGAGCTTCGTGCCGATTATCCGGAGTAGCTCCCGCCCCACATCCTTCGGGGCGCGGAAAGAGGCAACACACATCGACACGGTGTATCGCTCGAACACCGCCCGTTCCACCCCCGGGATTTCGAGCACGGTCAGCGCGAAATTCTTCATGCCTTCGGACAGCTTGTCGGCCGCCTTCGCGGTCTCCAGGTTCAGCATACCCACTGGCTGGAGTTCCAGATTGCTGGAAATCCGCACCCACTCGGCGCTGGGATAGCTCACCCGAACCGCAAGTGGCTTCCCGGACGGGGCGAGCAGAGCCGCCACAACCATCGCCACCTGCGCGAGCGGCACGGAGATCTCCTCGTTGTCTTCGCGACCTTGCCGGTCGTAACGAGAACGCGGTACCGCTCGCCTTCGTCGAGCGGCGAGACAAGGGAGAGCCCGGCCCACCTTCCATTGTACCTGAGCTTTTTGGCCAGTTCCGGGTAGCTGAGTTCCAGCGCTCGCCGAGCCATCTGACCTGTCCGGATGGCCGACTCGGCGCCACAAGCCGGACAATCCGAATCGCCGCACGGTATATCAGGCTCAGAACCCAGTAGTCGCCGAAGCACATCGCCCAGTGGCCCATCCAGTATACTCTGTTGATCGGGCATAGAAACACTCCTTTCGTAAGAACGAGGGAAACAAGGCGACACGGGTTCGTCCCGTACCTAATACCTTGCAAGTTTTTATGACACGAGAAGCCGCATCATTTAGAACCGTTTCACGATGGCTCCGCCCACAGGTTTCATGTATCTGATCTTAACCTGCTTGGCCCCGAGCAGCGCCTTCAGCTTCAACTTCTTGACCGCGGGCATGTTGGCCAAGTTGCGCCGAATTGTCGCGATGTTGGGCCCAGTCACCTTCATCCGGGCGCCGCCGCACCCGCCGCATTTTCTGCGAGTGGCGGCCTGTTGCTTGGCATGCCTCAAGAAAGGGAAGTTGTTGAGAAACCGCGAGTCGTGAAGCATCATGCGAATAGTATTGTCGTTGATCTCCACCTCGCCAACCGGTACTTTCTGTGCCGGGCGTCGAACAACTTTTCGTTTAGGCTGCGGCATTACGCTGACTCCGATTCACTTGCGGATTCTGACTCCTCCAGATCGCCCCCGCACCGAGTGGTCTCAATCTCGCTGAGTACGTCCAAAGCGTCTAGGGCGTCTACCAGTAAACACACTTGTTCTTGGATCGCTTCCCAGGAATACGCGGCGGCGGCTTGGCTCGGAACCAGAAAATCCACAACCGCTTTCCGGAAAAAGGCTGGGAACTGTGTAGCATCCGGCGCGCCAACCGGGTACAGCAGCAGATCAAGCGGTGACGCGATGTGCGTGAAATCGTCAACGGTGTCCCCCGTGTAGGGATTGATTAGCCGCTTTTCGTGGACGAAGATCTGGACCGGCATTGTTTCGGCGTCATGTGCCGTCACTCGAAGCCGGAACGCATCACCGCGGTTCTGCACGAAGGCTCGCAATTGCGAGTCTCGTGTTATTGAAATACCTCGGGCCATCGTGCGCCTCCTTGCTCGAATCGCAGATTCCTGCTCGCCTCACTTGCTCTATAATACCGCGCAAACCCGGCCAGAGCCTACCCCAGCTTTGCCTCTACTCCCAAGGGTACTTCTCGTGTAAGCCCCTCTTGACTTTGGTGTGCGTCACCTGGACATACTGATAGTCCGTGTTGAACTGCTTCGTGCGGAAGCCAAGCTGATGAGCCTGCTCCCCGATACAAATTGCGGTGCCACTCTGGCTGATCCGCTCGTCGGGAATTGTGGTTGCCTGAAGCAACCGACGACTGATCGCAAAGAAATTGCCGTGGACCAGGTGAATTTGATCGCCATTGGGCGCGTTCCGGCCGAGCTTGTTCCGGAAGTCCTTGCCTGCAAACCATGCGGCCCTTCCAAACCAGTCCCGAGGGTCCCGACCACGACGACCAGCCAGCTCGTACCGCACCTTCAATCCAACCAGCCCCACGTCGTCGCCGGGCTTCTGATTGGAGATGGCCTCCACCAAGCAGTTAAGCCAGGTAGGGTCTTTTGCAAACGCGATGTCGTCGAGCCACACCACCCACCGCGTGTCGATGGGATCATCCTGATCGTAGAAAATGTCCCGCATCGCCTGGGCCTTGCGCCGCTGACCGCTGTCCTTGTAGATCTTGCGAGTCGGGAACGTGTTAAGCATATTGGTCGTGTCGAGCGGCACCTGGTTGCACGCGATGCGCAACTCCACTCGGTCCGGAGAGACCGTCCGACAGACAGAATGGAACAACCTCCGATGGAGTTTGTGATCGTCACCGAACATCAAAAGACCAAGAGTGATCCTGCCGCCCACCGAGGGACTATCCCAGGCATCGGTCGGGATGACCGTGGGATTCTTTGCGGCCGGTGTCGGTCGGCGACCATTACCTCCTGGCGGATCAGCCTGCCCCGTCGAGATCCGCTCGGTAGGCCGAATAACCTCAGGCTCTGCAACGGGACGCTGTGCGGGCGGATTGTACAGAGCTTCTCGTTCAACCGGAGTAGCTACGGTCGGAACGATCTCCGTAACAGCGGTCGGCGGTGGCTGCCGGTACTTGCCAGTAGGAGTGCCAATGGGTTTCAATGTCCTGTCCTCGTAATAGCTCATCAGGGCTTCAGTTACGTGGTCCGTCGTGATCATGTCCAGGCACGTGGGTACGGCCGCTTGCCCTTCTTCTCCCTTGCAAGGCAGACTGCACAGGCTCTTGTCGTAATCGCCACGACCATCACCAATTCGCTGCACTCTTCTCTTCCAGCATCCTCGTTTCTTGCAGCAACCCAGCATTCCAAGTGTGTGCAGGAATCGGTGGGGCACGTTGACTGGAGAGGCCTTGTCGCCGAAGTTGTTGAAGGCGTTGGAATACTCCTCGTACCAGGGCTCTTCTCGGCCGCCTCCAATCACGACGCAGGGCTTTTCCAGGGCCCCGGCGATGTGCATCTGGAACGTCACTCCGCAGACCACGCCCTCCGCATGGTGGATATTAACGATCATATCACGGATGCTGGTCAAGCCCACCATGCTCAGAGAGTTGTCCAAGGCGGGATGGTGGCAAAGATTCTTGGTCGCCCCCTCCTGCACGAAGCGTACGCCCCAGAGTCGAAGCTGATCCACGACCTCCTGATACCGATGATGGTGCCACCACTTGTTGGAGATGTCGGTCTTGCCGCCGGGAACGATGACCCAGTATCGACCGGAAATACGCGGGTGAGCTTTCTCCTCCTCGCTCAAGTAGAGATCCGCTCGCGGATGCAGCACCGGTACGTGGATGCCGGTTCTCCGCTCGAACTCCTGGTGGAAGTAGGTCAGGTAGTGCCGCCGAACACCTTTCTGACTGCTTTCCAACCCGGTGATGTCCACCGCGTTTTTCCGATCACCAAAGTTCATCCACATGACCTCTGGATCATACTGATCTAATTTGGTAAGATGATCGTTGTGCCGCCAGATTGCGGGAAACTGTGTGCGAACGTCCACCTGATAGCGATTACCGTACGTCGTCTTGAGATCGCGGACGAGTGCTGTCAATAACAAACAGTCTCCGGGGGCTCGCTTGAATTCTATGACGAACTTGCTGGGTCGAGGCATTGTTTATCCCATAGTGCTCGATATTCGGGTCTTGTCTGACATAGCTTCCACAAGTGTGGAGTTTTTTGTCGTTTGTGCCTATCGCAATATCCGGGCTCGGAGCAGCTACATGGTTCGCACTTGCGAGCCTCCGCGCTGGACACCACCGGAGCTACCGCAACCCGCCTGGCAGCGCGCTCTGCCCGGTGATCGTCGAGAACAATCCCGGGATGAGCAACTGCCGCCTCGTATGACACCTCGAAAGGGTAACTCAGCAACGGTTCTTGCTCTTCCTCCCAGATCTGATAGATCATCTCGGCGTCCGAAGCATCCGCGGAGCAGTCGCAATGCGGAAATAGTTCGCGGTACTGCTTAGTGAGGTCCCCCGACCTGCTAGGCATATTCACGTCCTCGACAGAGCGAAGAATCGCCTCCAAAGGCCTTCGCACCATCACGATCAGCCAATTGTCCGGCAGCTCCAATATCCGCGGGGCCAAGGCCGGAGCTTGCACTACGCACGGAGCCTTTCGCCTCGCCCGCTGCTGCATCCGTTCGTAATCGGTCGCGCCGAATGTAGCTTCGCCCACGTACGCTCTTCCCGTCACCCTGGCCAGAAAACGACCGATGGCCGCCGTGCCACTGTGACGAGGCCCAGTAATGAAAACCACAGGTAATCGAACTGCCTCCGTGGGCAACTCTATAAGTCGGTTACTTCCCAATCGAATGACTTTCCTTGACAACCACAACAATCCGCTCCCGGCGGCCCCGGTGGCCATGACACACTACCTGACAAAGAAAACGGGTCACAACTCACAGAATCGGGCTCTTCCGAAAAACAACCATCCTCGTCATTCAATGTCCAAGTCCCCCCACCGCCACCGGTACAGCATAGGAAGGTCTCGTCCGCTTCTCCGCTACATATAGGACCACCATGCCAGCACTGCGTGCTGGCGTTCCAGAACATGGTGTAATCGCCGTTACCATAATTCGGGCAGTCGGAATTCGTGATCGAGAGCTTTAAGTCTTGACCCCTTTTCTCACAACATGGACCCTCATCGCAGCAGCAATCAGGGTCCATGGCGATCTGCCCATCCTCGAACAGAATCTTTCCGCTCCAAAACTGAATTCCCATGGCACCCCCTACGCCTGTGCTTGGCACTGAGTACCGGTGTGGATGGTGATCCAGTCGCTCTCATCCTCCTTGTCGAGAACCTTGATACTTCGATTCTTGATTTGGATGCTGTATCCGTCCACGCGAATGTCGGTCACTACTGTAACCCAATGCCCTTGCGGACATTGACAAGCTCCGGGCGGGCCTGGCGGACCTTGCGAGCCCGGCGGACCCTGACAGGCCTGTATGGCGAAATTGAACTGGTAAACGCAGGGAGCGAGGGTATCCACATCCACGCTCACCTCGCCGCAGTCTATTGTAGCCGTCGCGGAGATCTCCGGACACTGCCCGCCAGCCAAGCCCTCCCCTGGCGGTCCCGCGGGCCCCACGGGTCCAATAGGTCCTTGAATTCCAGGTGGCCCGGGCGGACCTGGAATCGGAGATGGCAGTCGCGGCCCTTCGATAATCGGAACCGGAACATCCGGAAGGCTACAGTCCTCAATATCCGGAATCGCGGGGATTGGCTCTACGAACGGCAGCGTACACCGTTCGGGGTCGAATACTCGTCCATCGTTTTTCTTAGCCATCCCTGGTTATACCTCGCCGCAAGCGCATGCGGTGCTCAGAGACATCGACGGGTAGTCGAAGTCATCGTCCGAACCCGAGCACACCGCGAGCGTATTCATGTCTACGTTCACGACCAGCTTGTGACTGGCCGGGTCTGCCGTCACTCGCACCCCGTCGCCGCCAATAACGTTGATATTCGGCCCCGCCTTGCCATTAACGGATCGAAACACTTCGTCGCATCCCGGGGCTCCATCCAGTGTCACCGCGCCCTCGGGTGGCACCTCCCCCGCGTAAGCCACGATCTGCTCGCACGGTTCTCCCGAACCGCCACCCACGACGGCGTCGAAAATCAAGGCGTTGCGAGCCCCGTCGTGGCGAATCGCCAGGTTACTGCCCTCCTGGAATCGAAACGGGCCTTGTAGACACGCTTGCCGAACCCAAACATCCTGAGGCGGGACAGTGTGACACTGAGGATTGCAACCATCAGGCACGCTGAAGCGAGTTCGATCCCCATTGGCCAGATTGATGGAGTGAGCGTAATGATTCACCAGGCTACGAACATTGGCAGGTTCGACGATTGCCCGCGCGCTGCCAACGGAGAGCCCCAACAAGTCGCCAGTCACCAGGTAACCGGACCACAGTATTGCTTCGCAAGAAGCACTTGAACTCTCACTGATACTGCCTCCTCCGGCCTCGTTGTCGGCGTGCTCGTGCGTATAAGCGCCGTCGGATGGACTCCGAGTAAACACCAATGGGTGACCCACCAGCCCCGGAGCGTCCGAGTGGAAGTAGAACAAGAAATCGCCGCCATCAAGAGCGATCTCCCCCAACCACACGCTATGCGTACCCGCGACGTAGCCTGAGCCGGGCCCCATAATGAAGCCGCAGTCTACAATAACGTTTTTGGCAACGAAGCCGTCGCCTTGCCCGACAAGAAACGGGTAGTAACGGTTGGCGTTGTCGTTGTACCATCCTGGTCTCGCCATCGTTGATCGCTCCTATTGCGCATCTTCCAACTTCTTGCCCGCTGCTTCGATAAGCAGGCCCTCTGGGGTAGTGCGAATCCTTAGTACCGGTGAAGTCGCATCCTGGTGTCCAGTGGTGATCTTAAAATCCCCCTGCGCGTTCGGAGTACAAACGAAACTATTCCCGCGATTTCGCACAGTGATCGTCTGCAAGAACCTGGGGGCCTCGAAGAGTCCGGCACAAAGTCTGCGACGAAACAGTGGGTCGCCTACCACGTGGAGCTGCGGCGTCTGCTCCACCGCGGGACTTGTGACACAGCCAGGACCCGTGGTTGGATTGAACTCCGGCGTGAGCACCAGTCCATCCTCGGCCACAATCCAGATGTCTTCCGAGAACACACTGCCATCCTCCAGTACGAAGCCCCGAAAGCCCACCTCGGGAGTCGGTACGCACACGGTTGCCACGAACTCGGTCTGCGTTACCGCGAACTCATGCGAGCCTACAGGCCACGACTGGAAAACAGCCAACCGCGCGGCCTCCGACACCAGCAACCCCGCCGGGCGGCCGTACGCATCCGCCACCAACAACTCGTCTGGCGGGTCGAGCAACTCAAACGAAGCGGATGCCCGTTCCTTGTCCCCGGCATCCCCAATGTAGATCGTGCAGCTCTCATGCGTGAGCGTCAGCTTGGTTAGATACAATCGCTCGCGCCCACCAATCGGATGTAGAACCGCGTCGAGGAACGTGTTCTCCGGGATGAACTGGGAGCCGTTAGTCAGCGTTGCCGTATCGGCGAAGGGGTACCTCGTCGGCTCGTGCGACTCCTGCCATTCGGGATGTAAAACACGTCGATTCATTGGAGTATATATACTCTGCGGTTCGCTTTGATACTGGGAGTCGTTTCATGCAGTATATGCGTCACATCGTGAAGCGACGGCGAGCACTCCTCGCATTGCGTTTCTGTCCCGCGGTTTGCGGCCCGGACTGCTGCACCACGCGGGGCGGTTGTCTGCACACGCGAACACCTCCACGTCGAATTGTACCTTCTCGGCTGCCTCGCCCTCCTAGCACAGAACTGACCGCGGACTTCTCGGCCAGGAAAATGCCATGCTTATTGAGCCAGCCCTCGATCTCCAAGAGCTGCCCGCTGGTTAGCTTGCCCTTGGGGGGTGTCAGGTCTCCTCGCGACTTGGTGGAGAACCAGGTAACGGAGGTTGCCCCAAGCTCCCAAACTGCCACCCTTGTCTGATCAGACAGACTCATAAGGAACTCATCCCACTTCAGATCCACGCCTTTCTCGGGTTCCGTGGGCGTAGCAACCGCCATGGCGGCGACTGGCTCCGTCTGAGTGCCAGGAATCGTCTCCAAGGCGTTGGGCAGCGTCTGACCCTCCCGGGGCTGCGAGGCCTCCACGGACGATTCTGGGGCCTCTAGCGACTCCCCACCTGTCGGGGTGGGTAAGATGGCTGGCGACTGATCCGCGTCCGAATCCGGGCCCTGCCGGAGGAGATGCAGTTGATCCTCCTCGTCCGGCTTTCCCGCCAAGGCCGCAAGTTCCGCCTTCGTGTCCTCGTTGATCAGGCCCGACTCGGCCTGCTCCTCGTGTTCCTGGAAAGCGGGCACCTCCGGCAAGTAATCGCTCTCGTCGGCATCGGTCTCGTCACTGGCGAGATCGTCCCAGTCCGAGGGCTCGGCAGGTTCGTCCGAAGTGCCAGGCATGGCCAGGACATCGGGAACGGTCGGCAGCTCTGCCGCGGGTTCCGGCGCTGGCCGCTTCTTGACCTTCTTCTTGACCTTCTTCTTGACCTTCTTTTTCACGATCTTCGTTTTGCGGCGAGGCTCCGTGGTGCCCCCGATGGGAAGCGTGTCAAGCATGTCGGCGGGTTGTTGTTGATCGGCCATGGTCTGTCCTTCGGTTAGAGGTTGTCCACTACAAAGGTTTGAAATTCCGTCGCGGATTGCTGGGCAATGATCCCAAAAAGCTCGTCGTCGGGTAAGTAGTCAGTGAGCCGCACGGGGCCAATGGAAATGTCGAGCGCCGGGCCGTCGATACCTTCGAGCTGCCCGGTAAGCCAGACAGCACCGTCGTCGCTCTGTTCCACCGAGGCCGTGATGCGGTACCTATTGTCCAGCGCCAGGCCCGGGACGGCAACAGCTTGTTCGGTAACCCATTGATACCCACTGAAGCGAGCCACGCGAAACGACTTGAATCCTGTGAAGATTCCATCCCAGTCAATATCCACCAACCAGAACTGGTAAACGCCGGAACCCACGAAAGTCTCACGATAGTTTATCACCACGCCCCCATGGTGTTGATCACCGGCATCACCCTCCAGGATCTGGAACTCGGTTTCGGCAAAGCGCCCAATCGTGCCAACCGGAGGTACAGCGGGCTCGAAGGTGGCCAGGTTGGTCATCGCCAAGGACTCAGAAGTGAAGACTCCTGCGAGCCAGGTGAACTGTCCTTGCTGGATAGCCCAGTCGCCAACTACCACCGGTGATTTGGGAAGAGTAGGATCGGCGGCAATGGGCTGAGCGTCGAGCGCCGCTTCGTGCTCCCCGGCGTAGAAACTGTGTACCCGCAGGATAAGCAGGGCCCCGGCAGTCCAGCCGTAGATGCCCACCTTGTTATAGGTGGTGAGATCTACACCGTGAACGGAGTCCTTGGTCTCGATAAGCCGGTCAGCCTGCCCCGCCACCACCTCGTAGAAACGAATCCTCGCGTTGGTCGCGTCGTAGAACGTGGTGATCCTGTAGGTCTTGCTGTTGGTGACATCCAATTCTTCGGGCAGTGGCGTATCGCCGCCCACTTGCGCCCAGACCCCCGCGGTCATTTTCCAGAGTTGCAGCACGTCTACGCCAGCCGTCAGCCGTGTGACCGTGCCTTTCAAGAAGTTGCTGTTATCCAGCGCAATAGGGGTACCGATGTACGTATTCTGGAAGAGTTGCGTCTGGAACACCATCGAAACGACCACCGAGGCGCTGGGGATGTCGAAGTCCACCAGGGCCGGAACGCCCGCACCGCCGCCTGTGACCTCCACATAGTCATTCGCGTGTTGCTGATAGTTCGCAGGGACGCTGCTGTCCCATAGGTCCCCGCCACCCGCCTCACCAAACGGGTAGCCGTAGCCATCAAGAACCCGTCCGGCGAGATTGGAAGTTGCACCTGTGTATCGAAACGAATCAGACAACCAGACGGAGTCACTCTCAGGTGACTCCGAGACCTCCGAGACGCTTGCGCATAGATCGTCGTACTCGGTAGGCAGCCTACCGTCGTCCCCGGGAAGATACTTGGCATCGACACAAGCCTCGTCCATTTCGAGATCGCAGTCCACGACCACGCCGCAGGCCACGTCCGCGTCCTCTCGCGTGACCCGCGAGACAAGCATGCAGCCCTGCAACTCCAAGATGATATTGCCACAGCAATCCGGGGCGACCGGCCCCAAGAACTGAACGGGCTGCGGATCGCCGCACGACAGTGATTCCGGGCGGCCCCCGCATAGGCCCTTGTACTTGTCGAAGACGTTCTCTTCCTCCGTGGCGTTGGACTTCAGTCGGAACACGATCACATCCCGCACCTGCGTGCCCAGCTCGTCGTTACCGCAGTAGTACGGGCTGTGCGACGGCACGGGGTACGCCGGGACCTCGCGGCACTCGCTGACAATCTCCATGTCGCTCCCGGCCTCCAGTAACACCAAGCCGGTGAGCGGCGAGTTGTTGCCTGCCTTACCGACATTCGGGATCGGAAACTCGGGGTACTTGCGGGCGACCTTCTCCACCAGGCGGCTTTGCGAGGCCCGGCTAAAACGGCCCTGATAATCCTCGTCGATGCCCTCGCCAAACACGATCCAGCCACCAGCGCCAGGATAGAGGGCTTCGAGGGGGTAGTGTCGATACTTCGTGACAGGCTTGACGAGATTCACGGAGGCCAGGGCCACGGTAGACCCGCCCGCGACTCCCGGGGAAGCCATGACGATCACGGACACCAGGTTGTCGCTCACGGTGACGGCGCCCAGGTACGCATACTCCCCGGCTAACTCCGGGAAGAGTATGTGCAGATCGCAAATGATGTGACTGGGCAGTCGCTCCCCGGCACTGTCGATGAGCGTAGCGTCGTCCGCGACCGGGTAGGATCTCCCGGTGTTCAAGTCGTACCAGTCTTGATTGCGAGTTGCCATTATCGTTATTGCTAAGGAGCACCAAGGATCGCCGTAACGGTCTTTTGCGGCCCGGCCGGTGCGACTTGTGTCAACTGGGCCGCGGCCCCAGTCGGGCCGCTGCCGGGAGTGTAACCATCTATGGGAATGCCGCCTCCATCGTCTTCCGCATTGCCGTCCCGGTAGGCGTCAACGATAAGCTCCACAACATCGGTGGCCGTGGCCCCGGGGAAGTCCAGGCGGAAAAACACGCTCGCGGTGTGGCCGACGCTCACCGCTCCAAACACGACGTAGTAATGCGGCCACGCACCTCCAAGCTGATACGTGTGCCTCGCGGCTGGCTGCCCCGTGCGACCGTCGTGACTGACCACGAAGTTGCCCTCACGGACAACGGTAACCGTGTCGAGAACCGGAGCGCCGCCATACGTCGTGACCGCGGACAGCGGCACGGGCGGGTTACTGCCCGGTTCCATGTTTCCGGTCGTGTCCAGGTACTGGAAGCTGATCGGGACCACAACATTTTGCAGACAGCCATTGTACTGCCCGTTGTTCGTGTAGCCAACGGAGAACGACAGCCTGCCGCTGCCGATCTTGGCGACGGAGGCCCGGACAATGGCCCCCTGAGTGCAAGCGGCGCGAGCCGCGAAGCGCTCCACCATGGACTGGAACAGGTCCCGAGCCACTTGCGTCCGCTCGATCATGTCAGCGTATCTGTTCCGCATGCGGCGAATGCCCTCGTACACGGCCATGAAATCCTCGCACTCGCAGCGAATTCCGCAATCGCCAAAGAGTTGAAGCGTGTGGTCGGTGAGTCGTAACTCACGAGGAGGTCCGGAGTTCAGCACCGCGGAAACCGGTCGTTCGAGTCGAAAGCAGCCATCCGCGTCGAGGTTCCAGTTGCCGTGACTATCCGGTGGCACTGCGGAAATCGAGCGAATGCTCCGCAAAGTCTCGTCCCCACAAGCGGGGCCAAAACGACCATCACCCCCGCCAGGCGAAGCGGATAGCCGTATCTCCGTCTCGAAACGAGTACCATCGACCCGAGTCGCGTCGAGGATCTCCAAATCCGTGTTGAAGCCGCCGGAAAGTGTAATGTCCTCCTGGTGCGCGCCCCCAACATCCAGACGCAGTGAGCGAACGCGCAACGGCACCTGCTGCACCACCCGGTTGTCAAGCACGGCGTCGATTGGCTCAAAGTAAGTGTCGAAGTCGGCAATCTGTAGCTGATACCGTACCGCGCGTAAGGTGTTGTCCCCATGCTGCCACTGGATAATGAGCCGATCCGCACTCCAGAACTCATGCGTAGGAGCGTCACCGAGGCGGGAATCGAAAACAACTCGCCCGCTGGCATCCTCAATGAGCATGTCGAACAGGTGAACCGGCGCAAACGGGGGAGCAACAGGGTTTGATCCGAAACCACACATCCAGCGAATCTGGAAGGGTAGTTCGTAGTCATAGTCATCGTCCACATACGCTAAGTAAATATCAGCAAGCAGCGCATTGATAGCGTTGGTGCGAACCAGTGGGTAATCACTACCACCACCCGTAGGCTGATTGACCGCGATTGCTGCAAGACTTTCTGGCAGCACGACGGGGTGCTCCACCGTGGCTGCCAGCCCCGCGATCACGACTGTGCCAAGCGCGGCCGAAACCTCGGTGTTTGCCAAAACTTCGGAACTGAACCCGGCAATCGTGACTGTGCCAAGTGTAGCCGAAACTGTTGTACCGACTTCAACTTCGGGGTCCGATCCGGCAATTGTGACCGTGCCGAGTGTGGCCGAGATGTCCGTATCAATCGCAATTGACACGTCGAACCCGGCGATCACCAGAGTGCCCGTCGTGGCGCCAATCGTAGACTCGACTACAACCGCGAGTCCGGCAATTGTGACCGTGCCAAGGGTGGCGTCAACTGTCGTGCCGACTTCGACTTCGGGGTCCGACCCGGCAATCGTGAC